TTTGATTCTGTAGTTGGTCAAATAAAGACCCAAGAGAAACGTTGGATTGTTGATGTTGATACTAAAGACCCATATTTCTTAAGTGAAATTGAATTCTTTATACAGTATGAATGTCGACCTAATGGTCCTAAAATTGAAGCAAGGATCCCAACTAAGAATGGTTATCACCTAATTACTGGAAGATTTGATGTTATGCAATTCTCTGCAAAATATCCAGACATTGATATTCAGAAAAAGAATCCAACCCTTCTCTACTTACCATCAAGCTTAGATTAAGATAAATAGATTATTATGAAAAAGATAAAACAATTCTTCAAAGACATTCTGCTAGGTTTTAAAATAGCTGAAGAGAATCGACATAAATCACAATGGGGTAAATTTTAATTATGAAACCAATTAAACTATTTGAACAATTTGTAAATGAATCAGTAGAATCTCAATTCTCTCATGCTGTTTTATCTGCCCTTGAGCCAACTATTTTAGAAATGGTTGATCGTATTAAAGCTCAAATTATTGAGATGTACGCAAAGAAAGATATTAAGTATGAAATCAATGAATGGGAGGCTGAATCTATCAGAATTAGCCTAATCGTAGATATGCTAAAATCTTTTGAAAAGTATACAGAACCTTCTGATAAGTTAATTAGTATTCAACCTAGAAGTGGTTCAAAGGGTATTGAGATTTATGCAAAGATTGAGAGAGAAGGTCAGGAATATGATTATTTTACTGAGGCAATTGGAGCAGGCGGTTATAATATCCAATCATTTCATTTCCGTTATTTGACTAAAACTAAGTTACCAAATGCAAAAATTAAGGGTACTTTAGCTAATGAATATGCTGAGAAGTTAAAGAAAATGACTAAGGCCGAAAAGTTAAATAATGAGATTAAGTATCTTGAACGTGATATTGAGAAAATTGATGCTAAATTTGCTGAAATGGGAACTATCACTGATGAAAAGATTGCAAAAATCTTAAAAGATGAAGGTCACTATTCATATAACCAACCAGATTGGGCTCAAATTATTAAAAATGGAGCTGCTAAAAACTTTAATAATAGCGAAGCAGAATATTTGGCATCTGTTGAAAAAACTATGAGAAATGGAATTGAATTTTGGAGAACCCAAAATATTGAGTGGCCTACTAAACGTCGAGCGTCATTAGAAAAAGAAATAACAAAGTTAAGAGCCAAACTCCAGGCATTTATCTAAAAAATGTTAATAACTTTTTTGAAAATATTTCACCCGACATTTTACCATGTCGGGTTTTTTGTTTATATTTACATATAACATTAAAATAAAACAATATGGAAAATCAAGTTATAAATCCAGTAGTAGAAACTAAAAAGTATTATTTTCAAGGAATTAGATGGGTACCAGGTTACGATGATTTTGATTGGGATGATTGCGAAATCGAAGCAATTGATGAAAAATCAGCCTGGGATAAGTTATTTCAACTTACAAAAAAATGGACTTGGAAAGGAGTAAGTTTAACACACGTAGATGGCGTAAAAATAGTTTAAAATGAAAATTGTAGTACAAAAAGGACAGAGAGTATTTTTTACCAGCGATACTCATTACAACCACACTAATATTTGTCGTGGTGTTTCTCAATGGGATGGATCTCGTGGAACTCGAGATTTTAAAACATTGAGTCACATGAATGCAGTTTTGGTAGACAGCATTAACGAGGTTGTTGGTGAAAACGATATATTGATTCACTTAGGAGACTGGAGTTTTGGTGGATTTGAATCAATTGCAGCTTTTCGAAACCAAATTGTTTGTAAAAATGTACATTTGGTTCTAGGAAACCATGACCACCATATTGCAAATAACAAGGAGGACATTCAAGATATTTTCTCAAGTGTTCATCAATACTGTTATTTGACAATTGTAGAGCAGGCTAAATCTAAAGGCGAACCAGCAATGAAGCATCGTTTTATTTTAAGTCACTTTCCAATTGCAAGTTGGCAAGATATGGGTCAAGGCGTAATGCACTTACATGGACATGTTCACTTACCAAAAGGACGTCGAGTTGGACCTGGCAAAATGATGGATGTTGGAGTTGATGGTAATGATTTGTTTCCAATTGATTTAAGCGAAGTTCTTGCCATCATGAAGAAACAACCGATAAAATCAATGTATAATTTAGACCACCACGAAATTTAATCAATTATGAAAAATTTAATATTATTAAGAGGATTGCCAGGAAGCGGTAAAAGTACTACAGCAACGCTTTTAGGAGCAGGAGGTGCAGGTGTTGCACACTTTGAGGCGGATATGTATTTTATGGTTGATGGTGAATATAAGTTTGATGCTACTAAATTAAAAGATGCGCATCAATGGTGTCAAAATTCGGTAGAACATGCAATGTTGTTAAATCATACAACTGGGCACAATAGCAAAATTATTGTATCTAATACATTTACACAAGAATGGGAAATGGATGCTTATTATAAACTTGCAAAGGAATGGGGTTATCAAGTTACTTCGTTAATTGTTGAAAATCGACATGGTGGCAAAAATATACATGGTGTTCCTGAAGAGGCATTAGATCGTATGAAAAATCGTTTTGAAGTTAAACTATAATACCATGGCCCTGAAGAAGGAATTAAAGTTAATTAATGTAGAAATAGAATACTTTGAAAACCATGTTCCTTGTTCATGGCTTGGTAAATGGTTTAAACAGGTTAAATTAGAAAAGTTAAAAACTCGGCGCAATGAAATTATCACCGAATTAGAGCAAAGAAAAAAGTTGAAAGAAATTCAAAAATAATTTTACCGCGTCAAGTTTTTTGTTTATATTTACATATGAAATTAGACAAAAAGATATTAGACAAATATGTTGAAGATGGATGGTTAATTAAACAGACCCATCCGTCTTTGCCATTGTCTATATACAACTATTCACAATCAACTCAATATGAATCTCATTGGGACGAGGTTACTCTGTCGTGTCGAGGCGTGATTACTGATGATGTGACCGGTAAGGTGATAGTTAAACCATTTTCAAAGTTTTTTAACTACGAAGAGATACCGAATGATGTACCGTGGTTGAGTTCAGAATATGTATATGTCCAAGATAAAATGGACGGTTCATTAGGTATCTTATTTAATTATAATGGCGAATGGATTATGGCAACTCGAGGTTCTTTTACTTCGGATCAAGCCATTCGTGGCATGGAAATCTTAAAGTCAAAATATATCTTAGATGTATTTGAACCTTCAGTGGCCTATATTTGTGAAATTATCTACCCAGAGAATCGAATTGTAGTTAATTATAAACAAGAAAATCTTGTCTTCCTGGGTGCTGTAATTAACTGGACTTTTAACGGTTGGAAAGAGTCAGACCAAGATGAGTTACATTGGACTACTGCAAAAGCCTACTTTAAAATGTCTGGTATTAAAGCCAAAGATATTGTAAAAACTGAACAAATCTTTAAAGAGCATTTAGGCCATGATTTGTATAAAAAGTTAAAGGCTTTAAATAAACAGAACGAAGAAGGTTATGTTTTGCGTTTCTTTCCATCAAATACTCGAGTTAAAATTAAATTTGAAGATTATGTTGCTTTGCACCGTATCTTGACAAATGTATCTTCTTATGATATTTGGGAAAACTTAATGAAGTTTGGTAAATTACCAGAAGAAATGTTAAAAGATGTACCTGATGAGTTTTATAACTGGGTTAAAAGAACTGAAAAAAATATTCGATTAGAATACTCTAAATTAGAAAATGAATATTTAGATCATTTTGATTCAATTAAAAGATTAGGAACTAGAAAGTTATTTGCTCAATTTTCTAAAAACTTTATGCATCCTGGAATCTTGTTTAAAATGTTAGATGAAAAAGATTACTCAGAAATAATTTGGAAATTGGTTAAACCTAAGTATGAAAAACCTTTTAATGAATAATATGAAAGTAGAAGTATTTGGCGTTGCATATCAAATCTATTTGATTCCAACCCTAAAAATCACACACAGTAAAATGCTAAATGGTTGTTATGAGATCCAACTAATTTGGTTAAAACATGGTATCTCATTTAATTTTGGAGAACAATAATTTTTTAATAAAATGGAAAGAAAATTAGCAAGTATTCAACTAGTAGCTGAAATCAGACCGATTGAAGGTGCTGATGCTATTGAAGTTGCAAGAATCAATAACTGGGATGTTGTTGTTAAAAAAGGAGAATACAAAGTTGGAGACTTTTGTATTTATTGCGAGATTGACTCATTCTTGCCTATTAAAGAAGAGTTTGAATTTTTACGTAAGAGTTCATATAAGAAAATGGCTGGGCAGGAAGGTTTCCGTCTTAAAACAATTAGACTAAGAGGTCAATTAAGCCAAGGCTTATTATTACCAATTCATGTACTTCCATTAGGCGAAGTTGTAAGTGAAGGTATGGACGTTACTGAAATGCTGGGCATTGTTAAATATGAACCACCAATTCCAGCAGAATTGGCAGGAAAAGTTCGTGGTAACTTTCCATCTTTCTTACATAAAACTGATGAGGAGAGAGTACAAAACTTGACTAAATTCTATGATAATTGGATTGAACAAGAACTAGATTTTTATGTAACTGAAAAGCTAGATGGTAGTTCTGCAACATTCTATATTAATAATGGAGAATTTGGTGTTTGTTCTAGAAATTTAGATTTAGCCGAAACTGAAGAGAATACTTTTTGGAAAGTTGCTAGAGAATTGAAGATTGAAGAGAAATTACGAGCTTCTGCTAGGAATTTGGCAATTCAAGGAGAATTAATTGGAGAAGGCATACAGGGAAATCCATACGGAATCAAAGGACAAACTGTGAAATTCTTTAATGTATTTGATATTGATTCTCAAACTTACTATGGTTTACCAATGTTTTTATCGATTATGAAACATGAGTTTAAATTAGACACTGTTCCAGTTTTAACTAATTTGACCATGAAGTTGCCAAAAACAATTGATGAGGCTCTAGCTTTTGCCGATGGAAAATCAGTCTTAAATGATAAATTTGATAGAGAGGGAGTAGTATTTAGAACAATGGATCGAACTATTAGTTTTAAGGCAATCTCTAATACCTTCTTACTAAATGAAAAATAATGAAAGTTATCTTTTTAGATATTGATGGAGTTTTAAACTCACAAGATTGGTATATTTATAGAAGGGATAATGTCGCAATGGACAGTGTCAACGCACAATATCCTTTCTATGAATTTGACCCAAGAGCTGTAGAAAGATTAAATAGAATCATTGAGAAAACTGAAGCTAAAATTGTAGTTAGTTCAAGTTGGAGATCTGGTGAAACTGTTGAGTCTTTACAAAAACTTTTAGATTCAGTTGGAGTTAAAGGTGAAGTTATTGGCTTAACTCCACATCTTTGGTGTCAAAAACCATACCCAGATATGGATGGTTACAGAGTTCCAAGAGGTTGTGAAATTGATTGGTGGTTAGATAATTATGGTGATTTTCAAAGAATCAACTGGAGTGAAGAGAAACAATTAGAATATATTAATAAGGCTAAGGTTAAGAATTATATCATTTTAGATGATGATTCTGATATGTTATATGGTCAAAGAGAACATTTTATTCGAACATCACATAACCATGGCCTAACCGATGAACTTGCTAATTTGGCTATTTCAATCCTAAATAAAAATTTGGTCGATCTGTATTATTAGGAAACAATTTTAAGATTCTCTCTATAATAATAGAGTTAAAATTAAATTAGATATGGGATTAGATGTTTTTGCAATTAGCCGAATTAAAAAAGTAAATGAAGAAGAATCAGAGCTTAGTGTTTGGGTCGACAGCTTTAACCGAATTGGTGGTCTCGAGCCAGGTAATTATGATCGAACAAATGAATCTGTTGAACATCATTTTAGGGCCGGAAGCTATGGCACTTATAATGGTTTTCGCAATATTCTAGCACGAGCTATTTATGGAGTTCCAGCTGCAACAATTTGGGCACATAATGATTCTTATGAAGGTCGACCTTTCTTCGAAATTATTGAATTTTCAGACTGTGATGGTTGTTTTGGTCCTGAAGTTAGCGAAAAACTTTACAATGATTTTATAACTCATCGTAAAACATTAATTAAGTATTGTCTTGATAACTTTATTTCGGATGATGAAAGCTATGATTGGGTTATGGGAACATATGATAATTTTGCAAAAGCATTTGAAGTTTCTCGAGATAGCGGTTTAGTACAATTTTGTTAATATAAAATATAAAAAAATGGATCAAAGTAAAGTATTTGCAACAATCGGAATGGCATTAGTAACAGTGGTTATTGCAGCTGTAGTAATGGCTTGGCCAACTCAACTTCTATGGAATGGATGTTTAGTTCCTGCAGTAGATGGAGTTCATGAAATTGGGTTTTGGCAAGCTCTAGGAATTAATATTCTATTTCACTTGTTATTTAAATCAACAAGTAGCACATCTAAAAAAGATTAACAATGCAAGGATTTTTCGATATAATGGATCAGGTGATTGCTGACACATTAGAAGTAGATGTTGACAAGTATATTGAAATTATCGAAACAAAATGTAGTGAAGAAGAGGCTACAACTATTATTATGACTCTTTTGGAGAGTGAAGATAAACCAGAAGAAATTGCAAAAGCAAAAGAAATATTTAACAAATATGTCTAAAAAGACTAAATATCATAAAATTGTTAAAGAGTGGAATGAAGCCACGACTAAAGAGATTTGGGAAGGAGTCCGTGATAATTTTATTTTTGGATTTTTAGGTGCAATTCTAGTAGTTTTTATTTCAACAAGAACAGATATAGCAGTTTTACTTGGATATTTAGTTTATTATTCATATATGGGAAGGATTGTTAACCGACCTAAATATGTAACGGACTTGGGAAAACTTATTGTTTTCCCACTTCCATCTGCAATTGGAGCCTTTACTGGTTATAAATTGTCACTAACATTAATTACATATATTCAATCGATATGAGGCGAGCATTAACCGGAATTACCGCATTTTTATTTGGAGTTATTATGACTCCATTTATTACTATTTTTATTTTATTAGAAACATTGAACATATATGAATAATATTGATAAACAATACCAAGATTTATTAAAAGATATTCTTGAAAATGGCATAGTTAAAAAAGATCGTACTGGAACTGGTACGATTTCTGTTTTTGGTCGCCAGATCCGCCATAAAATGTCTGAAGGTTATCCTCTTTTGACAACTAAGAAAATGGCATTTAAGTCAATGGTAACTGAACTGCTCTGGTTTTTACAGGGCGACACTAATATCAAATATCTTGTTGATAATGGTTGTAATATTTGGAATGGAGATGCCTACAAGAAATATAAACAGTATGCCTCTAACTTAGAAGAGCCAGATATGAGTGTTCATGTTGAGGATCTTGAAGAGTCTAAGATTCGTATTATGACCGAAGCTGAATTTGTTGATGCAATTAAGAATTGGCCAGAATTCTCAAAAGTTTGGGGAGAACTTGGCCCAGTTTATGGTAAACAATGGAGACAATGGCAAGGTTGGATGCAATATAAAAATAATGATGGTTCAACTGGACATGGTTCTCTTTGGTATGACCAAATACTTCGACTTATTGCAGATCTTGAAAGGAATCCAGATTCTAGACGCCTGATGGTTAACGCTTGGAATGTTGCAGATCTTGATAAAATGACACTTCCACCCTGTCATTATGGATTTCAAGTTTATACAAGAGAGCTAAATGTATCAGAAAGATTAGATTTAGCAGCAAAAACATATAGCGTATTTGACCCATTTGATTTTGGTCATCCTGCTAAAATTGACCATGATGAAATTGATAAACTATACCCTGTTCCAAAACGAGCAATCTCTTTAATGTGGAATCAACGATCAGTCGATACATTCTTAGGTTTACCATTTAATATTGCTTCTTATGGTCTATTATTGGAAATGTTGGCTAAGCGAGTTAACATGGTTCCTGATGAATTGATTGGAAATCTTGGAGATACTCATTTGTATTTAAATCATCTTGAGCAGGCAAAAGAACAAATCAGTCGCGAACCTTTAGAACTACCAACTATTAATTTGGATTTTGAATACGAAAAAACTCAAGGGTACATAACTGCTTTTGAAAAAATTGATAGAAACTCAATTAAATTAGTAAACTATAAATCACAGCCTGAAATTAAGGCACCTTTAAGTAATTAAAATAAATACTATATGAAAAATGGATTTCTTGCGGTTCTTGTCGTCTTTATCATTGGAATACTATCATATCAAAGTATTTCACTATCTGAATTAAAAGAACAATCAATTGCAGATAAGAAAAAGATCGATTCTCTACAGTATCAATTAGATTCATTAAATTACGAAATATTTCCACTTGAAGTGGAGTTAGGAAGATATGAAGTTGCATATCAAATTTTTCTAGAGCGAAATCCAAAGGCAGCTGAACAATATGGTAATATAATTTCTGACGAGACTGAATAATGCAATTAATATCAACACACCCAATTAAAAAAGCCGATCTTGGTTTTCATGCTAATCTTTTTGGCGGAAAATTAATGGCATGGATTGATGCGGCTGGAGCTGCTCTTGCAATGGAAGTATGCGATACTCCTAGAATGGTTACAATCAAAATCGATGAATGTGTTTTTACCAAACCAGCAAGAGAAGGTCAACTACTTAAAATTTATGGGGAAGTATTTGAAATTGGTAACACTTCAATAACTCTCTATCTTGAGGCAAGAGCACATAATGTCTATTCTGGAGAACAAACTGTAATTTTATCAACTAAGATTAAATTTGTTAGAATCGATGACCACGGAGCTGCAATTCCAATTTCCCAAAGAGTCAAGGAAAAATATCAAAAGTAAATGATTATTCATATAACACCCGACGAATTAAAGGAAGAATATAGAGAAAGTTGGAAATTGGGTTTAATGAAACATCCATCAATAGATTATGCAACAAATGCGATACATGTCTGGTTTGAGGATAAAGATACTATCATATTTGAGTTTAAAAAATATGGCTGGTTAAATGATAATAGATACAATAAATATATGATATCGGCTGGAGCAGCTGGTATTACTATATTGATTGAAGCTAATAAATAAAACCAGACTAATGAAAAAATTATTATTATTTCTATTAATCACCTTGACAGCTGTCACAGGGTGGTCACAAACTCTTCGAGACAGTGTTGTAGTTCAAAACGAGTATTTTAAGATTCTCTATTCAGAAGTATTAGAACAGCCTAGAGCAGTTGAATATAAAGTTTTATGTCCAACTGGAACTGCATCAAGATCGGGTATGGATTTCTATACGGTGCCAGGTCTTAAAACTTCTGATAATGCTGATTATGTTGCAAATGAATGGGATAAAGGTCACATGGCCCCAGCCGCATCTTTTAACTGCAACACAACAATGCTGCGTACAACTTTCTCATACGCTAATTCAGCACTTCAACAACAAAGCCTAAATCGTGGACCATGGAAAATGCTAGAAATTTCTGAACGAGAGCTTGCAAAAAGATACGATGTCTATGTAACTATCAAAGTTGAATTTAATAAAATAACTAGATTGTCATCTGGTGCTGCAATTCCAACCGGATTCTATAAAACTGTTAGGTACGGAAATAATATTGACTGTTATTTCTTTCCAAATGTTAAACCACTAAACTCAGATTACACTAAATTTAAATGTAACTGCAGATAAAATTAATTAACTTTAAATATTTAAAAGGACTCAATATTGAGTCCTTTTTCTATTATATTAATATGATATATAAAGCAAACTGAACCCAACTCAGTTTAAATTAAATCGCAATTAGGTCATGAAAAAATTAATCGAAAACTCTGTAAAATGGGTTGGCGGCTTGTTCAAAGACGAGTCTGGAACCCCATCATCAAAACGTTTTGTCGGCATTATGTGTGCTGTAGCGCTTTGTGTAACAATGTATCACAATAGTTTTTCAACTGTTGATGTTGCTCCTGCTCCTTACCTTGTAGATGCAGTTGCTCTTTTAGCTTTTGGTTGCTTAGGTTTATCTTCAATTGATAAATTTACAGCTGCTAAAAAAGATGTAAAGAAAGCAACTTCTCAAGAAATAGCAGAAGAAACAGCAGAATAAGAAAAATAATTTAATATACTATGTTACTAAAAGTAGGGTCTTCAGGTGAAGACGTTAAAAAATTACAAGAAAAATTAGGCCTTCCGGCCGATGGTTCATTTGGACCAAAAACTACTGAAGCTGTAAAGGCTTGGCAATCAAAAAATGGTTTAACACCAGATGGTATTGTTGGTGATGGAACTTGGGGAAAGATGTTCGGATCTTCTGCATCGACCGCAGCTCCAGTTTCAATTCCAGCTTCTCAATTTAAGTTAGAGGCTTTAAAAGGACATATTCCTGACGCCGTTATTGCACAAATTCCAGATACTGCTGCTAAGTTTGGAATTACAAATACATTAAGACTTGCTCATTTTCTAGCACAATGTGGACATGAAAGTGGCGGCTTCAAGGCAGTTTCAGAAAATCTTAATTATTCAGCTGATGGATTAGTAAAAATCTTTGGAAAGTATTTCAATGCAACTACAGCAGCTGGATATGCTAGAAACCCTGAAAAAATTGCATCAAAGGTTTACGCATCTAGAATGGGTAATGGAGATGAGGCATCAAAAGAAGGATTTAAATTCCGTGGTAGAGGTTATATCCAATTAACTGGTAAATCAAACTACACAAACTTTGCTAAATTTATTGGTGAAGATACTATTGCAAATCCTGATTTAGTTGCAACTAAATATCCTTTAGCTTCTGCTGCATTCTTCTTTAATTCAAATGGATTATGGTCTATTTGTGATAGAGGTGCTGATGATGCTACAGTTACTGCAGTAACTAAAAGAGTAAACGGTGGTACAATTGGTCTTGCTGATCGTATTAAGCATTTCAAAGAATACTACAACCTTTTAAAATAATCTAAAATAAAAAATGAAAAACTTTTTAAAGAATCTACTCATTCTATTAGCTTTCATTACTCCATTCGTTGGTTTCTCTCAAACAGGACCTCCGGCACCAGGTAATGGAATCTATGTTATTATCGATACAACATACCAAGTCGGTACTAGTATTCAGGCTCAATCAAAAGCCAAATTAACAGTTCAAAACACCACTTCAACTCTAATAACTGGTTATCAGTTTAGAATTTTTTATGATAAAAATGCCTTTTCAGCAGCTTCTATTGCTCTATTAGGTTCTACATCAAACTTAAACTTACAATTTGTTGACAATAATGCTGGCGGTTATCTTACCGCTACCGTTGTTTATACAGGTTCGTCATCTACGTATGAAATTCCAGATGGAGAAAGATTTGAAATGACATTCACACACGTTACTGCATCTTCTTTCTATGCTCTTTCTGCAATTTCTGATTTAACATGGACTGGTTCTGCAACGTATTCTCAAGTTGCAGCTACTCAAGATGGTATGGACACAACTTTAACTTTACATAGTTATGGTGGTGTATGGGAAAAGCCAGAACTTAATTTCCATGGTACATTTACAAACGTAACTGGAACTGGTGCTAAAAACCTAACATTGGCATTAGAAAAGAAAGTTAAAACTGGATCAACTTGGTCTCAACATGCATCTTACACTACTGATTTAAATGGCGATTTTGCATTTACTGAATTAATTGATACAACATACTATGATGTTCGTTTAGCAATTAAAGGTGATACAATGACTGTTGGCAACGTAATTTCAACAGCAGATGCTCAATTAATTAATCAATGGGTACTAGGATCTGCAACTCCATCAGCGTGGGATTTCTACACTGGCGATGTTAATGGATCTAATAATATCTCAATCACCGATGCTTATGGTGTATTTGGTAGAATTGCCGGAAGATTTTCAGCTTGGCCCAATGGTGTAAAAGATGTTAAATTCTTTACAGTATCTGAAAAGAATACTATCACTGGTACACCTGCAACTAACTATACTTCATCTATTCCTGGTGTAACTAATTTCTATTATAATATTTTACCAGGTCAACCTGATTCAGTTCAATTCTATGTTCTAGTTCCTGGTGATGCGAACGGTACTGGTTATAACATGGCGCGTTTAACGCCAATTGAAGTTACCACAAATCCTCAACCCGGCACACCAGCCGCTATTGAAAATGTGATTGACATGAAGGTTGAATATGATTTTCCAACTAACAATATTGAAGTGAACCTACCACACCTAACAGTTACTGAAGGCAACTTAGTTGAACTTCCAGTAGTTGTTAATACTAATGGTTTAGAAGTATCTTCACTTCAATTAGGTTTAATTTATAATGATAGTTTATTAGAATTTAAAGATATTAAAAACTCGCCAAAAGCAATGTTTTGGATGTCTTCTCTTAATCCAATGGACGATATGATTGAATGGGCAGGTTATGACCCATCTGTAAATAAAGATTATATGATTCCTGACGGATATGAAGTTTTTAAACTAAGATTTATTGCAAAAAGACCACAAAATCAATGGGGTCAGTCACCTCTTGCAACTACTAGAAAGTTTTCAGGAGATGTAAATTCTAAAGATTTATCAGTTTCTCCAACTAATGGTATTTTAGTTGTATTTAAAATGTCAGCGCCAAGTACAATTGGTGTAACTGAAGAAGAAACTAAAATGATGGTTTATCCAAATCCAACCACTGGTTACGCAAATATTAAATTCGAAGTTAAAAATACAGGTCGAGTTAGATTAGAAGTATATGATATGAATGGTCGACCAATACATGTTATTTTTGATAAAGATATGCCTGCTGGAGTTTATAATTATGATTTTAATATCAATCATGTCGCGCAAGGCTTATATTTTGGAACTTTACAAGCAACTGGTCAAAAGGGATCGGTTAGAATTATTAAAAACTAAACAAAACAAATATTAATTACTATGTCAGACGAACAAAACGTAGAGACTAATGATGGTACTTGGTCAGGTTTAAAGAAAACCTTAATCGGTACTCTTTCAACAGCAGTTTTAGCTGGCGGTACTTGGGTTACTACTACACTTTTCAATGGTGGTGACGATAAGGAAGAAACCAAAACTGAACAAGCTGCTCCAGCGCAACCTGTTATTAACTTAAATGTTGATAACTCATCTCAAAATAATTCATCAAATGGTGGTGGAACTAACACGATCATTCGTGAAAGAGTTGTTGAAAAACCAGCAACTGAAAAGAAAGAAGAGAAGAAAAAAGAGAAAAAGAGCGAAACTGAAGACGCTCCTTGGTAAAAAATAAATGAATATCTTTATGTCAATTAAGAAAATGTTAGGATTTGGTAAAGAAGATTACATAAAAGTAGAAGATAAAAATCGATTCTATTTTATGTTACAACAAATGCAATCTAATCGTTGGAAAATTACAGGAATAGTATTATTCTTATTTTTCTTTATCATATTAGGAATTAATGCAGGAATTATGTTTGGATTAACTGTCGGTGAAGATTGGAAAGAAATGTTATTAATCTTATTAGGAGCCTTTGTTGGTAATCTTAATAAAGTTGTAGATTATTGGTTCAATTCAGAAGACAGAGACAAAATGTTAATTCAAAAAGTTGATGAAGAAGATGGAGTTTCTCTATCAAATACAACAGATGTTTAAAATGAAAAAATTAGCACTTTTAATTTGTTTAATTTTCAATGTAGCTATGGCAACTGCTCAGATCGGAACTATCAAGTCTGAGCAGTACCAAGCTGACTTTGAAAAGAAAATGTCAATTGATTCGGTACCTGAATATAAAGACACTATTAAGATTCCAATTCAAATCTTAAAAATTGGAATCAGCGAAGAACTATATGAAATGTACCCTGAATTAAAGGACAAAAGAGTTGGTCTTGGTGTAACTAATATTGTATTAGAATATTTAGAATATACAAACCGATTCGTATTTACTGAAGATAAATTGGAAATCAAAGAAAGAATGATTAACCAATTTAAAGCATCAGCAAAAGGATTTACTGAAAATACAATGGATGGCAAGGGTAAAATTAAACTTGCTAAATACTTTGTTTATATTGAGGTATATGACTTTTCAGTATCTGATGATGAGGTTGTAAAAATTAATGGACAATCTCAAACAACACAAATTACGCGTTTAGGTCTTCAAGTTCGCTTTGTTGATGCTGAGACTGGAGAAGTTTTAGTCGGATCTGGATTAGGAGAGGCTAAAACGGTTAAAACTGTTTCAATTCTAGATGGAATTGACGATAGTGAAATTAAATTCAATCAATCTCATATTGGTATTACAACTAAGAAGTCACTAGAAACAGCCGCAGCAAGAATTGTAAGTCGTATGATTAAAAAAGGAATCTTTAAATCATAAAATGTATGTTAAAAATCTTATCATCTTCTTGTTTTTCTTGTTATTTTCAGGAGTATCTTATGGACAGACAATTTCATATTCATACACTGATCCATGTACTGGAGCAATAAAAACAATATCGGTACCTTCTAATGGAGTTACTGTAACATATTACGGACAAATTAGAACATTTGCGCCAGGAGACTTTTACAGTGGAACGTTCGAGTCTTGGGCGCAAGGTGTTTTTTCATCGTTTGGTAATAATAATCCATGTGCTAGCGTTGTTGGTATGCCAGCTGCTGTAACAGTTGCTCAAAGTTCTGCTATTAATTTTTTAGGTATTGTTAACTCATTATCATCATTAGCAGATATGGCAACTGGAACTAGTAATATGCTGGGTGGAAGTGTTGGTAGTATGCAAACTTCTACCGGTGGAAATTCTAGTTCTGGATCTAAAGGTGGTAATAAAAATAACCAATCAAATGGAAACAATAGTAACAATAATGTGTCTAGTGGTTCTAGCAATGGTAGCGGGACTGGCAATAACTCAAGTAGCACTGGATCTAATAATGGACAGGGAAACCAAAATGGCACACAGGGCGGATCAAGTTCAACCGGCACAAGTTCGCAAAGTTCAGGAACCACAGGATCAAGTTCAACCGGCACAAGTTCGCAAGGTTCGAGTTCAACCGGATCTGGTTCGCAAGGCTCAGGAACTACAGGATCAACAACCAACAACGGATCAGGTCAGAATAGCGGCAATACTGGTTCAGGCGGGAATGGAACTGGAACAGGCAATGGTTCGGGCCAAGGAAATTCTCAAGAAACAGGAACAACTGGATCAGAAAGCGAAGGGAAAACAAACTTAGTTGGAAGCTCAGTAAATTCAATTGGATCTTCTTCTGGAGATGGTAGTGGAAGTTCTGGTGGAAATAATAAAGCAGCGGGAGCTGGCGCAAAAAATGGAAATAGACCTTCAATTTTAGCAAGTAGTGATTTTGTTGGGTTCAACTTTAAGAATTCTGATGTTACTTACGGTGGTAAAGTTACAGGTGGTTTAACATCAATGAGATGGGATGGTAGAAGAAGTTGGGGTATAAATGCTGATTACACTTCTGCACTTAGAGGTCCAAATATTACAGGATTCTATGCATTTATGAAACCAAAAAGAATTGACCTAATTTCAACTTCAGTAACAATTGGATTTGAAGCTAAGCCAACTCTTTATGGAACATTAGCGTTAGGACAGATGTGGACGCTTAATAAGCCTAAAAATATGAAGCTTGTTTATATGTTAACAGCTTCTTCTGGTCAAGTTTATGGAGAACCTTTTATTGGAACTGCCGTAATTGCCGGAGGAATGCATGATTGGAATGTAAATAAGAGAATCGCAGTTAAAACAATGTTACTCTATGTTTACGCCCCATATGTTAGTTATTATAACGATATATTATTAAAATCACCTCATGTAGTTTTACCTATCATTGGAACTAATGTCGGTATCACAAAAAGATTTAAAATAAATATTAATGTTGGTGGAGCTTGGGCTATTAAAGATGCTGCCCTAAATTATACAGTGATGATGGGAACTAGAATGTTATTGTAATGAAAAGATTATTAATATTTCTAACATGTGTTTTATTAACATTAGATGGATTTACACAAAGTGTTACAAGTCCGTCAGCAACTTCATACAATCAAAGTACTTCAAATCAAAGCGCTTCTGGCTTTTCTGTTTCTGGATTTAATTCAACTACAACTTTATTAGTTACTGTTGGATTAGTAAATCCTCCAGCTGGAACAACTTTGCGATTTAATACTACTTCTGGTGTATCAGCAAGTACTGGTTATAACATAACATCTAATTTTACTAGAATTAGTTTTACTGGTACCCAATCAAATATTAATACTGTATTAGCTTCATTAAGAGTAAATACTGGTTCAGTTCCAGGAAATCTTTATATTGCAGTAACTGCAACCGAAAATCCAACTGGATATTTTTACTTACCATCAAATGGTCACTTTTATCGACCAATCACCGGTGCAGTATCTTATTCTTCTGCAAAAAGTGCAGCTGCTGCCCAAACATTTAAAGGTCAAACTGGATATTTAGCAAATATCATGGATGCTGATGAACAGAATTTTATCTTTGCAAATGTACCTGTAAGTAATATTTGGATAGCTTTATCTGATGCAACTCAAGAAGGATCTTGGAGAATTGATGCTGGACCAGAAACTGGAACTGTTATTTGGACTGCATCTACTTCTGTTACTAATGCAACAACATGGTCATACGGATCCACTGGAACAACAGCACCCGGTCGATATTCAGCATGGGCTGGTGGAGAACCTAATAATTCAGATGGTTCAATTGGAGAAGACCATGCTGTAACTAAATGGAACGGAAATAGCAACTGGAATGATTTACGTGATGGTAATTTTTCAAGTGTCGGTGGATATGTAGTTGAGTTTGGTACATGGACAGATCCAGCAAATCAAACATTTACTCAATTTTATACAGGTTTTGTTACTCATCAAATTGCATGTAGTCCTGCAACTTCACCATCTGCGCCGACTGGAGTTGATGGAAGTAGAACTCTTGCTGGAACAGTATCATTATCAGCAACCACTGGAACTGGAATTACTGCAGATTGGTATGCTAATGCAACTGGAGGTAACGTTTTATCTGGTGGATCTGGAACGCTATCATTTACAACACCCAGTATTTCAGCAACTACAACTTATTACGTACAAGCTAGAAATTCATCAACTGGATGTGTTAGTTCAACAAGAACCCCAGTTGTTGCAACTGTAAATTATCCAACCCCATTTACTTATTCAGGAACTATTTATAATTCTGAAGGAATTGGTGTTCAAAATATCACTGTTAAGTTATATTATAAAACAAAAGCAGGATCAACATATACGTTATTACAAACATATAATACTAATAGTTCTGGAGTATTTACAATTTCAACTTCATTAGATATTGCTAGTTATGATTTTCAAGTAACTATTGATGGTTTAACTTTTTCAGCACCTAGCACAGCTGACGCAGCAATATTTAATCAAAAGGTATTATCACAAACATTTAATGCTAAAGATTATTATAGAATGAATACCAATGGAAATTCTAATTTAACAATATCTGATGTTTATTTAATCTATAAAAGAATTAATGGAAACGCGTTTACAGTACCGTCATATAGATTATTTACAAATACCGAATGGAGTATTATAAACACATCAACATCTAATTTGTCTGCAACATATCCAGGTACTCAAACTGTAACTTTAACTAACCCAACAGCAGGTGGTTCTTCAACGTTCTATCTGATAAAAACAGGATTCGCTAACTAATGAAAAATTTATTATTAATTATATTATTTTTAATGCCAGTTTTTGTATTCTCGCAAGAATGTGTTAAAATAGACACAGTTTATTCAACTGCAAAATTAAGAGAACTTGGCAATAGAGATATTAAATTTGGTATTGAGCAAATTGCTGAAGACATGTTATCAGCAAAATATTGTTTGTCAGAAAAAGGGGAACCAGTTAAAATTGAAGTATTTTATTTTGGAATTCCTAAAACAACTATTAGAATTGCAGGAGTTGAAAAAACTAATCAAGTAACTCAAGTTGGTGTTAGATTCTATTATAAAGGCCAAAAATATGAAGGATTTGGAGAGTCTGAAACTGAAGTTCGAGCAGTAATGATTGAACTCGTTGATGGTAAAGTTCCATTCTCAAAAATGACAGTATCAAACGCGTTAAAAAGAGCTATTGAACAATGCGTTACCAAAATGCCTTAATATTCGTATTCTTATTAATCACAAATACTCTTTTTGGACAAATCAAAATCGATGATGTTGGAGATGGCTGGAAATCTAAGGTAGATTCAGCCATTTCTCTAATTAAAGAGAAAGATTCAAATGCTTATAAATTATTAATTGACCATTGTAAAGAGGTTGAATTTATTATTGGTGACCATTCAACGACGAAACTTCCGAGTACAATAGCAATCACTGTTAGAGATATGAATATGAATTCAATTAATAATATTGCGGCCATCCTGGTTCACGAATCATACCACCTATATGTTTGGAGAGCTAAGATTAAATTAACAGAGAAAAAGGAAGAACATGATGCATACGTGTATGAATATAATTTTTTATGTAAATTAGAAAATGTCGAAGATTGGTTATTCTTAAATGCAGTAAATCAGATAATCAAACATCAATAATATCATACTACGTCGACAAATATATAAAAGAAAACTTAGTATAGCATTTATGTTTACGCCAAATCATTTACACCTTTTAGTAAAAGGTCACATGAAAAACCCACCAAAATCAGAAGAAGTTTTAAACAATTGGTTTAGAGAACTAGTTAAAAAAGTAAGAATGGTAGTAGTTGCAGGTCCAACTTCTGTTTATGTAGATGAACCTGGAAATGAAGGAATTACCGGAACAGTAACATTAGCAACATCACATGCTGCAATACATGTTTGGGATAAACAAGATCCAGCAATGTTTCAATTTGATATTTACTCATGTTCGTGTTTTGAAGTATCAGAAGTTATTGACCATCTAAATAAATTTGATTTAACTGATTGTGAATGGTTATTTATTGACCGAAATGAAGGACTTAAAATTGTAGATTCTGGGTCTAATACAATGCTTAATTATTCAACAATATAAAAGAATAAATATCCTAAAATAAAAATAATAATTAGTTATGAGTTACACAAGAGAACAAATCGAAGCCGCGGTAAAAGCAAAAGGATATGCGTGGTTTGAAGGTGCCAAAGATTTCGATGTTAATATCGTAGGAGTTAGAAATTCAGCTACGGGAAATAAAGTTACCAATGTATTTGATGACATTATGACTGTTTCATATAAAGAAGGCGGCGCATGGAAATTCCATTTCTGGCCTTGTACAACAGATCCAGGAACTAAAGGTGTTAAAGAATATCATAATGCTGCTGGTGTTGCTAGATTAGTTGAAGGTCAATATAGAGGTTCGCATACTTTAGGTTTACACCAAGGTAAATATGAAGCTCTTAAGCAACAAAAACCCGTAAAAGTTTATCGTGATCCAAATAGAGATATGACTTATGATGAGTCTAAAATTCAAGAAGGTATCTTCGGTATTAATATTCACAAAGCTGGCGCTGATTCGACTTATGTTGAAAACTGGTCAGAAGGATGTCAAGTATTTAAAAAAGCTGCAGATTTTGAATCATTTATGGCAATTTGTAGAAAAGCAGCTGCAATCCATGGTAAGTCATTCACTTATACATTGATTGAATCAAGTGATATTAAATAATGTTTAAGTACATATCACAAATATTAAGTAAGTTTACACAGGGTCAGAGAATACTGGCCTTGTGTATTTTATTATTGTCAATAACTTTTATTACAGTTGGTCCCAAAATAGTTTCTTCACTAACGTATGACGATACTGAGCTAAAGACTCAATTAACCGAAAAGGCTAATGAGATTAATCAACTTAGAAAAGAAGTGTCAGACCTTAATCTACGAGTTCAAGAAACACAAATTGAATGCACTGATAGAGTATTTCAAAGAGAGCAAGAAATTTTAAAAATGATTGAAGATTTACAAAGAACTGCAGCAAATTGTAAGGTACCAAATAAAACAAATCTTCAAAAAACTAATATAATAGATGAAGGTTCTGAAGGAGATGAAAGGGTTCTTAAAATGGAATCATCGCAACGAACAATTATTCAAATTGATGAAACTTTAACAGAGCAGAATCGTATTATGAACGAAGGTCTTAAAAAAATAACAAAGAAGATTAAAAATGGCAAAAATTAAATCATATAATGAGTTTGCTGACTTTAACCAAATTGATATGCTTGGTTATGGTAATGAAGCATTAAAACATCGTAAAACATATATGGTTGAAGAAGAACCTCTTGTTATGAAGATGTGTCGTGAAAAAGGAATCTTAGAAGAATTCTTTAACAAGCCTTTTCCAAAGAATTCAAGTCCAGAAGCTGCTGAAGAATTACAAAGCATTTTAAAACAACAAAATAATTTAACTGATAAAGATATTGAGTTAATTGAAGATGTTGAAAAAGATATTAATGAAGTGATTGGCGAATTTCTAGAAGAGTTAGGTTTAGATGACAATGAAGATTTAATAAAGAAAATCGCAGATTTTACAGATCCTCTTCTTTATAAATTAAAGAATTATTATAATAGAGCAAGACCATGGCAATTAGCAAGACCTTTAGGAATTGGAATGTTTCAAGTTTGCCCGACTAATGCTGCAACTGCATCGTACCCAAGTGGACATGCTCTTGATTCATATATGATTGCTTCTATTCTTGGTCAAAAATATCCAGAACATGCAGAAAAAATTGCAGAGTTTTGTGATAAAGTTGCACACACTAGAGTACAAGGCGGAATTCACTATCAATCAGATCAAGATTTTTCTAGAGAAATTTGCGATAAATTATGCGGTCTTAAAATAGTAACACTAGATTCATTTATATGAGTGTAAAAGATAAATTAGATAAATTTCATTATCATGAAATGCTGGATCGACTTCATGTAATTATGAGTACAATAGATGACCATATATTACAGCATCCAGTATGTAAGCTAGAGAAAGAAGTTTCGACCAAAGTCGATGAAGCTTTAACACTCTTATTTCAAGCTTATCAGGAAGTAGGAAAAATTGATTGTAAAAAATTTGATAAAAATCAATAATTTTTGAAACAATACCGATATATAGATTATAATACTACAAAAATAACAAACTAATGCAACGAATAGGGCAACATATCGAAAACATGAATTTATGGTTTAGCGTTAAACCGTATGGCGCATGTGATCGTGGGCGGGCTCTCTTGTAACAGTTTGAATATTCATATATCCTAACAAGAAAGCTCGACCGTTAAAAGTCGAGCTTTTTTTATTTAGGTGAAAGTGAAAAAGTTTTTGAAATATTTTTTTATTTGAAACTTTTTGTTTATATTAGCATAAAGTTTTAGGAACAAGAGTTCTTTGACATATTGGCAAAAAAAGTACGAGTTGGTCTTGGAGGCCAGCAGGTCTGCAAAATCTGCGGAGTTGGTTCGATTCCAACCTTGTACTCAACTTGGTGCGGTAGCTCAGTAGGTAGAGCACAGGACTGAAAATCCTGGTGTCGGCAGTTCGATCCTGCCCCGCACCACAAAATAAACGGATAGTAGAGGAGTTAGGTTTATCTCGCTGCATTTGGGATGCAGAGCACGCAAGTTCGAATCTTGCCTATCCGACAACAAGCAGGTATCGTATAACGGCTATTACTCCAGACTTCCAATCTGGAGATGAGAGTTCGATTCTCTCTACCTGCTCAATGTACTATTGACTCTTCGAAAGAAGTAAGCATCCGACAGTAACTTCGGACTGGCAATGTGAATAGTAAGCGGTAAGGAAAAGACGAAATTTGACCTCGTAGCTCAGTTGGCTAGAGCACCTCACTTTTAATGAGGGAGTCACAAGTTCGAATCTTGTCGGGGTCACACATGCTTCATACACAATCTTACGATCTCTCAGTTAAAAGCTGTCGTAAGTTTGAGTGGATAATCCAATATGATTATCAATTGTGAATAATATGAAGCGCCATGCATCTTTAGCTCAGTTGGTTTAGAGCATCTCGTTTACACCGAGAGGGTCGGAGGTTCGAATCCTTCAAGATGTACTAGGAGTTCCCAATCTCAAGTGCTGGGTAATTGAAACATATTATCAGATGAGCCCATCAAAATTGGAATTTGCCTGTATCGCATAGCGGCAATTGCAGCTGACTGTAAATCAGCTCCCTTACGGGTTCGGAGGTTCGAGTCCTTCTGCAGGCACTAAGGTTAATCGGGGAATGATAATAACTATGATTCAAGAGTTTATACTGATCGTTATTATCGGAGTTTGCAGGTATAAACCAAAGTAAAGCCGATTGTAAAAAGAGATGTCCACTGAACCATCTTCTCTTTTCCTTAATTTACGGGTGTGGTGCAATGGTAGCATTCCGGTCTCCAAAACCGTCGATGGGAGTTCGAATCTCTCCACCCGTGCAAAATGGACTTGTAGCTCAGTTGGTTAGAGCACCGCACTCATAATGCGTAGGTCCCTGGTTCGAGCCCAGGCTGGTCCACATAATTTAGTCGATTAGTTCAACGGATAGAACACTTGACTACGGATCAAGAGATAAGGGTTCGAATCCTTTATTGACTACAAAAAAGAGGTAGTGAAGCTGTAATTATTAATTAGATGGAAAAAGGTCGAAAAAGGGTTTAGAGTAGACAGTGCACCCATCTCCTTAACATTAATAATCAGTAACCCTGAAAGACCCGAAACCTCTTTTTATTATATTGCGAGATGCGTAGAAAATGGTTATCTCGTCGGTCTCATAAGCCGAAGTTCCGGGTTCGAGTCCCGGTCTCGCAACACATGGTGGCCATAGCTCAGTTGGTAGAGCACTAGATTGTGGTTCTAGTTGTCGTGGGTTCGATCCCCACTGGTCACCCCATTGGAAGTTTGTCAGAGCGGTCTATCGTGCCACTTTGCTAAAGTGGCGGACTTCACGGTCCCACAGGTTCGAATCCTGTAGCTTCCGCAAAAAAACTAAATATATAATACGATATTTAAAATATAAAATAACTAAGAAATGGCTTCAATAACACCACTACTAGGAACCGATGGTATAAAAGATTCGCGTAAAACGCTTAACGATAATTTTGCTGCAATTAATCAGCAACTTACTGAAATTTCTGAACTACTTGATGGTTTTGAAGGCGGGACTGGTTCGTCTTTTAATGGACAAGTTGCATTTAGTATTATACCTGATCAAAATGAAATTCATGATTTAGGTACGCCAACTCTAAGATTTAGAGATATTTACTTAAGTAACAGCACAATCTATCTTGGATCAAATTCAATTAGCATGGCTAATGGTAATATGCAAGTTAATGGTAATGAATTAGTTACTAATAGTAGATTATTAGAAGAAGCAGCTGAAAGAGCCCGAGTTATTGGTTTAGAAACAACAGCTAGAACACAAGCATTAACAAGCGTAACTAGTCAATTAACAACATTAGCTAATTCAAATTCAGCACTCGCACAAACTGTAAATAATATAAATACTTCTTTTGAAGCTGAAATTGAAACAGCAGTTGGCGCTGAAACATTAGCAAGAACAGCTGCAATTTCAAATATAAATCAAACTATAACTTCATTATCTAATGCTAATGAAGCTCTTGCCGAAACAGTAAATAATATAAATACTTCTTTTGAAGCTGAAATTGAAGCTGCTGTTAGTTCTGAAGCAGCATTAAGAATATCTGCAATTTCAGATATTAATCAAACTTTAACTTCACTATCTAATGCTAATGAAGCAACTGCGCAATCAGTTACGGATTTAAGCACATCTTTTACTAGTGAAATTACTGGAGCAATTTCAACTGAAGCATTAGCAAGACAAAATGCTCTAGCAGCTGAAGTATTGGCTAGAACATCAGCAATTCAAAGTGCTGTAAGTTCAATTCCAGGTGCTGATTTAACTGGATTAGCAACAATTGAAGATTTAGAAGCAGAAGCTGCTGAAAGAGTTAGTGCTATTGCTGAAGAAGCTGCTGAAAGAGCACGACTTTTAGGAATTGAAACTCAAGCAAGAACATCAGCAATTTCCAGTATAAATCAAACATTGACTACGTTAAATGATGCTAATTCAGCAACTGCACAAGCAGTAACTAATTTAAGTGCTTCATTTGCAAGTGATTTAACAGACCTAGAAGATAATCAAAATCTTTTAAGAACACAGGCAATTGCAGGAGTTGAAAGTTCAATATCCGCATTAACAACTGCTAATGAAGCCGTTGCTCTTTCAGTTACTAATTTAGGTACGCAATTCGAAGTTGATATTGCTGAAGCAATTGCTGGAGAAGCTGCTATTAGAGCAGAGGCATTAACAAATATTAGTGAAGAGATTGCTTCTTTAAGTAATGGTGATGGAGCAACTGTAACTAGATTAAATACACTAGAAGCACAATATACAATAGATAATGGATCAATAACTGGTTTTAGCCAGTCTTCTGCTCTTAAAACAGTTATTGATTCAGCAATTGCAACTGCTAATCAAGCAACTGTAACTTCAACAACTAATTTAATAGCAGAATTAGAAGAACAAACTGCTGGAGTAACTCAATCAATGAGTGCTGATATTAATGCTCTTACTAATAAAGTAAATGCACAATATACTCTAGAAGTAAATGCTGATGGTAATGTTGCTGGAATGAGATTAGGAGCTGATGAAACAGGTAGTTCAATTTCATTTACAGCAGATTCTTTTAAAGTATCTACTGGAGGTCCAAATGGACAATTATTAACTCCATTCTCTATTATCGATGGACAAGTTGCATTTAATGGAGCTGTTAGTTTTTCTGCCGGTCCACAAGGTCCTGCTGGTACTAATGGTGTAGATGGAGCTCCTGGCCCACAAGGTGCCCCAGGTACTAATGGTTTAGACGGTGCAGATGGTCTTCCTGGTGCTCCTGGCGCTGATGGTGTTTCAACGTATTTTCACATTGCATATGCTGACAATGCTTCTGGAGGAGGCTTTAGTCAAAACGCAGCCGGAAAATTATACATAGGTACTTATGTTGATACAACCGCTGCTGATGCACCATCTGGAAGTACTTTATGGAAATGGCAATTAGTTAAAGGTGCTGATGGAGCTAATGGTGAGAATGGTCTTCCTGGTGTTAATGGTGTTGATGGACAAACTTCATATTTACATATTGCATATGCAAATAAAAATGGCAGCAATCAAATTATTGATTTTAGCGTAAGCGATCCGACTGGTAGAGAGTATATGGGAACTTATACTGATTTTACCGAAGCTGATTCAACAGATTCATCACTTTATAATTGGGTTTTAGTCAAAGGAGCTGACGGTGTTGACGGAGCAGACGGAGCAGACGGTTCAGCTGGAGCAAATGCAAGAGCCGTAAACCTAACTTGCGTAGATCAGGTATTTGTATATGATGCGTCCGGAACAAATCCTTCACCAGTTAGTTCAGTAATAACAGCCGCTGCTTTAAATACAAGCGGAACTGTATATTATCAATTCTTTAAAAATGATGTATCTGTTCAAAATGGGACAGCATCAACATACACATATACTCCACAATCTAGTTTTGCTAGCATGCCTGACAAGATAGAAGTACAGATTAGAGAAGGCGGTACAACAGGCACAGTTTTAGCACGTGACCAAATCACAATGTCTGGAATTAAACCAGGAACTAATGGTACTGATGGTACTGATGGTAGAGACGGAGTTGATGGCGTTAATGGTATCGATGGAGCACCTGGTACTGATGGTATGACAGTAATTCTTAGTAATGAAGCACATACTCTGCCAACAACAAACACAGGAACAGTTACATATGCTGGTTCAGGAACTACTATAAGATTATATGAAGGCGCTACTGAATTAGTCTATGATGGATCTGGTTCTACCGCTGGTAAATGGACTTTAACAAGAACAGGGAGTTCAATTACTCCGGGAAGTATTACTGATAGCGGTAATTATGCAACGATTGGCGATCACAGCAACATGACTGCTAACGTAGCTTCTATAGTGTATGCTATTACTGGAAAAAGAGCAAATGGTACAAGCTTTAGCTTTACTAAAACTCAAAGTTTTGCAAAATCTATTCAAGGTGCTAATGGTGTTGACGGTGCAGACGGAGCAGACGGTGCAGCTGGAGCAAATGCAAGAGCTGTAAACCTAACTTGTGTAGATCAGGTATTTGTATATAATACTTCTGGAACAACTCCATCTCCTACAAGCACTACAATTACTGCAGCTGCTTTAAATACAAGCGGAACTGTATATTATCAATTCTTTAAAAATGATGTATCTGTTCAAAATGGTACTTCTACAACATACACATATACTCCACAATCTAGTTTTGACAGTATGCCTGACAAAATAGAAGTACAGATTAGAGAAGGCGGTACAACAGGTACAGTTTTAGCACGTGACCAAATCACAATGTCTGGAATTAAACCAGGAACTAATGGTACTAATGGTGCTAATGGTACTAATGGTACTAATGGTAGAGACGGAGTTGATGGCGTTAATGGTAGAGACGGAGTTGATGGCGTTAATGGTATCGATGGAGCACCTGGTACTGATGGTATGACAGTAATTCTTAGTAATGAAGCGCATACTTTACCTACAACTAGTGCTGGTGTTGTTACTTATACTGGTTCAGGAACTACCATAAGATTATATGAAGGAGCTACTGAATTAATTTATGATGGATCAGGAACCTCTGCTAGTAGATGGACTTTAACAAGAACAGGTAGTTCAATTACTCCGGGAAGTATTACTGATAGCGGTAATTATGCAACGATTGGCGATCATAATAATATGACAGCTAATACAGCATCGATAACATACACGATTTCTGGAAAAAGAGCAAATGGTGCAAGTTTTAGCTTTACTAAAACTCAAAGTTTTGCAAAATCTATTCAGGGAGCCACAGGTCCACAAGGTCCAGCTCCAGATACTTCTCAGTTTTTAACAACATCCACTACTATTGATGGTGGAAAGATAACTACTGGTATAATTAAGAATGGTAACTTCCCAGCAAATCACACATCAGCATGGAATACTTATTCTACGGCTGGTATGGGTATTAACTTAGATCTAGGTGCAATCAATGCTAAAAACTTCTATATTGCACCAGACGGTACCGCAGCATTTAAAGGAGATATTGATATTACTTCAGGTGCTACGGTAGGCGGAAGTCCAATGAATGATTTCTTTGAAGTTGACATCGTTGAAGATCCGGAATTAGGTGCACGTCAAATGCTTAAAATGAGAAATGATGCGTACATTGGAACTACAAGATTTGGTGCTTTTAAAACTGATTTTGAATCAACGAAAACTAATTTTATTCAATATCAACAAGATTTTGAATTACTCGCAGATGACTATGTAAATTACAGAGGAGGTACAGATCCTCGTGAGCAACCATATGGAGAAGCAATAGCAACAACATTGTCTCACCAATATACTAAAAGAAATGATGTTATATTAGAAGTTGGAGATCTTGTTAAATTAGATGGAAACAATGAATTAGTTAAAGCATCTTCTGCAAAAGACCCGGCAATTGTTGGTATTTTATGGCAAGAAGTTGATTTTTCTATACAGGAAAGTCCATTAGATAGATTCTTAATAAATGGAAAAGATACTTCAGAAAAAGATTATCAATATAGAGATTCATTTGGAAATAAAATACCATTGGCGGACAGAAATCAAAAAAGTATATGGAGAGTTGCTTCATTAGGAGATTCATTCGATGCTAAAACAGGATTACAAGGTATAAAAGTATGTAACCAAAATGGTCCAGTTCTAAAAGGAGATTTACTATGTTCTTCTGACGTACCAGGATACGCAATGAAACAACCAGTTGAATATGTCATTATTGGATTTGACAATGGAACACCTCAATACGAGGAAAGACAAACTATAAATTCATTTACATTGGGTAAATGTATGGAAGATTGTACTTTTGATAGTGAAGGTAAGGCAACTGGAATCTACGGTTATCTTTATTGCGGATAATTCAATAACATGTTATGAAACAATCTGATTTCATCAGATATAATAGATGTAACGTTCTTAAAGTTATTGAAGATACTTAAACATGCTCGGGTGGTGGAATAGGTAGACACGTCAGACTTAAAATCTGATGGACCGTAAGGTTCGTGCGGGTTCGATTCCCGCCTCGAGTACCAAAATTTTATAAGATGAAAGTAATTTATGCAATAGGTTTATCAATTCTTTTCTTTTCATGTAAAGGTAAAGAATATAAGTACAAGATTGAAGGAATGGTTCCAACTAGAATCGAGCGTCAAGTTGGCTTGACTGAGATTAATGTTACAGAAGAACTTAGACCAGCAATCGCGTACACTGATACAATTTATGGTCAGAATGAAGATTCTATTTGGTACTACAATTCAGATGGTTCTAAATTGACACTCATGAAACCTTATCGAGTATTCATTATAAAATAACAATGGAAAAAACAAATTGGCCACAGAAAGTCAGAGTTGAAGCTGAAAATGTTGTTGAATTACTTAAACCAACATTGCAAGAAGAAGATCCAACTCCTGAATATTTAGTTGAATCTATTTCTGAAATATTCTTCGAATGTTTTACAAAAGGAGAAGAATTTCAAATGACTGAAGAGCAATTTGAATATGCTTTTTTTAAAGCAAGATTTAATCAAGAATTAGACCAAATGAAAGAAGATGGACTAATTGATTGGGTTGAAGATGCTAATGGTGAAGACATTATCTTTATGACTAAAAAAGGCAAATCGATCTTTGACATATCGGAAGAGCAATAAGAATTTTGGATGCATGCAGCAAATTTTACAAAATCAAACTTTAACTTTGACACAAGCGCATCCAGTATCTTGTCCTCTCGTCTAATGGCAGGACAGATGGTTTTGGTCCATCTAGTGGAGGTTCGAATCCTTCGGGGACAACAATATATTGCGGGGTAGTAGCAGCGGTAGCTCGTTGGGCTCATAACCCAAAGGTCGCGGGTTCGAATCCCGCCCCCGCTACCAAAGAGAGTATGGATGGAGCAGAAGAATCCTAGGTATCGTAAGACTCAGATCCTAACTCTTTTCGGGGGATTAGCTCAGTTGGCTAGAGCACTTGCCTTGCACGCAAGGGGTCATCGGTTCGAATCCGATATCCTCCACGAATAAATCTCACATAGGACGGATTAGCACCGTTGAAAGGGAACTCGGCTCTCGCAGGATCGCAACCTTTATTGAGAGTAATCATGCCCCGAGTTGCTATGTAGGAGACCCTGCTCTGCTGTGCACGGCATCAGGCGATGGGGAACAAACCATCGGTTACTTCTTGACCATGTTAATGCGCATGGAAGATTTATTTTATTCCTCGGTAGCTCAGTGGTAGAGCACGCGACTGTTAATCGTGTGGTCGTAGGTTCAAATCCTACCCGGGGAGCAAATTTGGCCCGTTAGTCTATCGGTTAGGACGCATCCCTTTCACGGATGAGAGACGAGTTCGATTCTCGTACGGGCTACACCTTAATACCGATTCGAGTTTGACGTATAAGTGGAACTTGCGACTTGCTGATACAGCATTATACAAAACGTCATTAAATATCCACCGCGAGAGGAGGCATCGGAGACCTCTCATATTTAGACATTTAGCTCAGTTGGTTAGAGCGCCTCGCTGATACCGAGGAGGTCGATGGTTCGAGTCCATCATTGTCTACTATTTGGCTCGTTAGTAGAGTTGGTTACAATGTCGCCCTGTCACGGCGAAGGTCACGGGTTCGAGTCCCGTACGAGCCGCCAAATGGATTCCTTACAGCAAAATTAAGGAAAGAAACCGGTATACTGTAGGTTCGAGTCCTACCCCTTCAACAATCGAATAAATAATCTGAAGGGTGGCGAAATTGGTAAACGCGCTGGTCCATATAACAGGAATCCGAAATATATTATAGAACAATGATTAGAGGCTATCATGTTTATTATAAATTTGAAAATAAATTTAGAGAGATTAAAGATAATAAATACGATGCAATCAACGTTTTAATACAACTTGTCTCTGTTTTATATTGGAAAGAAAATTATGGTCCAATGCGGTTAATTGCAAATCAAGAGCATTTAGATTCTATTTTAAAATACAAGATATTTGAAGAATATGATGGAATCGATTTACATTTATTAACAAGAATGCCTCATAAAGATAAAGCATCTAGATATTGGAGTTTTTCAAAAATATTTGTAGCAAGAGAATTATCTAAAATGTATAATGAGTTTTGTATCTTCGATACTGACTTATGGATTAAAGGTAAAAATCTAATTGATAAGGGTTACGATTTCCATGTCTTTCATAAAGAGAATTTTGATACTGATTCAAAATACAACATGTACCATGATCCTTCTAATTGGCTAGATCTTGAAGATATTAATCGATTTAATTGGAATTATTGGCCATTAAACGCTGCAATTCTTCATTTTAAAAATCGAACAAGAGAACTTATAGATAATTGGTATGACGAATCTATTAAGATAATATCATACAATAAAGAAATAGATGATGAAAAAATTGAAAGAAGAAGTTCTCTTTTTATTGAACAAAGATTATTACCTGTTATAGCTAGAAAATTAGGAATATCCTATGGAACTATTAAACCAAATGTTTATAGAGCATGTCTCTATATGGAAGAAATGATTTGGAATAAAAGATGGATTCCTAACATTAGTTCTAGCGAAGAGAGTCTTAAAATAGAAGATGAGATACAGCATATTTGGGGCAAGAAATTTCTTTATGATAACCCGCATGTTAGGATTTCTATTTTGTTAAGATTATTAGCGGATTTAGATCATTTTAATGGGATTAAAGAAAAATATAAGGAATTATTTGATGAAATTAATTTAATATTAGAAGAATCATATAATGAGATATAAAATAAGGATGGTTACTGCAAATAATAAAATCTAGGCTGTTAACCTCGTGGTCGTCGGTTCGAGTCCGGCCTGATCTCTCGGGACCAGTAGCTCAGTTGGTAGAGCACGTACAAAACCCATCCTGTTATTTTTACCTAGTGTCTCGGTACGCTCTGACGAAAGTTAACGACGAGGTCTCGGTAGGCAGACCTGCTATGCAGAACACGTCTGATCCTACCCATAATGCGGAAGTAGCTCAGCTGGTAGAGCACAACCTTGCCAAGGTTGGGGTCGCGAGTTCGAATCTCGTCTTCCGCTCAATTTTATATTAGAAATATATAAAGAAATAAAAATTGTGTAAATTACTGTGAGCCAATTAATGTCTTATAACCAATTTGTTAATCATAGCACTTTGGTAGAATCTCGTAGAGAACTTTTATTTAATATTATCTCTCAATTCAATGATGTAAAGCCTTTTCTAAATGAAGCTCAAATTATTATTGAATCTGGTCTTTTCGATACAGCTTTTATTGAAACTATTAATGAAGAAAGTTTAGTTGCTAAAATGAAAGCCAAATTTGACAATGCGGTAGATGTTGTTAAAACTAAAGGTAAAAATGCTCTTTCCGATGCTCAAGAAAAAATCATTAAATTAGGCGGAAATATTGTAAGCGTTGTTAAATTAATTGCAACCAAAATTAAAGAAGCAATTGAATCAGCATGGAATGGCGCAGCTAGTTATTATAAAGCTGAAGCAGGAAAGGCAGGTAAAGTTATTAAAGAAAAAATCGATAGTGCTGGAGAAAAAACTAAAAATGCTTTAATTGAAGAGGTAAAACAATTAGGTGCTTCTGCTAAAGCAATGAAAACTTGGGCTCTGTCTGGTTTCGTTTCACAAGCAACTAAAGCTGGTATGGAAGCTGCTAAAGAAGATGATAAATCTAATGAAAGTTTTGAATTAGCTATAGTACATTCACTAAATGAAGCCATTCTTAATGGAACAGTTGATTTTACTGATATTGTTGAAGAGGGTGGAGGAATTCCATTTGTTTCTGCAATCGCTCATAAGATGCACCATATTCCTCCATTTAGCCTTTTAGATAAAGTTAAACAAGCAGCAGAAAAAGTTGCAGGTGGAGCACTTAATAAATTCTCATTCTATGCAACTCAGCTTGCTGGAGCACCAGGACCTTATGAATTTGCTGTATTAGCATCAATCATCGGTGTTGTTGCTGAATATCAAGTAAAACATGCAGCAGAAGGAGCAATTCTCAGCGTAATTCCTGGAATCGGTACAGTTGTTCATTTTATTACAGCAACCGCAAAATACCTGGCAATCATTGCCGTAATCGAAGCACTTATTAAGCCAAAAGGCGAAGAAGGCGAAAATGCAGATCATTAATCACATTTAAAATCTACATATAAAACCCTGACTTCGTCAGGGTTTTTTTATAAACTTTTTCCGAAACAAACATATAATACTTATGAAAATTGTATTTTTAGATAACGATGGCGTAATTTGCCTTGCTGATAATTGGGGCGGTCGCTTCAAAAAGCAAAAGGAATGGGGTGGTAGGAAACTATCCATGACTACTCGTGAAATGCCAGTCGAATACAGATTCGATAATTTTGATAAAAAAGCAATTAAAATCTTAAATGAAATTTTAGAACAAACTGGAGCTGAAATTGTAGTTAGTTCTGATTGGAGATTGCATGCTAATTTACAAGAATTAGGAGAATACTACTTAAATCAAGGTATTATTAAGGCTCCAATTGCAACGACTGATATGTTTAAAGACCTGTATCCAAGCGAATGGTCTGGTTTTCGTTTTAGAGCTGAATTAGAACTAGAACGTAGCATGGAAATCAATCATTGGGTTGAAAATCACCCAGAAATTACACATTGGGTTGCCATTGATGATTTAGATATGAGTGTTAAATTCTTAGGCGATCGATTTGCTTCTAAAGATAGTAGTGATAAAAAGCCAGGATTAACAAATTTTGTTCATACTCCTCGTAATCGAGAAGGAATCAAACAGAGCGGTGTTAAAGAAGAAATCTTAAAATTTTTAATATGAAATACGTAAGCATTGATATCGAAACCACCGGAATCGATAACGAATCAACACAGACATTATCAATTGGATTAGTAGTAGAAGATACTATTGATATTAAACCAATTGAAGAATTACCAAAACTAGAAATTGCCATTATTCGTGAAAGAATTGAAGGTGAAATCTTTGCGATTAATATGAATCGTCAACTAATTGCCGACATTTTAGAATACAAATTGGCTAGAACTGATGAAGAACGTAAAGAAATTGAGCAACGAACTGGTCGTGAATATCTTTATGAAGAAGATGTAGCAAAGAGAATCTTTCAATTCCTATATGATAATGGTGCACTAGATGGTAAATACGATCCAACCGGTCATTTTGAAATCGTTAATGGTAAATCATATCCAGCTTTAACTTCCAAAATGAAACCTTTTTACTTTAATGCAGCTGGTAAGAACTTTGCCAACTTTGATAACAAGTTTTTAGAAAGGTTACCAAGATGGAAGCAATGTTTAAAAGCTCGTGGCCGAACTCTAGATCCATCTGTCCTATTTATTGATTGGCAAAATGATGATTGCGCTCCTGGACTTAGCCTTTGTAAAGAACGTGCCGGATTAGGAGATGTGGTAACACACAATGCAATTGAAGATGCTATGGATGTTGTAATGTTATTTAGAAAAGCTTATGTCAAATAAAGTAATACAAATCGAATTATCCGACGAACAATAGTCCAAATTTGATGAATGGGCTAAAAAGATTAAAGATCTGTTCGGAGAATATGGCCTAATGACATGGTCAGTTACTTCGTACGGTATGGGATCTTCTATTAAAGTATACAATCACTTAACTAAACTTGAGTTAGATTTAACAGATGAGGATTCTTGGTAAATAATAAAATTATGAGTAGAAAAATCGAACACATTAAAATTGGTAAAATGGATATTCTAATAGAGTATCAAAGGACTGAGGCCAATTATGGTCCTGGCCTACCAAAGCATGTTGCACTTGCCGAAAGTATTAACGTTCTTAAAGAAGATTGGAGAACTGGATCTTTGGCTCCAGCATATGAACTTAATTCTAAAAATAGAATTAAGAAGCATTATTATCTTATTTGGTCTCCTAATGAAGATTATCATTTAGGTGGATTTACGCATCTTGTAACTAAATCAGGCCGGCCTGTTAGTTTTAAGTCGGCAATGAAAACTTATAGAGATGCTGTAATGGCAACTGAATTCTTAGAGTTCAAAAAAGTTTCTAAATAAACTTGAAACAAAGATTAAGTACCCTATATAATTATCAAATAAACAAAAAATAACAAAAACATGAAAAAGTACACTTTTCTTTTCGCAATCGCAATGGTAATTGGATTGACATCTTGTGGTAATGGTAGCGGAACTGCTACAACTGGTTCAGATTCAACTGCTGTTGATTCTACTGCTGTAGTAACTGATTCTACATCAACAGATTCAACTGTAACAGTTGATCCTGCTGCTCCTGGTGTTTCTCCAACTACATTGGCACCTTCCGCTAAGTAATTAGCGCCACAATACAGGGATGCTTTCAGCAAATTTACAAACTTTTATTGGAAAAAGCAAAACAGCATCCCGTAACTTGCCTTGGTGGTGGAATTGGTAGACACACTAGACTTAGGATCTAGCGTCGTAAGACATTGAGAGTTCGAGTCTCTCCTGAGGTACAAATATTTAATTCTAATGAGGATAATTGGTAAAAATGAAATAATTGAAAGTCAAGGAATGACAGTTCAAGATTTACTTGAATTTATTGAAGAACGTAACATTCCATTGACCGCTAAGATTATGATTCAACGTGTAGAAGATAAGTATTTTGAAGGCATTGATATTTCTGGTATGCAAACTTCAGATGGAGGAACTTATCCACCTGGAACCAAAGCAGAAGGATGGGGAGTTTATCCAAAAAAAGGATATGCATTCTATGAAGCTGAAGAATTAAATATCAAGATGAGGGAAGAAGTTGAGAAACGCAAAAATGGAGAAGAACCTGAATATCCTGGAATCGAAGATCCAGAACAATATATACAAGACCTAAAAGATTCTAAGCTTTTAGAACAATACCATCCAGCTTGGTCACCAGTCTTTTACGAAGACGAGCAAGACCTTCTTTTCATCGACCTTCATTATTAAGAATATATAATATGTTATTATATATTTATGCTTCTGTAGCTCAATAGGTAGAGCAATTGATTTGTAATCAATAGGTTGCAGGTTCGATTCCTGTCGGAAGCTCACATTATCGTTCTTTGACATAAAAAAACATAAAGATTATGGAAACAACATCATTTGTTTTAGGGATGTCATCGGTGGTGGTTATTGCATTAGCAGTAGTTGCTGTTGTTGGATTCTTTAAGGCACGAAAAACAGAAAAAGAATTAGAACGCACAAGTCAAGATTTATATCTTGAAATTGAAGACCTTCGAAACGATATTAATCGCAGAGTAGATGAATTAGAGAGTAATACACATTCTCAATTAGATTCAAGATTAGACAAATTAGAGTCAAGATTAATGGACACAATCAAAAACGGTTGCGATCCTGTAAAGAATAAAAAATAAACTCGTTAGAGAACGATAATGTATTTTTACAAAATGGTCTCGTAGCTCAGCTGGATAGAGCAACTGCCTTCTAAGCAGTAGGTCTCAGGTTCGAATCCTGACGGGATCACAAATGCCAATATGTTTATATGAATAAAATACTTATTACCGGCGGAGCTGGATTTATTGGTAGTAACTTAATAAAAGCCTTAAGGGCTCAATATCCAGATTCTCAAATTACTGTATTAGATAATTATTTTACTGGAAAACAAGAGAATCATGTATCTGGGGTTGAATATTATCGAGGCCATACATGGGAAGCTGACCATATTTTTCGAAACCAAAGTTTTGATATTGTCTATCATTTCGGTGAATATTCTAGAATAGTTAAATCATTTGATGATATTGACTATGTTCAACGTACTATTTTAACAGGAACACCAATCATTATTAATTTATGTCGAGAATGGAGAGCTAAACTAATTTATTCAGCATCCTCATCTAAATTTGGAAATGGAGGTAAAGATGAAAACCTTTCTCCATATTCATGGTGTAAGGCTAAAATGGTTGAATTAATTAAAAACTACGGTGACTGGTTTGGTTTAAAATATGAAATATGTTACTTCTTTAATGTTTATGGTCCTGGCCAAATTATGCAAGGCGATTATTCGACTGTGATTGGCATTTTTGAACGTCAATTTATGAACAATGAAGAATTGACAGTTGTTGAACCAGGAAGTCAAAGCCGAGATTTTACACATGTTAATGATGTTGTTAGTGGTTTAATTAAAGTTGCTAATAAAGATCTTTGCCATGAATGGCATCTTAGATCTGGTAAAAATATAACAATTCTAGAAGTTGCACAATTGTTTGGAACTCCATATAAATTAATACCTACTAGACGTGGCGAAAGATTTACAAGTCAAGAGTTTCCATCTGATACTGAAGAATTATTAGATTGGAAACCCACACATAAATTAGAAGATTGGATTCAACATTTAAAAGATATTAAGTGCAAGAGCAAATAAAACAAACATTAGATAAAATATTGGAGAAGGGCCTACTTGGGCCCGATTTTCAATTTAGGACTGGGCAAAGAGAAACTGTTGAAGCCATTTGTCAAGCATATTTTGAAGATTCAGAAGGCACTATTGTAATTGATGCTCCGACTGGAACTGGTAAATCAATCATTGCCATGGCTACTAGTTTGGTTCTAATTGAGTTAGGTAAGAAAGGTTACTTAATTACTAGTGATCTAAGCTTACAGGACCAATACGAATCGGACTTATATAGGTTAAAGTTACCCTGGGGTTCAGTGAAAGGAGTTGACAATTATGATTGTTCGGTGAATGGATTACCATTCAGCCTTGGTGATTGTCGATTAAAGGGCATGAGTTACGAAAAGGCCAAAGAGTTATCGTGTTATTCAAACTGTGGATATTTAAATGCTAGAGATAAGGCAATTAATAGCCGAATTGCACTATTAAATTATAGTTTTTGGCTGATTCAACGCAACTATGTTGAAGATAAAAGAGCCGAAGAAGGTGGATCTCCATTTGAACAACGAGATTTTGCATTCTTTGATGAGGCGCATAAAATTGATGAGATTGTACAGAATCATTTTAGTCCAAAGATTGATAAAACTATTTTAACCAGAATTCAAACTTTAAATCAATTCTTGGCTAGATGGGCTTTTAATAAACCACATATCACAAAGAATAAACTTGAGTCAATATTCTATACACTCTTAAAATCAACTAATAAACCAGAACTACTAATGACAATGGAAGAATTGAAGAAATTCTTTGAAATTTATTTGGCAATTGGTAAAGATGTTAAGAATACTGCTAAGAAAAGATTTGGTGACTCTTCAGTTCCAAAGGACTGGCAATCTGCTTTTACTTCATTTGATCGAATCAAGGACATGCATTGTAAATTTGAAGATTATATTGAAATTTTGCAGCAAGTTGGAGTTGACAAAATGGTAGCAAATCAAATGGCGGAAGAGGCTGAATTTACATGTATTGAAGAACAATGGTTAATTAAGAAACATTTACATAAAAAGGCTGATTTTAAAGTTTTCATGAGTGCAACAATCGGCGATCCGGCCAGTTACATGAGGATTATGGGAATTGAGAATGCCCGATTTATCCGATTGAACAACGATTTTAATTATGATAAATCACCAATTGTATTTGTAAATAAATTTAAAATGTCAATGCGCGAGAAGGACAAGAACTTTGGCAGCGTACTTGAAATTTTAGATAAAGTTCTATCTAAACACAATGAACATCGAGGTGTAATTCACACAGGTTCATACGAGTTTACTCAGAAGATTCTAGAGTCGAGTAAATGGAAACATCGATTAATTAGTTATGTTGACTCTAAATCAAAGGCTGATGCCCTAGATAAGTTTAAAAATTCAGAGAATGGTATATTAATTGGACCATCAATTTTAGAAGGTCTAGACTTAAAAGATGATATTAGTCGATTCCAGGTCTTTTTTAAAGTACCATATCCATCATTAGGATCTCCACATATTAAAGCCAAAATGACACAAGTTCCAGATTGGTATGATTGGAAAACTTCAGTTAGTTTTTTACAAGGTGTTGGTCGATCAGTCAGAAGTAAAGATGATTGGGCTGTAACATATGTTTTAGATGCTTGTTTCCGAAGCCTAGTTGGTAAGATGCCACCATCAGTCAAGGGGCGTATCAAAATGTTACAATAATATATAGTATATGAAAAAGATAAAATTATTTGAAGAGTTTTTAACGGATTCTATTAGGATGGAATTGGTTAAAGTTCTGCATGAAGGAATTAAGATGATTCAAGTTGAATCTCTTAATGAATCTAAATATCCTGAATTAAAGAGACTTTTAGATAAAGCAGAAAAAGAAGGTAAAAATCTTTTAATAGCCGAATTTGTACCAGAAATTGAAGCACTTGTTGATAAATTTGGACAATCAGGTCAATCTGGAGCTTCAGCGCCTTTTACGGCTGGAGCAATTGTTGATACTATTAAAAAGATGTTGGCACAAGAGCCTCTTGGTGAAGGTATTGAATGTACTGATGATGAATGGTCAGATTGCTCAGTTTATGAAGATGCTGAAGAAGGAACTGGAACATTTCAAAATAAAAGACTTAGTTCTGTATTTAAACAGGGTAAAGATGGTAAACCTTACTATCTGAATGCAATCGTATTTGTACCTGAAGGAAAAGATTATGGATTTACTGGAAATGGCGTTTCTATCACCGAAGGCAGTGATGAAAAGGTCGGTTCATTTCAATATATTAAATCATTACCATTTATACCTAAAACTTTTAAAATTACAGTTCACGAGAAAGAATATCGTAAATTAAAAGACGGATCTCTTGTTGAAGAAGTTGGAGGTGGCTGGTGGGAAAGTTGGTTAGTAGATCCTAAACAATTAGATGAGGTTTGGGAATATTATGATAAAAAAGAACCAAAGAAATAATGAAATTCGTAAGGTTATTTGAGCAATTTATTAACGAATCAAAGGTTGAATTAGCAAATCAAAAAATTGATGATTTGCCAAAGGGTGCAACCTTTGAAGATGCCAAAAAAATTGATGGTGTTTTTGATAAAAGCAAGCATACTTGGAGTGAAGTGATTGAGGCATTTGAATCTAACCAAAAAGATGCAAAAGTTAAATCAGTAAATGTAAAAGATATTCAAATAACTCAACCAAATATTCAGGCCAATAAAGTAAAAAGAATGATTGCTGAGCCTGGTAAATTACCAATAATTAATGTAGTTCAATTTTCAGATGGAATATCAATCTATGATGGTCACCATCGATTAATGACGGCATGGGCTCTTGGTGAAACTAAAATTAAAGTAAATCTTGTAAAGATATGAAACATATAAAATTATTTGAAGAATTCATCGCAATCGATGAAAAGAAAGGAGATTCTTATGACTATGGTTGTGTTATGTTATATTTTGGTTTTTCTCAAATTAATAAAATTCATGACGCAATAAATCCAGATCATCTTTATACCGAAGATGAAGACAGAACTTATGGTTTAGAAGATGAGCCACATTGTACACTTTTATACGGTTTACACAAAGAAGTAACGGTTGATGATATTAAAGAAATTGTTAGTCAATTTCAATATGACAAATTAAAATTACATAATGCATCTCTTTTTGAAAATCAATATGATGTTTTAAAATTTGATGTTGGTTATACGGAAGAAGGCAATAACTTCTTGCATGCTTGTAATGATGCACTTTGTAAATTACCACATACTAACTCATATCCTGATTACCATCCACACATGACAATCGCATATATTAAAAAGGGTCTTGGTCAGAAATATGTTGATATGTTAAAGGGTACGGAATTTCAAGTTAATCCAGAATATATAGTTTATAGTCAACCAAATGGCGAAAAAATTAAATTAGAGATTTAATGAAATCTGTTAGATTATTTGAGGAATTTATACTTGAGAATGATAGATCTGAATTATCTCAAAAGATAACAGATGTTAGAAGTCAACTTCAAGATTTAGAACAATCATTAAGAGATATGGGAAAGGATGAAGATCCAGACCCAGTTAAAATGGCAATCACACAATTAAAGATCCAAAAGAATCATTTAAAGAATCAAATGTTACAATTGGACATGAAAATTTTATCATTAAAAGATTAATATGAAAAAGGTTAGACTATTTGAAAGCTTCATTAATGAAGGTAAATTTAAGGTTGGTAAAACTTATAATTGGCACGGTATGGAATGGGATCCTAAGGCTAAAGAGAATATTAAAGTTGTAAAGCCGGTAGAAATCACTAAAATCGAAGGAAACAAGATTTTTGGCCGATTTGAAGGTAGCTCCGAAGAATATATTATTAGAGAACCTGAGAAGTACTTAAAGGCATAATGTTAATAACTTTTTGAAAATATTTCACCCGACATTTTTTTATGTCGGGTTTTTTGTTTATATTTACATATCAAATTAAACAAATTGAAATTATCAAATAAAATAAATATGGAAAAAACGTTACAACTACTACAGGACTTTGTAAACAAATCAAACCAGACAAACTCTAACACTGACAAACTTGCAGTTATTAAAGAGTTTTCTCAATATCCTGAAGTTGTTAAGGCTCTAGAGTATACTTACTCGCCTTTTAAACAATATTATGTCACTTCAAAAAATTGTCAAAAACGCAACGACCTACGTGGTCTACAAAACAACTATACTAATATTTTTAGTCTTTTGGATGATCTCTGTGATCGTAATATCACTGGCCACTCCGCCATTCAAGCTGTTAATACGTTTGTTAGCGAAAATGCTGAATTCGAAGAGATAATTTGGATGATTCTTGATCGAAACCTTAAAACTCGATCAACTACATCAATGATTAATAAAGTGATTCCTGGATGTATTCCGACATTCGAGGTTGCACTAGCTGCGACTTATAATAATGATACAAAGAAGAAAGTAAAGTGGTCAGACAGGTGGTTCGTAAGTCGTAAATTAGATGGTTGTCGTTGTATTTGTATTATGCAGCCTAACGGAGAAGTAAAATTCTACTCACGCGCTGGAAATGAATTCGAAACCCTTGGAGTTATTCAACAAGAATTAAGTCGAATTCCACAAAGTTTGGTTCTTGATGGTGAAATTTGTATCATGGATGAGAACGGAAATGAAGATTTCCAAGGTATCATGAAGGAAATCAAACGCAAAAATCATACCATTCGTCGACCAAGATTTGTTGTATTTGATATGCTAACGATTGGCGAATTTAGTTCACAATCTTCAGTTCGTACTTTTAGTGAACGCCAAGCAAATATGAAAGCTTGGTTTGAAAATTATGCTGGAGAACTAGATTTTGTTACTCCACTTGAGCAAGTTAAAGTTGATACTGAAGAAGAATTTCAACAACACCTTGCAGTTGCAACTCAAAACAAATGGGAAGGCTTAATGCTCCGTAAAGATGCAGCATACCAAGGAAAACGTAGCAACGATATTATGAAAGTTAAACAATTCTTTGATGAAGAATACGTTGTTGTTGATGTTGATATGGGTCCTCACCGAGTAATTGTTGATGGTAAAGAGGTTGAAGAAATCATGTTGCGAAATGTTGTAATTGAACATAAAGGTTGTCGAGTTCAGGTTGGTAGTGGATTTAGTCAAGAACAACGTAGACATTATTACACAAGTCCTGGAGAAATCATTGGTAAAACAATCACAGTTCAGTATTTTGAAGAGAGCCAAAACCAAAATGGTGGTTATTCACTTCGATTCCCAGTTATAAAACACGTATACGAAAATGGACGAACAGTTTAAAAAATTATATCAACCAACTGATGAGATGAGAACTAATCATCTTTCAGTCAAACCAGGCGGTTCAGTCGTCAGGGTTATATTTGAAACACATGCGGTTGATTATGATAAGATTAAATATCCTAGTAAATATGTCAACACACTTCTAAATTCACAGGATGCATCTAAGATTTTAGAAATTCATGTTGATGGTAAATTAACTTGGAAAAAGTAGAACCATGGTAAATATCGCACCACCTAAAGGAATTATTGAACTTAAGAATTATATTGAATGGTTGGCTGCAAACAAAATTGAATACAGGGTCCTATCAGCTGGAGATAAAGTTGATGGGACCCTAATTTTGTCTGGTGGGCCAGATATTGGAATTAATAAAGTTAGAGACGAATTAGAGTTTGAATGGCTAAAACAAGCAATCGAAGGAGGATATAAAGTTTTAGGTATTTGTCGAGGCATGCAACTTATCAACATACATTTTGGTGGAACTGTAGAAAACTTAAATGAACGAGTTTTAGAAAACCATCTAATCGATCAATTTGCTGATGATGAATGCCATAATGAAAGATTATCTCAATTTCATTGGGTAAAGAATATTAAGAATGGAGAGACATTCATTGTAAATTCTAGACACCATCAACACTGTGCAATTATCGGTCGAAAATTGATACCATCACATTATTCATTAGATTACACAGTAGAAGGATTTATTAATCCTGATAAAACTATCATGGGGGTTCAATGGCATCCTGAACGAGAAGAGGTTAATATTCCATCCTATAATATTGGTCGTCAAGAACCTATAAATTTTTTAAAAAATTTTTAAAAATAAAGTGAAAAAGTTTTACCGTTTGGAGAAAATTGTTTATATTTACATATAACAAATTAACAATAACATTATGACAACTTCAGAACTTACAAAACTTACTCCACGTGAAGAAATGATTCAAATCTATTCTGACTTCCATAAAGATGCTTATGGTTTTCGTCCCCGTGGTATCGATTATGATTCTATGTCCTTAGAGGATCTTGAGGCTGATTTTGCTCGTTTTGCTGAAGTATGCAAAGAGAATGCTGAAGCTGAAGCTGTAGCCGAAGCTAAAGCTGTTGAAGCTTTTAACGAGTCTGTTAAAAAGACCATTGCTTTAGGAGCTGGTAATGAACGTACAGCTCTTCGTTGGTTGGCTGATGCTGGTGTTGTTGATAGCGGTTGGGATATTGATTTCTATCTTTGGAAATTAGGTATTTCTACCTATTCTTCTGCTGGTAAGTCCATTCATGATAAATTGTTACCTTATTGGAGAAAGTCTTTGCAGAAACAAGCTGCATAATGTTAATAACTTTTTTGAAAAAAGTTTTACCGTTTGAAAAATTATAGTTATATTTACATATCATTAATTAAAACAATAACAAAATGAACTACTCACAAATCCTTTCTCAAATCAACACCCTTTCTACTGCCGAACTTTCACAGTTAAATGCAGATCTTATTGACATTATTAAAATGCGCCGCCGCCAAGATGCTCGTATGGTTAAACGTTCTCTTGAAGTTGGTATGACTGTTAAAGTAAACCATCCGCAAGCTGCTGGTAAAACCTTTAAAGTTGTCAAAATCAACCGCACTAAAGTACATTTAAGAGAAGATGGTAAAATTAGTCTTATTTCTGCTCCACTTAGCTTGACTGAAGCTATTTAATTTTTAGTAAACAAAATCAAAATTTAAAATAAAATAAGTATGGTTAACAATCTCGAACTCGGCTACCAAATTGAACTATCTGATGATTTAATTCTCATTAGAAAGGATGGCGAAACTTTTAAATGTGTTCAAGTAAATAGTAATAATGCAATTGAAAAATTCCATGAATGGACTGGAAAATTGAAAGAGCATGTTATTAAACAAAAACAAAAAATGCGCGATGCCAATTAATGATGGAAAACATATAGAAGCAATTCTATTCCAAGCATATAACTATGGAATTCATCAAGAAGTCCAAAGTTATGTTACTAATGAATTAATTAAAAATCCGCTACCACCACATCAAGCTAAAGCTTTTCTTTATGAAAAAGCTTTTAAAAAGTTTTATCTTGAAAAGTATGGAGAAGAATTTAAAGATTTTATAGTTTACTAACAATAATAATATGGAATGCTTTAATTGTAATAAAAAAGCCGTTAAGAAAATAGGTTTTGAACCAGACCTTGGAGAAATCTATCTTTGTGAAAATCCAAAATGTAAGAAAAAGGCAGTAGAAGATATTGAAAGATTTCAATATTCTAGAGATTACCAAGGTCGAAGAAAGGATCAAGTTGAGTTTTTTGAAAAAATGGGAGCTTATTCTTTCATAGCAATTATGATAATAGTAATAATTTTAGTTATAGTTAAATATGCGCAAATTTTATAGAAATTCAAAGGATGGTTATATCGGTGGAGTATGTGAGGGTTTAGGTGAATACACTAGTATTGATCCTATTTTTTGGAGATTTGCATTTGTTTTTATTCCAGGATTAGGCGCACCATACCTTCTGCTATGGTTTTTTACACCAAATAAATAATCTATGAAGTTAACAGTAAGAAGAACGCAAGAACGCGTTATTAAAGTAACAACATTGCCAGTAGAATTAGATTCAGTTGATTTTCCAGAATTTAAAGGAAAAACAGAAAAGGCATTTTTAGAATATTTGTCAAATAATTTTAAAGAAATTATTAATGACGATTCTTATTACGAACATCCAGTTCATCTTTTGGTTGAAGGTCCGAATCAAGTGTATTATGATTCTTCTACTCTTCAATATACTGGATCTTTAGAATCTGGAGAAATTGATGAGGCTAACCAAGAGAATGGATGGTTCAATACAAATAAACAAATAAAATTAGAAATAAAATGACGCAGGAATTTGAAGACAAGGGTATTCATTTTGTTAAATTTGGAGCTGAGTGGTGCCAACCATGTAGAGCTTTAGAACCATCTTTAAACAAATTTGAAGAAGAGTATATAAGTAAAGTAAAAGTTCATCGCGTGGACATTGATGTGGCATTTGATATGGCATCTAAATACAATATTAGGAATATTCCTACGATTATAATATTTAAAGATGGCGAGCCGATCGATCGTTTACACGGTGTTCAGAGTTTACAAAATCTGAAAACCAAATTAGAATATGTGGAATCCAATTAATTTAGTAAGGTACTGGTGGTACTTTGTAAAAGAACTTATTTTATTATTTAAAGCTTATAAGGCTGTTAAAGGAATTGAGCCTACTCTATTCGAACAAGGATTGAGAGTAGATTGGATCGGTAGAGTTTATGCAGTTATTAATTTAGATGACGAAGAATTAAAACAACCAGAATTACTACAACAATCTCTAGTGATTCAAGCCTTAAGTCCAATTAGTAATATTTTAATGAAATATGGATTATCTGATGTTTTATATCCAGATATCCGTAAAATTGAAGGTACAAGTTCGTATCTTGTGATTCTCTATCCAGAAACTGATTATGCTAATTTTGGATCCTTTTTAACTGCATCATTTATGACCAGTGCATATTCTGTTGCAGGTTGGGCAATCGTTAAGTTTGTACCATGGGACAAAATAGTATAGTATGAGTGAAACAATCAAACGAGTTGAAATAAAGGGTAAAAGGTTTTACCAAGTCAAAAGAGGCAAAGAAATTCTTGGCCTCTTTCCGTCTGTAACCACGGTTCTTGGTGGAACCAGTGATCAGTCTGGTTTAGATTCATGGAGACAGAGAGTTGGAGAAGAAGAGGCTAATAGAATCTCAACACTTTCAGCAAACAGGGGAACTGTTATGCACCGTCTTATAGAATTATACAAGCAAATAAAGGGTTCTAAAGAGGAAAGACTAGGTGAATTAAGAAAGGTTTTATATAAAGATCGAGAAATCAAGAAATTTGATGTAGAATTCATTGAAGAAGGCTTAAAATTCTTTATGAAGTTTTGGAACAATCATGATCAGTTTTTTGATAAGATTGAAGAGGTTTTAGCCGCTGAAAAATTCTTATGGTCTATTAAGGGTGGTGGATATGCTGGAACAGTCGATAATGTTTCAAGATTGATAAATCAAAGAGTACTTATTATTGACTATAAAAATAGCCGAAAGCCTAAGAAAGATGATTGGATTCAAGATTATTATCTACAGGCCGCAGCCTATTTCGTTGCATTTTGGGAAAGAACTGGAATTCGACCAATGGGCGCTGAAATTTGGATTGCTAATGAGATTGATGAATGTCCGCAGATATTCACATTGACAGAAAAAGACATAAAATACTATTTCGCTGAGTTTCAAAAGAGACTTGCCGAGTTTAAACAATCTATGCAAAATATATAGAATATAATATAAAAAGTAAAATCATGGAAAAATTTAATTTATTTTTAGAAAAACACGGAACTAAACTAATTTTAGCATTAGTTATCATGACATGGTTAAAAGCATGCTCTATTGATTCTGAAATTACTAAAGTTAAAAAAGAGTTTCAAGCTCAAAAAGCAGTAATTGATTCTTTGCCAAGTTCTAAAGATCTTAAAATCGAAGGTTTAAAATCTGAAAAGCGTATGATTCAATCAACTGATCGTAAGTTGCTTGATGTAACACGTCAGACTGAAATTGATAAAGAATTACAAAAATTAGAGTCATCTAAATAATGGCAATTGAAAAAGAAGAACGTGGATTTGGCGATACCCTATTAAATTTTAATAAAAAAATAGGGATCGCCAAACTTGCTGATTCTATAGCAAAATTAGCGGGATACGAGGATTGCGGCTGCGAAGATCGAGCTGAAGTAGTTAATCAATGGCTTCCGTATAAAAACCAAAAGGAAAATAAAGATGAAGAACCTAACGAGTAAATTTATTATTGGTACTTTTGTATCATTATATTTAATGGTTAGTGTTATTTCTACCATTCACGTAGTTGACTTTTTTGAATTATCAAACCCGTATTGGTTAGCAGTAACATTGGCTATAGCCTTTGAGCTTGGTGCAGCAGCATCACTAGCATCATTAATTGTTTTAGATAAAATGAATAAAACATTAGTATGGGCATTATTCATTACGATTACATTAATGCAGATGCAAGGAAACATGTATTATGCATTTAAGAATATTCAGAATTATGAAACATGGTCTCAACTTTTTAATTTAATTGAAGAAGATCCATTGTATCAAAAGCGTATTCTTGCGTTTGTTTCTGGTGCTATCTTACCACTTGTAGCACTAGGATTTATTAAATCATTAGTAGATTATATTAAACCTGATACTAAAACTCCTGAATATCCTCTGGAAGAATCGATTGAGGACATGCGAAATGTTGTAAATTCATACGATGATTTACAAGAAGAAATTAAAAATGTTCAGCCAACCGAAGAAGATTTTCAATCAGTTGAAAAAAGCATTGAATCTTCTGAAAGTTTACCAGATTTAGTTGATATTATTGAACAGTCAAATCAGGAATCTAGCGAGGGATTAGTTAATTCTAATAAGACAAAAAGATCTATAATTGTTGATTTTGATAAAGATCAGGATCAAAATGGTTTTTATCTTAAAAGAAAATAAGTATGATTCTTGAAAATCTAATTAATATTCCAAGACCATATATTTCAAAAGAATTAGAAAGCAACACTCTTAAGCACGTCCAACAAGGAAGTGCTTTTGTTGCTTATGAGATGTTTCTTTTAACAAATGGTGTCAAAAGAAGATATGATTTTATGGAATATGACAACCAGTATCTAGACCTATCTGCTTATGTGACGGTTGATTACGCTCTAACTGGTAAGGCTAAATCTCAAATTATTAAAACTGATTTGGCCGAATTTTTATTAAAAAAGAAACCACGTTATACTGTTTTTTGTGAACTTTCAGTAAAAGGACAATATAATAATTACATTTATAAATTTAGGTTTAAGACAACCAGAATTAATTCGGTATACCGGGTTATTGAAGAAACTAAACAAGAAATTAAGCAAATATTAGAAAGCTATGAATAGTTTAAAAATAGTTTATATCATTCCGAGATTAGAAATGTCGCCAGCAACTACAATGCTGATGCGAAGAATAGTTGAAATGAAAAAAGATTCACATGATGTGTATATTGTTGAGTGGACCAAAACACCGAGCTTACACAGGGATAAAGTAATGGAATTGGTTGATAATAACCATTTCCTGACTCTTGGTACTCCTAATGAATTAACAGGGTTCCTACTAGATGTTCAACCTGATATTATCCACTTTGAGGAAATGCCAGAGAATCTAGAACCAGTTATGCCAAAAAACTTATATGATTGGATTTATGACCCTCAAAAGAATTGGAGAATAGTAGAAACTTCGCACACTTCGGCGGCTGACGCAATTTGCAGAAAACAGTGGGAACCAGATGCTTTCTATCTACATTCATTAGACCAAGTCGAGAATCAATTTGCTCTGATGAGGTCGCCCCTATTTCTAATCCAATTTCCTATTGATGTTGAAGATTCTTCAGAGTCTATGAGCACTCAGGAGATTTTAGGAGATTTTAAAATTTCAGGTGAGAAAAAACATATCGTAAATATCGGCCCCTTCACCGAGGCCAATAACCAGGACTATTTCCTAAGCATAGCCCAAAAATTCTGGGAAACCCAAGGTGATAAATACCAGTTTCACATGGTCGGACCCATGGGCCACCAGGTCGACCTACTGGCCCTGCCACCGAATGTCATCGCCTGGGGAGAGCAAGTAGATGTCTGGAAGTGGCTTCGAGTTGCCGACATAATGCTGCACACCACCATCCAAGACATTGACCCTTTCCAATGCCGACAAGCCATGGCCTATGGAGTTCGCATGATTGCATTGCCGCTTCGGTCATACCGAGACCAATATGAGGGCATTTTTACTCCAATGACCGGAAACCTAGATGCCGATGTATTTACACTACATGACCGTTTAAACTGCGGATGCCCTAGTCCTAAACCAATAAATGGTGAGGATAACATTAGATTTCGTCAACAGTTATCATTAACATATCATGACCTATTACAAGAAAAACCTAGTAGAGACGCAGTAGAGCAGCCACCACATCAATTGAGTATTGAATGGCACAATGGTCCAATTGTTACTAACCTCTCGGATCGAGAGTGTGAGATCAAATGGAGTCTAGGTAATGAAGAGGGTGGAACAATTTTACTTTCAGATGAACGCCAAACTAGAATTGCACTACCACTTCGAGAGGACGCATCAATTACGGTAAAATGGGAGGATCGAGAAGAGCGACATGCACCATATTTAAAAGGTGCACATGTTCTATTAGAACTCAAGAACGAAACCCTTGGCGCAACACTTGCAGCCGTCGAAGCCATTGCACAATGGAGCATTGAGAAGGGTCTGGGTAAGGTTTGGCTCCGATCAGCCTTTCATGATATAATTAACTGGGGTTGGTATACTCGTAAGGCAAAAGTTGCTCCTATGTGGCCTACTGAATGGAGCATTTGGAAACCTGAAATTGATATGACACAGGAGATTAACCTAACCGATGGTGATTGGTTAGAGGAAGTTGGTAAACAATTAGGCGTTAAAGTTGAAGAGAGGCTACAATTTGTAACTCTGAGAGCTGTTTCTAGACCAACACAGAATCGATATGTAGTTGTCTCAAATCAAGGCAGTTCACTTAGTTTAGATGCTTGGCAAGAGATTATTGATATACATAAGCGCATGGGTCGAGACATCCTGAGTGTTGGAATGACCCTGAAAGATGCCATTCGTATTGATGGGAATTGGGGACATGTTTGGAATGCGCTGCATTGGGCAGATTACTTAATTTGCGGAGCTGGGGACCACATGTGGCTTGGAATTAGTGCGGGCAAAAAAGTCCTAGTTCATGATGAAGGGCAACCCCACCACGCTGGATCAATGGTAACCTTAGTAGATTCTAATAATATTTTAAAAGACGAATATTTTAAAGACTTAGAAGTGAATAAATAAAGAGTTGTTGGAAAATAAAAACTCTACCACTATGACACGTTTTGAAATGGCCCAGTACATCTTTAGCGACTTTGGAATCCAAGTTACGAAAGAAGAAAAGAAACCTCAGCAGCCCTCACTTGTTACCATTGATAAAAATCATGCTATTCAAGAGGCATTAGAAAAAGAATTACAACGTGCCAAGAAGGAGTTATCAGTCATCAAAAAGGCACATAAAGGCGGTCGCTGTAATGCTGATGAAGTTTTTGACTATGAATGGAGAGTTCATGAAATTAAGACACAACTAGATGCAATTAAGCGCGGTGATATTGATAACTTAGAATTAGAATAAATAGTATATGAAAAAGGTAAAATTATTTGAAAGCTTCGTTAATGAAGACAAAATCCAAAATGCGTTAGGTAACATTGATAAATGGATGCCTGAAGATCCTGAATTACAGGATGAATACTATGAACTAATTAGTGCTGGTGATGTTAAAGGCATGGAAGAATTCTTAGATATGTATGCTGATGAAGATGGTTTGATGAAATATGGCATCAAATACCAAGATTTAGGTAAACTTGCCAAGGCTGCAGTTAAAGAATCTGTAAATGAAGCTAATGAAAGTGCAGTTAATCAATTTGCAAAAGATGAGCAAGCTGATGGATATGATGCTAAAGTTTTTCTAGGTAAATTTGATGGTACAACTTTTAAAGCTCAATCAACTAATAAAACTTGGGACGATGGAGTTCCAGTAACAAAAAACTTCTCTAGAGGTGGTTTTAAAGATGTTAAATTAAAAGGTGAATATCAACTGGTAGATTCTGATCGTGGTTGGTGGTATATTCAAGGTCCTGCTAGCATGTGGTATGCTGTAAAACACTCTGATTACGGAACACCTCCATTTGAATATTAATATGAAACATATAAAATTATTTGAACAGTTTATTAGTGAAGGAGTTCACGATCCAGGGATCCTAAAAGCCTATTTTATGGCTGGTGGACCAGGTTCAGGTAAATCTTATGTGGTTAATCAAATTTTTGGCTTTAGAGAGGACTCAACCTCAACTCTTTCAATGAGCACTGGCCTAAAATTAATTAATTCAGATCTTGCATTTCAATATGAACTTGAAAGAATGGGTTATGAAGCCTCGAAACTAGGTGATTATAAAAATGATGCAACAACTTGGGATGAGGTAATGAAACTTAGAGACAAGGCTAAGAATGTTACTAAGCACCGAATGGATGCGTATATTAATGGTCGTTTAGGCATGATTATTGATGGTACTGGTAAGGACTATGATAAAATCACAGGATGGGCTACTATGTTGAAAGATTTTGGGTATGATGTTCATATGATTTTTGTAAATACTTCTCTAGAAGTGGCACAGGAAAGAAATATGATGCGCCAGAGAACACTAGCTCCAGAAATGGTTGAATCTATGTGGAAAGAAGTTCAACAAAATCTAGGTCGTTTTCAAAACTTCTTTAAGAATAAAATGTTTATTGTTGATAATTCAGGAAGCGATAATAGTACAGTTAGTGAAATGGAACGCATTATTGGCAAATCAGCACATAAACCAGTTGAGAATCCGATCGGTAAGAAATGGATCAAAGAAATGTCAGTTCCAGACAAGAATAAAATTTCTTAAAATAATTCACTAAAAGTTTTTTCGTTTCATGGAAATTGATTATATTTACATAAATTAATCAATATGAATACGAATCTAAAGGGAACCTGTCCCGTTTGCAATGGAACCAAAAGAGTTCCAGTAAAACCAGAACAAGAAAGATATTGTCGCATTTATTCTGGGTATGATAAAGAAACTCATACCTTGGGATGTGGAAACTGTGGAAGCCAATACATGTTTGGTCGACCAACTGGAGAAGTTAAACTACGACCAGACGGAACGCCATGTACTCATGAATATGTTTCTAAAACAATAAGTAATTGTTATCACAGACATGAATGTATTCACTGCGGTGATGCATATCATATTGATTCTGGTGATTAATTTAAAAATGTTAATAACTTTTTTTGAAAATGGTGAAAAAAGTTTTACCATTTAAAGAAAATTGTTTATATTTACATATCATTAATTAGAAAAGAATATGATTAGAGAAAAACAACAATCTTCAGAAATTATTATCGATCTTACTGGTCCTCAAGGAAACGCATTCTTCTTAATGGGAACTGCGACCAGATTAGCAAGCCAACTCGGTTTAAATAAAGATCAAATAATTGGAGAAATGATTGCTGGTGATTATGAACATTTAGTTCAAGTTTTTGATAAACATTTTGGTACATTTGTAATTTTAGAACGATAATATGAATAAGAAAATCCTGTATATTGACCTTGACGGAGTCATGGTCGACCTAGAAAATCATGCTATTAAGCGCCATGGCGCCGATGCTGTTTCAAAACTAGGTAAATTAACTTCGATTGATAAACATCTATTTGATGATCCAGATCCAATGCCTGGAGCCATTGAAGCTATCAAGACACTTTGGGACAAATACGACATTTATTTCTTAAGCACTGCTCCTTGGAGCAACGTAAGTGCTTTCAGTGCAAAGCGCAGATGGGTTCAACAACATCTTGGTAAATATGCACATAAACGTTTAATCCTTTCTCATCGTAAAGACCTTTGCATTGGTGATTATCTTATTGATGATCGACCAAATAATGGCGCCGCAGAATTTAAAGGTGAATGGATTCAATTTGGACAGCCTAATTTCAAAGATTGGAGCATAGTTTTAGATTATCTTTTATCAAAGTAATATATAGACTATAAAATATAGTTAAACAATGAAAAAAGTAAGATTATTTGAACATTTTATTGGTGAAGCCGCTAGAGTTGGTAGTTCATCATGGTCGTCAGTTTTATCTGATTTAAAAAGAGATGGTTGGGATGTAAAAGGCAAACTAGCTTCTAAATATTATGATGAAGATGGTGAAGAAAGAAGGCTTGAAATAGACAATGATGGTGATGACATTTGGTGGACCATTTATGACGGAGATGATAAAGAATTAAATTCTGGTTCATTTGATGGAGAAGGTTTAAGTGCTGGTGAATTAGATGGAGAAGTTTGGAGCTATATTGAAGAATCATTCATAACCGAAGCTTTTGAAGTACATTATTCCGATGGAGTTCGTGCTGCTAAAAAGTTTAAATCTGAGAAAGACGCAATGTTATTTACTAAAGAGAAGATTGCATCAGGTAAATGCAAAGAAATTGCAATCTATAAAGCTGGATCAGGTTTTCATTCTACAGCAGATACTGAAGCAGTTGTTGCTTGGTGGGGAGATGGTTCTTACTTAGATAATGTTTCTAAGAAAGATTCTAAATTAGCTGCTAAGAAAATTGAAGAATCATTTGTTAATGAATCTGCTGAAGAAAAAGAAGCAAAAGCAATTCTTCAAGATTTATTAGGAGAATATGATCCATGGGAACTTGGTGATATGACCAAAGATGAAGCAGAAGAAACTGTAAGCGGTTATGGCCATAAAGGCTCAAAGGCTAAAAAGATTGCTGAAATTCTTTTTGATTTAGCATCTAATGGTATATTTGAAGAAGCAACTACATCGTGGGCAAAAATGATGAGAGGTGTTAAGGCTGGAGGTTCTGGTCCTTGGTCACTAGTTGCTATTGAGAATAAAAAAGTAGTAGGTCAAAGAATTGATATTAAAACTAAAGAAATTTTACCTGCTGAATTTGAAGCATTACGTAGAGAATATCCTAGAGCAAAAATTCATATTGAAGATGCTGGTGGAATGGTAGTTTGGAATGAAGAGATGTTTGTTAATGAAGCAATGTTTAAGGCTAAAGATTACGAAAAAACTTTAGTAACTTATGCAATTGATACTAAAGCCGATGAAATCTACGTTATTAATGTTAATAAAGTAATCATGTCAAGTTTTCCTGATACTTCAAAGGTTCCAGATAAAAGATTCCATGGAATGTTTGGTATGATGCTTGAGGAGAATTGGTTAAAACAATATGATAAATTACCTCAACCCGGTGATATTCTTCCTGCTCCTAAAAAAGATAAAGCTTTTGAATCTAAAGTTAATGAAGCTAAAATCTTAACAAGAGATGAAATGATGACTACAATGCGTGATAAATATGGCCTTAGTTTTGTAAAAACTTCTGAAGAATTTGATGGCGAAGAAGGCGGTATTTGGTTAGGTGGTAGTGAAGGTAAATTAATGCCAAATGCTAAAGATGATATGTTTAACTATTATCATGGTGGATCTAAATATCCACAAGGAATACATAAAGATCTTGCTAAATTCTTAGATAAATGCGGTTGGTATGGCCAATTTGGCGATCCAGGAACAGTATTTTTATGGCCAAAAAACTAATTGTTTATAATGAAATTCATTAAACTATACGAACAATACGTTATTGAAGCTGATAAAAAGCGCGGTCCAGACCCTTATATGACTGGATTAGATGATGAAACTGAAGAGGATAAGAAAGAACAGATGAAGAAACAGGCTGAAATGGATGATGATAATCCAAAAGCCTATAAAGAATTACCTGGAGATGAAGAGGCTAGAGAAAAAGGAAAGGTAAAAACATCTAAACATACTAAAACTTATCATGAATTATACGGTGATAAGAAGGATGAGGCTTTTGAATATACTAGTGTAGAAATTTCAAGAATCGTCGAGGAAGTAGAACAATCAACTGATAGAAGTCCTATTGATGATGATGCTATTGAAACTGGTTTAAAGAATAAATCTGAAGAGACCGGAGTTCCAATTGGAATTCTTAGAGCAGTAATGAGACGTGGTATGGCAGCTTGGAAAACAGGCCACAGACCTGGAGCTAATCAACAGCAATGGGGTTATGCTCGAGTAAATTCATTCCTTACTAAAGGTGATGGAACTTGGGGTAAAGCTGACAAGGATTTAGCCAAAGAAGTTAGAGATGGCGGTCATGATAAAAAATTAAAATAATAACATGAAGCATATTAAGTTATTCGAACATTTTATTAACGAAGAAAAAGCAGAAAGATTGACTATTAATGCTGCTCTTTGGAATGGAAGAAACCCAGAAATTATAAATAATCATCACGGCACAAATTACATTTACTATTCAGGTGAAGTATTTGGGGGTAAGTACTTGAATTACCTCGGATTACCTAGTAATGTTCTTATAGTTATTGAGCATTCAAACCGTGATAATAAGCTTTATGTTAAAGTAGGGTGTGGTTCTGAAGATGATAAAGGTGTGAAACTCTATCGTAAATCTATCGGTGATACCATAACACTCACTATTGATGAACTTAAAGCAGATCCAAAGGGTATAGCAAAAAAAGTTGCAGATATCTTTATTGCTGCTAAGAAGTATTTTGATATGAACTTTGAACCCTTTAATAAACGCGCTATCTTTAAAATGGATAAAGATTTAGAAAAACCAGCGCTAGAACTAATTGAATATACTATTCAACAAATAAAATAATAACATGAAGCATATTAAGTTATACGAACAACATGTAAATGAGGCTGCTAATCTTTCTAAGATTGCAAAGAATATTTTAGATGCGCTAGATAGTACTGCACAACTTCATGTTAATTATATTCCAAAAGAAGCACTTCGTGAAATTGAAGATGCTTTAAAGAAACATAAAACTCTTATTGGAAAAGATGCTGAAAAAGCAGCAAAACAAGTTAGAGCCAATTTAGAAGACATTGGTATTTTATCAAACACATTTAGTCCATTAGATGTTGAAATTATCATTATGAATAATCTTAATGAATCTAAAGATTCTGATACATTTGTTGGAGATCCAGGTGAAGATAAAAGATTAGTAGATATTAGAGCATTTAGAGGAAGTGTTAAAGATTTGACTGATTATGTTAACAGTAAGATAACACAACAAAATTAAAATATTTCACTCTAAAGAGTAAACATTTTAGTATTATTATAATATATAGATTGAGAAGTAATTCTACTTCACACCAAAAACATCATTTTTCAGCACTATGGAACATTTATCAGAAGAGCTGTTACGTCCTTCTGAAAATGATCCCAGTAAGACAAACCCGGTAAAGTCTGTGTGCGAGAAATTAGAAAGTTTAGAAAATAGTCTCCATGAGAATATTGACTATCTTTCGTATTTTCACATCGATGAAAACGATGAGTCAGATTGGTGGGTCTATTTCGGAGTTGGAGGTCCAGCATGAAAAAATTAAAGCACTTTGGAAACAAGGTGCTTTTTTCTTTTAAAAGATATATAGATTGTCGACTATGGTCAACAAATCACAACCTAATAATATGGACGGAGACAGTATACAACGTGAGAAAAATAATCAAAAAGAATCGAGCAACTGCTGCCTTGGTGATAGCGACCTTTCTGAACCCCCTGGGTTTCGACGCAGCTTTTTATACTGTAATGCAATGGACAAATTCTTATTGGATGACGTCTGGAATATTTTACCTAGGATCAGCATCATTTTTTGGCTTATACTTTTATTTGCGTCGTAAAGACGAACAAGTAGAGAGCAAATGAAGGTACGCCGGGTCAGCACTTGACTTTGCTCTCTAAACTTTTTTCACTTTTTTTCACTTTTTTTCAAAAAAAGTTTTACCGTTTGAAAAATTTTGTTTATATTTACATTGTAAACAAAAATAAGATTATGTTATATCGTTACAATAAATCAAAGATTATCCACGAAAAAATAAGTTTCAAGGCTTATTTACGTGTATTTACAATCATCACGACAGCATATTGTTTAACAATGTACATTTCCTATCAACGTGGTAAAATGAAGGCTTTAGAGGGAATGTCTGATATGGAGAGAGTGATAGAAATCAAACAACATGATGTTTTTACCAAGGATAAACTCGTCATGATGATGAAAGATTTAAATATCAAATATCCATGGATTCCATTAGCTCAATCGATGGTTGAAACTGGTCACTGGAAAAGCCACATCTTTCGTGAGAACAATAATCTATTTGGCATGAAAGAGGCTCGAGCTAGAGTTACAACATCATCTGGTACTCAAAATAACCATGCATATTATAATACTTGGAGAGAATCAGTTTATGATTATGCATTTTACCAAGCTCGTTATTTAGGTAGTATAAATTCTGAAGAAGCATATTATCAATATCTTTCTGCTAGCTATGCTGAAGCACCTCATTATATTCAAGCTCTTAAAAAGACCATCGATGACTATGATCTGAAGGAACTTTTCCAATAAAGATATATAGAATAGAAAAATTATACAATTCCGATGAGTAAAAAACTTATTAAAGAAGCTGGAGACCATGAAGTTTCAATGGCACATAATAGTTTAAAGGCTATTATTGATGCGGCCACCGAGTTGCAAGGTAAAATTGGTACTATGGAATTTGATATTCCAGGTTGGATTCAAGACCATATTGCAAAAGCTGAAAACTATATTACACAAGCAAGCCAAAATTTTCATAAATTACAAGAAGGCATTGAAGATGATGTTATTGTAACTAATCCTAATGCTGGAAATCCACAAGTTTTAACTTATGGACTTTGGTCTGTTAAAAACATTGGAACTTCAAATGTTCAAGTTCCAACTCCAGATCCTAATTTTGATCGCGATCAAATTGCACATTTAGCATCTCAACATGCTATGAGCCGTGAAGAATATATGGCACACTATGCTGTAGGAGCCAATTTAGACGGTTCAGATTCTAACAATTAAGCCAAGTATATATCATTTAACTGGTCCTATTCTTTTTTGTCAAGAATATATAAACTGATAAAAAAAGAATAGGACTTATCGTGTTTCCAGAAAATCCAGACAATCAGTCACCAAAAGAGTTAATCGAGAGCTTATATAAGGCTTTTGAATCATTTCGTCGTAAGATGGAAGATCCATCGTATATTCAATTAGAGTCAGCAATTCGACTCCTAATGGAAAATCAAAATGAAATGAAAAATGAAATTCGCGAGCTTAAAAAACAACTACTTAATCCAAATGATGGAATTGTTGTTGCTGTGAATAAAAACACATCTTTTCGAATTGAAAAAGAAAAAGATGAGGATAATTATGAAAAAATGGTAAGAGAACATGAAGAACTTATGAAATTTAAGTCAACTGCGACAAAAATTTTATGGGGTCTTCTTTCTGGAATAGGTACTATTATCATTTATTACTTTACTAAATATATGGGAGTGAAATAATATGATAGTTGATAGAATCACATTAGTTCTAGCGTACATTTACCTAGATAATTTTAGAGCATTTGGCGGAGAAGTTAATGAAATCATGATTTTGAAAGAAAACAAGTTTAGAAACTCAACCAAAACTCTTGTGAAAATGAATATGGATGAACTTGGAGACTATATACAAAATACAGCTCCAATTACCACTAGAACAGCAGTTGAAAGAAATTGTATCGATCAATGTTTATATTCATTAAGAAGTTTTAATTTTAGTGTTGATAGAGCTAATCGTTTTATCGAATATAGAGAAGGCACTGGTTGGATTTCCAAAGATGTGGATAAGATTAATGCAATGCAATTTTCACAATTATCTGAATACACTAGAACACTTAATAAAGTTCGTAAAATTTATGATGAATTATATCTTGATGAATATATTAAAGCTCAAAGCGAATATATTGACTGCGGATATATTCATCAGATGTTTAATTCATCAATCGAAGAAATACTTCAATTATATAATACATACAAAACATACTAATCAGTTTAATGTCTACATTAAAGAAAATCACAGAATACAGTTTCGATCACGGTAAACATCGTGACGTTAATGGTTTTTATATTCCATTAATTCCATCGGATTTTGATCGTCCATTGACACACGAAGAAATGGACTATAATCTTGCTCTTGCTGGAGAAATGATTAAAAATTATGCCATTAGAGGTAATGCAACCGGCGAAGATCAATATGAAATGTCTAATTCAGATATTGGTAAAACACTAGTATTTAGACAAGATATTAACGGTAATTACTTTTGGAATGTTGAATCAGTTTCATCTGGCGGTCCTACTGGTCCTCAAGGAAATACTGGTGCTCAAGGAGCAACTGGACCTTTAGGAACTCAAGGCTATCAAGGTAGACAAGGTCCAACTGGACCACAAGGTTCCGCAGGAGCTCAAGGTAATACAGGAGCTCAAGGTTCAACTGGTGCAACAGGAGCTCAAGGTAATACAGGAGCTCAAGGTTCTATAGGTAATCAAGGAGCTGTAGGTTCTCAAGGTGTTGGCGGTGCTGATGGAAGCAAATGGTATAGTGATATTATACAACCTCAGCCTATTAATGTATATACAGGTCAGCCATATGAAGAAAACGATCACTATTTAGAAATTAATAGCGGAAATGTTTATATTTTCCAGAATGGAAACTGGATTCTTCAAGGTTCAATAATGGGTCCTCAAGGAGATACTGGAGCGCAGGGAGCAACTGGAGTTCAAGGTTCTGTAGGTGCTCAAGGTGGATTAGGAGCACAAGGAAACCAAGGTCCAACTGGGTTTCAAGGAAACCAAGGTCCAACTGGTCTTCAAGGTCTAACAGGTCCTCAAGGTTCGACTGGAGCTCAAGGAAATGTTGGAGCACAAGGAAATGTTGGAGCACAAGGTAGTCAAGGTGATACTGGATATGGTTTTGAAATTGATTTTATCTATGATGACCTACAATTGCTATTAGCTGATAATCCAAGCCAGAATGTACAACCTGGTAAATTTGGTTTAGTTGCTGGTAATTTACCGCAAAATGATCCAAATTATGGAGCACTCTATTTATGGGATGGTGCCCAATGGCAATATATTACTGATATGTCGGTTCAAGGTGCTGATGGTGTACAAGGTCCTACAGGTCCTCAAGGTTCTATTGGATCTCAAGGAGCAACTGGAGCACAAGGAAATCAAGGAAATCAAGGACCTACTGGTCCTCAAGGAGAAACCGGTCCTCAAGGAGATACAGGTATTGATTCTCCATCAACAACATTACATTATTACATAGGAGGAAATCCATCAAATACACATTACCGTTTTAATGGTGGTCCTAGTAATACATTAGCTGGATTTGCTCAATTATTGGTAAGTAATGAGGCTATTGATGTGAATGGTAATCCAATCGGTGATCAGACTTCTTTTCTATCTTCAATTACCGCCGGAACTAAGGTTATTCTAACAAATACTGTAGACGCTAATAGCTATGCAACTTACGAAATAACAACTTCTAGCTTTTACGGTACATATGCTTTTTATGCTTTAACGTTTATTTCAGGAGGATCTGGATATTATGATGTATTTTCAAATAATATTTGGAGCATATCGTTTGTAACCGGTACTCCAGGACCTCAAGGTGATCAAGGTCCAACTGGTCCTCAAGGAGATACTGGAGCACAAGGAGATACTGGAGCACAGGGAGCAACTGGAGCACAAGGAAATCAAGGTCCAACTGGTTTACAAGGTTCAACAGGATTGCAGGGAGTTACTGGTCCTCAAGGAAATCAAGGTCCTCAAGGATTCCAAGGTGATAGAGGTTCGTCAAGCGGACAAACATTCTATATGAATGAGTCGGTTGTTCTTGTTAATAATGGAGGAGGAGCAAATGATATTAATGAAATATCTCCGATTCCAGTTTCTGGAGCTCAACAAACTGTTACAACGAATCTTACTGCTCTACAATCAGATGCATTAGTAACTAAATTCTTAACACCCGTTGGATTAGGCGTTGCGCTTGTTCCGGCGGGAATTCAGCAATTTAAAATGCACTTTACAAAAGCATCGGTAAATGATAATATTCAAGTATACGTAAAAGTATCAAGAACTGATCCAAATGGTAATGTTTTACAAGTTTGGGGAACAACGAATGCACATTTAATTGGATGGGACACAAATGCAACCACAATTGTTGATGTTTACCAAGATCTATTTATAACAACTAAATATGTTGACCCAACTGATAAAGTATTAGTTGAAATATTTGCAACAAATGATGATAATGCTAATAGAACTATTAAGTTTTATACTGAGGGTGTTGCTGATTATTCACATATTGTTACAACGTTAGGTGCTACTGAAGGTCCTACTGGTCCTCAGGGTTCTCAAGGAAATCAAGGTCCGACTGGAGCTCAAGGAAATCAAGGTCCGACTGGAGCTCAAGGAAATCAAGGTCCGACTGGACAACAGGGTTCTCAAGGTAACCAAGGTCCAACCGGTCTTCAAGGAGCAACTGGAGCTCAAGGTAACCAAGGTCCAACTGGTCAACAGGGTTCTCAAGGTAACCAAGGTCCAACCGGTCTTCAAGGAGCAACTGGAGCTCAAGGTAACCAAGGTCCAACCGGTCAACAAGGTAACCAAGGTCCAACCGGTCTTCAAGGAGCAACTGGAGCTCAAGGTAACCAAGGTCCAACCGGTCTTCAAGGAGCAACTGGAGCTCAAGGTAACCAAGGTCCAACTGGAGCTCAAGGTAACCAAGGTAACCAAGGTCCAACTGGAGCGCAAGGTTCAATTGGAGCTCAAGGATTCCAAGGTGATGTTGGTCAAGGATTCCATATTAATCAAATCTATAATGATTTGAATAGTTTATTATCAGATACCTCAACTCCGGCCGGAGAATTTGGTTTAGTTGCAGGAAGTTTAGATCCAAGCGATCCAGATTATGGTAAATTATATCTTTGGGATGGTGCGCAATGGACTTATATTACTGATATGTCGGTTGTTGGTGCAGCTGGAGTTCAAGGTCCAACTGGTTCTCAAGGTGTTGCAGGTCCTCAAGGAAATCAAGGTCCTTTAGGTCCTCAAGGAAATCAAGGTATTTCAGGTCCTCAAGGAAATCAAGGACCTACTGGTATTCAAGGTTCAACAGGTCCTCAGGGTTTAACGGGTCCACAAGGAGAAAAAGGATTCCAGGGAGATCATGGCCCGCAAGGTTCAACTGGTATTCAAGGAATTCAAGGTCCAACTGGAGCACAAGGTTCTGCAGGAGCACAAGGTTCGACTGGTGAAGTTATTAAGTGGTATTCTGAAAATGGAGTACCTCCAGGAGCATACAATCCAGGAATATTCATTATTGGAGAACATTGGTTAGATTTAGACAATGGCGATGTTTATGAATGGGACGGAGCAAACTGGATTCCTCAAGGAAATATTAAAGGTTCTGTTGGTAGTTCTGGAGCTCAAGGTTCTACTGGAGCTCAAGGTTCTGCAGGAGCTCAAGGTTCTCAAGGTCGTCAAGGTCCGACTGGAGCTCAAGGAGATACTGGTTCGACGGGAGCACAGGGTAGACAAGGTCCAACCGGTCCTCAAGGTTTACAAGGTGTACAAGGTCCAACTGGTCCTCAAGGAAACACTGGATCACAGGGTGATAATGGTGCTAGTGGCACACTTTCTGGAAATGGAGATCCTAATAGTAATAATGTAATAGGATCATTTGTAGGTCAAACATATATTGATGTATTAACTGGTGATTTTTATACTTGGAATGGTGGAAATTGGGATTTCTCATTTAATACAATTGGCGCACAAGGTTCTACGGGAGCTCAAGGTTCTCAAGGTCGTCAAGGTCCAACCGGAGCTCAGGGTATTGCGGGTCCTCAAGGAAATCAAGGTCCTTTAGGTTTCCAAGGTATTAATGGAACTAGTGGTGCACAAGGTAACCAAGGTCCAACTGGAGCACAAGGTTCTAATGGAGTTGGATTCTCAGTATTATACGATCAAATATTATATGTTGATCCAAATGGTAACGATGGTACTGCTGTATTAGGAGATCCTACAAATCCATGGGCAACTATTGAAGGAGCAATGGGATATTGTATAACAAATAGTATTACAAGATATGAAGTTTACGTAAATCCTGGTATTTACGGCATGTCAGCTACAAATCCAATCGATATTATCGGTACTGTTGCTTTAAATCTTTCACCAAATGTAAGAATTAATGCAGTAGGTGGTCAACTTTCATGTATATTCGAAATAAACAACGGTGCTGAATTTAAAATAAAGGGAGGCGGAAGAAGTCAAAGCAAAATATATGTTAATGGTAGAGGATTAATTCAAGGTAACGATGGATCGGAAATGATAATATCATTAAATGATATTTATGTTAAAGTTGATTGCAGCGATTCTGGATTTATGGATGGCGTTGTTGTTGAAGTTGTAAATGCCGATTTATTCGTTGATAATTGTCATTTAGAATTATTTTCAACAGCACAAGGTTGGTCTTCAGTTATTAGATTGATTAGTGGAACTATTAGTTCTAAATCATCAACACTAAAACTTAATCATCAAGGCTATGATATAGAATCAACACCAGACGTAGGTACGGGTTATGCAGCATTAAATTCATGGATTATTAGAGAAACTCAAAACGGTTCAATAAAACATAGAATTATATTGCATCAAACATCAATGGATATTGTTTCAGGTGGTGGATTTATCTTAACTGCACCGCAAGTAGGTACTCAAGATAGAAGCATTTTATTAGATTCTGTTTATATGCACTCACCAACTGGATTACACTTATCATTATGGAATGATGTAAATGCAGTTGATAACTATTATGTTGGTTCAAATTGTATTTCTGGTGGTATTGATCCTCAAGGCGGTTGGATTCAATTACCCCCAAATTCACAAGTTCCTAATATTATTGTATTTAATATGCCGACTATAAGTCCATACTAATAATACAAAATTAGTATAAAGAGAATGCCTAAGACTAGTCTTAGGCATTCTCAATTTAGAATTTAGGATAATTCTAAATTTTTAACTTATTTTTAGGGATAGATACATAGTAAAGATACCAAAAATACGTCACTTTAAATGTCAGCATTTACTAATGTTAGTACCATTACTTCAACAGGTGGACAACCATATTATGTCCTTCCATTAACAAGTTCAGAATTTATATTAGGGCCTGGAACAGGCGGTCCTGATTTTTATATTAGACTTCCTAGAACTGTTCAATCTGGTAGAATTAAACTCTTACCAGGAATGACATTCTCTATTAGCGATCCTAATGGAGTCATTAGCAATGGAGGTCCTAAAATCATCAGGCATCCTGATGAAACAGCTAATATAATTATAAATGGTGTTAATATCAATTCAATTGGATATTCTTCAATGGATGTTCCATACACTGCATATAATTTAGTATATGGAGGAAACGGTATTTGGACAATTCTTGAAGGTGGATCTGGATTAGATGGAGCACAAGGAGCAACAGGAGCACAGGGTGAAATAGGAGCACAGGGTTCTATAGGAACACAAGGCGCTGCGGGAGTACAAGGCGCTGCGGGAGAAGATGGTTCTAAATGGTATTCAGGAAGCGGTATACCTCAAACACCAGTTCTTATCCCAAATCCTATTAGAAATGATCAGTATATAGACATTGATACTGGCGATTTATATGAATGGGATGGAGATAACTGGCTTCAAGAAGGAAATATTAGGGGTCCTCAAGGTCCTACTGGTCCTTCTATTCAGGGTGAAGGTGGAAATGACGGTGCTCAAGGAGCAACAGGTCCACAAGGAGCAACAGGTGCTCAAGGAGCAACCGGTGCTCAAGGTGCTGCAGGTTCTCAAGGTGATCGTGGTACTGATGGTTCTCAGGGTGCTAGTGGACAAGGTTTTATTATTCATCAAATATTTAATACATTAGACAATTTATTATCATATACTGAAACCCCAATTGGTCAATTTGGATTAGTTGCAGGAGCGCTAGACCAAACAGATCCAGATTATGGAGCACTCTATTTATGGAATGGTTCATGGACATATATTACTGATATGTCTGTTCAAGGAGCTGCAGGTATTCAAGGTCCATCAGGTCCTCAAGGTGATATGGGTATGACAGGTCCTCAAGGTGATATAGGTCCGATGGGATGGCAAGGAGACCAAGGATTTACCGGTCCTCAAGGTGACATGGGTATGACAGGTCCTCAAGGTGACATGGGTTCGATGGGATGGCAAGGAGACCAAGGATTTACCGGTCCTCAAGGTGACATGGGTATGACAGGTCCTCAAGGTGATATGGGTTCGATGGGATGGCAAGGAGACCAAGGATTTACCGGTCCTCAAGGTGACATGGGTCGAGATGGTATAGATGGTGTACAGGGTTCTCAAGGTCGTCAAGGTCCTACTGGTCTTGAAGGAAATCAAGGAGCAACAGGAGCGCAAGGTGCCGTTGGAACACAGGGTCTTCAAGGTATTATTGGTTATCAAGGAAATACAGGAGCACAGGGCGTGCAGGGTCCGATAGGAAATAATGGATATAATGGTACTTTATCTTTTCAAGGTCTTCCTTCAATACAAGGAGACTTTTATGGACAGACATACATTGATATTAATACTGGTAGAGCATATTTTTGGGATGGAGAAACTTGGGTTTATTCATTTGATATGGTTGGAGCTACTGGCTCTCAAGGCGCTACAGGTTCTCAAGGCCGTCAAGGTCCTACTGGTCCACAAGGTAACCAAGGACCGACTGGATTACAAGGAATTACTGGTCCACAAGGTAACCAAGGCCCAACTGGATTACAAGGAACTACTGGAGCACAAGGTAATCAAGGTCCAACTGGTTTACAAGGAACTACTGGAGCACAAGGTAATCAAGGTCCGACTGGTATTACTGGTTTACAAGGAACTACTGGAGCACAAGGAAATCAAGGACCGACTGGTTTACAAGGAATTACTGGAGCACAGGGTAATCAAGGACCGACTGGTTTACAAGGAAATCAAGGTCCAACCGGTTTACAAGGAACTACTGGAGCACAAGGTAACCAAGGGCCGACTGGTTTACAAGGAACTGTAGGAGCTCAAGGTAACCAAGGGCCGACTGGTTTACAAGGAACTGTAGGAGCTCAAGGTAATCAGGGTCGTGATGGTAGTTTTGGTGGAGCTTCTTTTTATTATAGATTTGATACCGAAACTTTTATTGAAAATATAACAGACGGTTACATATTAATAACTAGTGATGATGTTCGAGCTGCTACTTTGTTAGGTATTTCAGGTGTCGATAGACTTGCAACAGATATTAGCAGTTTTTTACAAACAATTGATGATTCAACAAGTGCTGTTAAAGGTTATATTAAATTAACACAAGAGAGCAATAACTCATCATATATAATTTACGCTATTACAGCATCACATATTCATCATGGAAATCATTTTGATATTCCAGTTTCTTATGTAGATGGACCTTTAACTGGCCCGTGGAATGATAATGAAAATATAATTGTAACATTTACAACAACTGGCGATAAGGGTGATACCGGTGCTCAAGGTATTCAAGGATCTACTGGTCTTCAAGGTATTCAAGGATCTACTGGTCTTCAAGGTATTCAAGGATCTACCGGTCTTCAAGGTCTTCAAGGTATTCAAGGATCTATTGGATCTCAAGGTATTCAAGGATCTATTGGACCTCAAGGAAATACTGGAGCTCAAGGTAACCAAGGCCCAACTGGATTACAAGGAACTACTGGAGCACAAGGAAATCAAGGCCCTACTGGATTACAAGGAACTACTGGAGCACAAGGTAATCAAGGTCCAACTGGTCTTCAAGGAACTACTGGAGCACAAGGTAACCAAGGACCTACCGGTCCGCAAGGAGTTATTGGAGCACAAGGTAGACAAGGTCCAACTGGTCCAACTGGTAACGATGGTGGGACTGGAGCAACAGGACCAAATGGATTTAATGGATCAACATCAGGATATGGAGATCCATCTGGTTTTGGAGAATTTGCTGGACAAACTTATATTGATTTAAATACAGGAAGATTATATCAATGGGATGGAGAACTTTGGTTTCTTTCAATTAATTTAGTTGGACCAACTGGACCAACTGGACCAATTGGTTCACAAGGTCGTCAAGGTCCAACCGGTCCTCAAGGTAATCAAGGTCCTACTGGATTACAAGGAAATACAGGTCCTCAAGGTAATCAAGGTCCTACTGGTATTACTGGAAATACAGGAGCAACTGGTCCTCAAGGTAATCAAGGTCCTACTGGTATTACTGGAAATACAGGAGCAACTGGTCCTCAAGGTAATCAAGGTCCTACTGGTATTAAAGGAGATACTGGTTCAACCGGACCTCAAGGAGCAACTGGTTCGACTGGTGGAACTGGAGCAACTGGTCCTCAAGGTTTTACAGGTCCTACTGGTGGAACTGGTGCAACTGGTATACAGGGTGCAACTGGTCCTACTGGCCCGATTGGTCCTCAAGGCGCAACAGGCCCAACCGGTGGAACTGGAGCAACTGGTCCTACAGGTCCTACTGGTCTTCAAGGTGCAACTGGTAGAGATGGTTCAGCCGGAGGTCCCGGTCCAACAGGTCCTACTGGCCCGATTGGTCCTCAAGGTTTTACCGGTTCAACTGGTGGAACTGGAGCAACCGGTCCCCAAGGAGCAACTGGTCCGACTGGTGGAACTGGAGGAACTGGAGCTCAAGGAGCAACTGGTGCGACTGGTGGAACTGGCCCACTAGGTCCTCAAGGTAGACAAGGTCCTACTGGTCCTACTGGACCTGCCGGTACTAATGGTACTAATGGTTCGACTGGAGCACAAGGAGCAACTGGTCCTACAGGCCCAACTGGTCCTCAAGGCGCAACTGGTCCTACTGGTGGAACTGGTGGAACCGGAGCAACAGGCCCAACTGGTCCTCAAGGTGCAACTGGTAGAGATGGTTCAGCTGGAGGTCCTGGTCCTACAGGTCCTACAGGCCCAACTGGTCCTCAAGGTGCAACCGGCCCTGCGGGTTCTAATGGAGGTCCTGGTCCAACAGGTCCTACAGGTCCTACAGGTCCTACAGGCCCAACAGGAACTTCAAACGTTTATGCGTCGGCAATGAACCAATATGTAAATACTAATTCATCACCAACATTTTCTGATGTAACTATTTCTTCAGATGCTAGATTAAAGACAAATATAGAGGTTATTAAGAATGCGTTAGATTTAATTATGCGTATTGATGGTGTTACATATAACTGGAGCGAAGAAATGCTTAGAAAGGCACCAGATAAATCAGGACAATTAAGTTATGGTGTAATTGCACAAGAGCTTGAACAGATTGTACCTGATCTAGTTAAAAATATACCAAATAGTGAATATAAAGCTGTGATTTATGATGGATTAATTCCTATTTTAATTCAAGCAATTAAAGAACTTTATCAAGAAATTGAGAAACTAAAGTTAGATTGCTAATATAATTATTGATGGACTATGTAAATAATATCAATAAGAATAAATCTAGACGCCGGAGTTACTATGATCGACTTTCATCGAGAATAGCAGCTTCGGCGTTTTCTTTTTGGTTAAAAGACTTTAAAGATGGAAAGTTAGAATCTTCTTATTTTGACCAAATCGAAGAAGATTTAGAATTTGATATTTATTGCGATATTTACTTTAAGGGTGATAAATTTGAAATACTTGATCAGACTGGAGCAGATGGAAGAGATGAGGATGATGATGGAGATCCTACAACGCCTTTTATTCAAATCTATTTTATGGTAGATCCTTCTTGGTTGCCAGAATATTGGGAAGAAATCTATTATTATCTATGTAGCGTTATTCGACATGAGATTGAACATATAACACAAGATGGTCCTAATTATAAAAATGGAAAACCCTTTGAAAATGATGATATATTGAGAATCATGATTGAGAGTGGATTAATGGGAAAAACGGAATATCTAATGCTTCCAAAAGAGGTTGATGCAAATATACAATGTCTTAGATTTGAGAGTAGAAAGCGCAGAGAGAAAATGATAAATACAGTAGATAGATATTTAAATACGCAAGAACTAGATCAAAAAGATAAAGAAACGGTTTTAAATCTTTGGAGAAACAGAGCTAAAAAAATTGGTGGTATACCTGAATTCTAATGAAAAAAATTAAAACATTTGAAGAACATTTTGAAAGAAAGGAGTTTGTAAACAATCTTCATCAACATGTTAGCGAAAAGTATACGCCGGAAGAATTAGATTCTTTAATCGGTGAAGGATTCTTTGATTTTGTTAAAGGACTAGTCCTAAATCCATTTAAGAAAAGAGAACTAAGAAAATTAGCTGAAAAATTAGTTGAAGTTCGCGTAAAGGTTGGCAAACTTAAAATCGAAGGAGACCAAGTTGAACAATTTGAAGATGAACTTGAATCTAAGTATGATGCTTATGATTATAATACTAGAGGCACTGCTCCAAAATCTCATAAAAGTGATTCAACACATGATGCTCAAATTGATCTTTTAGAAGCTCAAGAAGAGGATATTATTACAATGATGGACTCAATTGGAGAAGAGAATGAAACTCTTGCTAAATATGTTTCTAAACTAAAATTAGAAGCAAGATTTAAATCTACTGAAGTTTTACTTAAATTTGCAGATGACGATATTAAAAGAACTTTGCAAAAAATGGCAAGACAAGACAACCAAAAAATCAAAACAATTGATAAACAATTAGATAGTGAGTTATCGTAAAGTGTGATAGGTTAAACACAAAATTCATGTGATTGATATATCATTTCACTCAAAGATATTCTAGCCTGGTGGTTCTCTGTGACCACCTTTTTTTATTTTTACACTATTTTTAATGAATATATAAACAAATTAGCAAAAATGTGTATAATTTACGATGAACGAAGCATTTTCAAAGAGTAAAATTCTCATTTTCGACTTAGATGATACGTTAGTAATTACTGACGCCAAGATTCGAGTTTGTGATGCTCGAACTGGAGAATGTCATGAATTGACTCCAGAAGAATTCAATGGTTATCAAAAAAATAAGAATCATATCTTAAATTTTGATGATTTTAAAAGCCTAGAAATTATGAAGGCGGGACGAATGATTCAAACTCAATTAGACATTCTTGAAAAAAACTACAAAAGAGGAAATGCCATTGGAGTTATTACAGCACGAGATGACCAAGATATGGTTTACACATGGTTAAAAGAACATGTTGGCTTCCATGTTAAAAGAGAATTCATTTGGGCAATTAATGACCCAAAGATGAGATTAAATGGGACTATTGCTGAAAAGAAAAAAGAGGCAATGAGATGGTTCATCGAACAAGGATATGTTGATATTACGTTTTTTGATGATGATGTTAATAATATCAATTTAATTAAAGAATTAGCCAAAGAGTTAGGAGATTCTGTTAAGATTAAGGCTAATCTTGTTAAGCATCCACATTAAAAGAGATAAATAATTAAATCAAATAGTAAAATACAATGAAACAAGCAACTAATGGAGCAGTGGTACCAGCTGCAAATTCAAAAATGGTTCAACCTGTAGTTCTTGCTGATGCTGTTGTTAAAGTTTTAAACGATAGAATTGGTGATGAATATACTGCGCATTATTACTACAATGCAGCATCTAATTGGTGTAAAGGCGTAGGATACGAAAAAGCAGCAGCGTTCTTTGCAAAAGAATCAATGAATGAATTAGAGCATGCTCAGAAAATTCAAAAATATATTGTAGATTGGAACGCTCTTCCAACAATTCCAAAGGTTACTACAACCTTTGATTTTGCTAACCTACCTGAAGTTATTGAAGGAGCATACAAATTAGAGTACGATCTTTTTACCAAGTATAATAAAGATTCTCAAATGTTATTCTCGATTGATATTGCAACGTTTGATTTCTTACAAGAGTTTAGACAAGGTCAAACTGCATCAGTTGCAGAATACTCTGACTTATTAAATGCATTACAATTAATTGATGTCGATAAGCGCCTAGACATTCTTCACTTTGAAGAAATGTACTTAGGATAATAGACAAAGTTTCCGAAATAGAAAGGGTCTCACAAGGACCCTTTTTTATTGTGATAAATAAAGAAAATAAAATTAATCAACAATGAAACACGTAAAATTATTTGAAAGTTTTATTAAGAAGTCTGAAGTAAATGAGGGTTATTTCACAGAAGATAAAACTTCAGTAGAAGATCAGAACGCATACTCAGATAAAGATTTTAAAAATGCAGCATCTGAGATAAAACCCTTCTTTAGAGAGCTAAAAGTAACTGCATCAAAAAATTCAATCATAGTCGTTCACAAAGTAGATGACCACTATATTGGTTTCGAATGGGACGAAGATGCAGAGAAATGGATCGCAAGCTTTGAAGATGGACTAGTCCCAGCTGGCGACCAAGTTGCAATGAGCTTAGATGAGTTTATTGAAGAGGTTATAGATTGGGCATACTGGTACAGAGATAACAGAGAAGACTAAAAAATCACATAATCATGAAATACGTAAAATTATTTGAAGAATTTTCAAATCAAGCTGATCAGCTAAATGAATATACTAGTAGAAACTTTAAACCTGCTAGTCCTGATTCAAAATCTTTAAAGACTGCAGAGAAATGGCTAAAAAAATACATGCTTAGAACTTCAAAAACCACTGAAGAGGCAACTAAGAGAATTGAAAGCTTTGAAGGTGGAACAATGTTTACGCACGTTCAATATCATGTTGTAAAGCCAAATGGTAATAAACCTGATCGTCCAACCTTTAGATTACACCAAAGCCAAGAATGGTTAAATGATGCTAATTTACAAGGTAGAGAGCCAGTAAATGCTACACTCTTAACCATCTATGATATTACGAATGGTGATAATCCTGGTGAGAAGGACAGAGTTGGTCAAATCTATGTAGATACCAGAGCATTCCTAGACGAATTAAACATAACTTTTGAAGTAATAAAAAGGTCAATGTAATATGAAACACGTAAAACTATACGAACAGTTTGTCAGCGAGGCCAAGAATGAAGTAACCATTTCATTAAGATATGCCCTAATGGCTGGTGAAATCTTCCGCGACCAGTTCTCTAGGGACGGTAAACAAACCTCAACTGACGCATATAAGTTTAAATCAAAGGATGCTAAAGAAGATTTTACCCGTCAACTAATCAAGGCTGGAGTACCTGAAAACGAAATCTATGAAGCCGAGCTAAAAAGATGGGGTAATGAGCTTTGGAACCGCGGAGGCCTAGATGAACGTAAGCAAATGTTATGGAGATGTTTTGGCCAAGATTTCCAGACCGAAGAACTAACTAAACTTCCATGGTCGGAACTACCAAAAGAAATCCGTTTAAAACTAGTAGAAATTAAAGGTTAAATCTAAATAAGAATTACAATGTCATATACAATAATCTATAATCAACAAGAAGAAATTAATGGTATAACTTACCAGATACAGCATTATCCAGGAAGTGTAGAGAGACTAGTCGCAGCGCATCCAAATCATGATGTATATGTTTATCAACCAGAGATAGTAGGTCTACCAGTGAATAACGAAGAGACTGGCGAGATTGAACCACCAACCAGAACCCGTCCAAGCACTTGGACTCCGGTTGATCCAGTCCCGGCAATCCTAGTACCTAAGGCGCAAGCCTAAAACCCAGATAACCCAACAACCAAGAGGGAGTCCTAACCGGCTCCCTTTTTCTATCACTAGGCACCGGAGAGCCAGAACCACCCGTGCCCCCAATACCCAATATAATAAATAAAATTCTAAATAAGAATAAAAGAAACCTAGATAAGTACTACAAGCACAATAAGGATATAAGTAAAGACCCAACCCATCCAGATATAGAAGAACAGCATATAGATATAAGACCCGTCCCGTTCTAGGCCCTGCAAGTCCCGTCCCTACCCTCCAAGCCTCCAGGCCATAACCGACTCCTACTGGTCTTAAGATCCTACCATCCCTACACGCGCGCGTACGTAGAAGAACATGATATATAGTGTTCAAGCCCGCAAGGTAGTCCTCTAGGTTCCCTTAAACCAAAGGGTGCGCAATCACACTCCGGAAACCTGCCACTACCCGGTGAGTGCCGGAGGTCCCCACCACGGCGTTTGCACCTTCCGGGACTATTATTCACGCAGTGGTGGCCGGCACACCATCCCAGACCATCACCCCGGAGACTCATCAGGCTACCAGCCGCCAGACACAGGTAAGGGCCCAGCATCCACTCTGGGCCCAAATTACCTGGAGGCTCTAACCGGTCGGTTAGGCTTCTATGCTCTCTTCTACGGATTCTTCTATCTCCTCTACCCCGATACCGAATAGCCTGTCGAAGGCATCGGCTTCTTTACCTAACTGTGCGCGTTCTGCTTCGACTATCTCGTCGTTATACAGGTCTCGTAGGTATCTGGCCTCGTCGAAGCTAACTCCGTTTTGGAGACCGAAATAGAGTTTCTTATTTACTTGGCCGACGCGGTTCTTAGTAAACTCCATATAACGCTGACCGGAGTTTTCTGAACCGTCCCAAGCCAGGTTCATCATCGCGGTAGTCATGTGTTTTAGTTTATTCGACCCGACGAAGTTACCGCCTTTAGATAGCTGTAGGATCGTAATAAAGGTTGTATGCTTACGGGCCGCATTATGACCGTCGTTGTTACTGGACATTAGGTTTAGGAACCACTTCTCCACCTTACCACGAGAAAGGTTACACTCTTCTTTTACCGTGTCGTTTACTTCGGTATAAGAGTCGGTCAGGACTATATCCCAACCTTCATCTAGGATTTTTTCGATTGCCTCTTTCGGACACTCTTCGTAGTCGGATAAGAATAGGATAGGTAACTGGCCCCAGTGAGGGAAACGCTTAAGATAACGGGCCATGTCGATTCGGTTCATCTCGGCAGAGATAAAGAGACATTTCTTACCGGCCTGATCTAGTTTAGAGATGAGGTCTAAGAGAACAGTTGTCTTACCAATACCTGGAGCTCCTGCTGCCATGATATTTGAACCGGGAAGGAAACCACCTTCAGCTGAGACAAATTTGTCAAAGATAGTATTGGTAGGAAGTGGTACGAACAAGTCTGGGTTAATATCTAGATCGTCCAATTTGGTTAATTTAACCTCCACCTTTGGTTTAACTGTGGCTACCTCTTGGTTACCACGTGATTTAGGTTGGTTGCCATATAGGTTTTCGTAATCTTTTTGGCTATTCCAACGACCGGCTTCGGTAATATTTACGATACGGCCTAGGTTCTTAGAAACCCATTCAAATTTAGGGTGGCTAGGCTCGATAAATTCTTGCCTGTGATTGCTAACTTCTGTTAACATGTAACCTGTTGCGGTTTCGGAAATTGTGAATTGTTCTCTTGTCATTATGTGGATGTTTTAAATGATATGTAAATATAACTATAATTTCTCAAACGGTAAAACTTTTTTGCAAAAAGTTATTAACATTTTTACTTGTTCTGAAGGTAACGTTTGATTACGTCGAAAATGTCAGATACAGATAAGTAGAAATACATAGCTCCCAACATCATAGCAACACAACAGAAAGCGATCTCGTTATCGATTCCGGCGAATTTAATGTATTGTTGGATAGTTCCAGCAGCGGTACTATAGGCTACCCAAATGAAGAATACACAAAAGGCTGTGTTGTAGATCGGCGAAAATTTAGTTAATTTGTTCATAAATATTGCTTTAACGATTAATGATATGTAAATATAAACAAAATTTCTCAAACGGTAAAACTTTTTTTCACTTTTTTTCACTTTTTTTGATTTTTTTTCATAAAAAAAGGGTCCTTGCGGACCCTTTCATAACAATTAAAACAAAACTTAGTTAAGTAGTGAACCGATTTGAAGCGTGTTGTTCAAAGCGTCATTACCGAACGGATTTGGCATATCGTTTTCGTGATCGAAACGATTCTTACCAAAGATGTTACCAGCTTGAACCATCATCTGAGTTTGATCGTAACCTTGTACGTTAGAAGTGATCAATTCAGGAGCATGAGTTGCAAAGTGAGTAAGACCATTTACTACTGACCATAGAGACTGATTAGATTTAGCATTCTTCATTTGGTCAACAGTCATATTTTCAAAACCATTGCGTTTGTAAGCAGAAAGGTTCTCATTAAGTGGGATCCAACGATCTGCTTGGTCCTCTACGTGTTTGTTGATGAGGTTATATGCTTGGCGCATCTCATTAAGTGAAGCAGGAGTGTTAGATGCTTTACGAACACGATCAGCAAAACTTACTGGAGCAAAATTGTTCTTACGAAGTTCGTTAAGTTGTTCGAAGAACTTCTCCATAGTTACTGAATCTAGAGAGTTAAGAGTGTAAGCTTCTTCAGCAAGTGAAGTGGTTAAACCATTAGTACACCACATACGGTTTACATATGGAAGAACTTGGAAGCCTTGAAGAGGTGAGTTACGGAAAGTAATACCTCCAGTGAAAACCTCATCGCTAAGTCCGTTAACTTCGAAAGTAGCTTTAGGGTTAAATGCATTGATTTGGACGATACCGCTTGTAGGGTCTACTGACCAGTTAGTAACATCGAAACCTTGACGATCAATAATACGTTCAGCTACTCCCAAGAACTGCTCATTAGAAATAAGATCAGTTGCTTTACGGGTGATACCAATGATAGTTTTATTGAACGGTGAAAGAACCAATGTAACTTCATTAAGACGACCGGTGTTAGATGCCATAGCATCTTTGATACGGTTAATAAAAGTTGCTTTAGCTTCAGAGTTAAATAATGACTCGAAGTTCTTAGCGAACTGGTTTGACATACCGATAAGTTTCAATAGAGACTTAAAACATCCATTAGTAATACCGATACGTGTACCTTTATATTCGATAGTTTTGTCATCGATAAGGTTAATGTCGCGGAAAGGGACTGTTTTACGGATTGATTGAGCATTAAGAGTTTCCTGTTTACGTTGCTCAACTAGTTGGTTTGAAAGGGTTGTAATTGTTGCCATGTTTGTTTGGTTTATTTTGTTAAAAATTACTATTATTATATATGAGATTTAGAAAAGGTTTCAATTAGAAGAACATAGAGTTCCAGATCAACCAACTAGCTGCGGTACCAACACCGGGCTTAGGTTTACGACCATATGCTTCAACTTCTTGAAAAGTACAACGGTTACCATCTTCGCTAACACTAAGTAGTTTAGCACGGCAAGTAGAAGAGAAGTTATAACTGAACTCTTGACCGATAGCGTTACGTAAGTCACCAATTTTGTTTAAACCGTCGAATTTGTCCTGGATAGAAAGATTAATCATTGTTATTGCTAATTTGTTATATGTAAATATAAACATAATTCTCCAAACGGTAAAACTTTTTTCACATTATTTTCACAAAGTTATGAACATTTTTTGTTAATAACTTTATTTTACCATGTCAAGAAAATTGATTAATTTTATATTGACGCACCTCATCTAGGTCTTTTTAAAAAAAAGAACAGGTCGGAGTATACCCTCTGCGAACCGGGGAGGTTCGAACCCTTGTCGGGAGGTTAGTCCCTGTGAGTGTTAGTCGCATTATGTCATCTTGTTATTTTTCATATGTAAATATAAACAAAATCCATGAAATAAAAAAATATTTTGTGAAATATTTTTGTGAAACTTTTCCTAGGGCCCCTATATAATATTCAACAAAACAACAAATATATGTTTAATTCTAACAGACCAAGTAGCTATAACAAATTAAGCTACACCCAAAAATTAGCAAATTATAATCAACGTAAACGTCACGGTGATGTAACTATCATCGCTGAAAAAACTGGTTATAGTTCAACACATGTGAGTGATGTTCTTAACGGCAAATATGAGAATTCTCGTATTATGAATGCCGCTTATGATCGCGGTCGCGGTCGTAATGTAAATGTTGCCTTGACCACTATCTAAGACTCAACGCAGAAAAACCTAATGGTAACATTTAAAGGGTCCCGAAAGGGACCCTTTTTTATGAAAAATAATTTGAAAAAACTTTGAAAAAAGTTTTACCGTTTGAAGAATTTTGTTTATATTTACATATAACATTAAAACATCCACTCATGACCAATTCAATTATCTTAGCGAACAAAAAAGACATCCACGTATCTAACTTTATGTCAGGTTACACTGCTGGTAAATTCCGTTTTATCACTAAATGTCGTGCCGGTTTCTTAACTATTAGTGATAGTAGAGACTTTGACAATGAACATTATATGAAGCACCCTGAGACACTTATTAGTGGTTTTAAGAAAGGTGCCCTACAAACAGTGCAATTTAACCCAGAAGGTACAGATATTTGGTTAACTGTATTTGCTAAAAAAGGAAAACAGATTCCAGTTATCGACGAAGCTATCTTAATGGACTTAACTGTAGGAACTATTAACTCTTATTGGTTAAATACTGCCCTGTATGACCAACGTCAATATTCACTAGTAGGTGCTAAAACATGGGCAAGTAAAGCTTTCGTTAAAAACGAAGAGTTAGTAGCAGCATAATCACTCCCGGTGATCACTCCAGGAACACTTACCGGAGTGCACTCCCAGAACACTTCCTGGAGCACTTGCCGGAGTGCTTCCAGGTGACACTCCAGGTGCACTTTTTCACCCTAGAGTGCACCCCGGCGTGCCACTACCCTAGTGGTGAGCTGGTCACTAGCTCACAGTGGTCATCTACCCGTGCCGGCCCAATAATCCAATAACCGCTTAGATAGAGCTAATAGACGCATAGGAAGGCTCAGTAGGTAAGGTAGGCACCTAGTGGTCCGTTATAGACACTTCTAGTCCTATAGGTATAGGAGTAATAGAAGAGCGGATACGGAACGCCCGAATAGGGGAGGCTCTAGGGTGCCTAGGCTTCTAGGCACATGGGGAGTCCAGGTGCTCAGAGGCCATCGGAGTCCTAGAGGGTGCGGGTATACCGGTACCCAGACTCTGGGCGCCAATTTCCTGGGTAAACACTGGGGCCCGAATTCGTAGACATGCAGGGGTCCAGGAGTCAAGGGTCATGACTTTCACTACAGATCACTACTAATAATTAGCAATATAGCAAAACACTTTCACAGAAGTGCACACATTATCACGGTCCGTCCAGATTCACTCCCAAGCCTTAGAGCATGACCGAGGGCCCAAAGAACCCCTAACCTAATAAAAAACCGTTATAATAAGAACTAGAAGCGCAGAGAGAATCCGCGATGACCAGATGGGGCCCGTCCCCATTGTAACTTGGACTACTATAGGGGCCCTAATAGGACTTTGATGTTCCCCAGGGCCCGTTTTTTTCCCGGTCCGGAAAGGATGCCCGCCCCTATCACAGAGCCCTTCGGGCCCCAAGGTCTCAAAGGTCTCTAGGGGCCCATCTATGAGTGGTGAGTGTGCGTCACTTCTAGAACAACACTAATTGTTTACTATACTCCCATTACTGTAAACAACATTGAGAGATTTTATTTTTATTAGTTCTTATAGAACTCAGAAGAGAGTGTGGTGGTCCCATTGGAGTCGTTAGAGTGGTCTATTAAAAGAGTGCTTGAAGTGGTCCAGTAGCCTCACTGCCGTCGGGGGTCGCACAAGGTCCTCAGAGTCGGCCCATCGGCCCATGTTACGATCCTCAGGGCGGTTGCGAGGGTATTAGACTCGGGACTATTAGGTATGGGCCTAGTGGGCCCTGTTGAGTATTAGCGTACAAAAATTTCTTTAGGTACTTAAAGTACTTGGATTAGGAAACAACTTTAAAATTTCCCATATAAATTAAGATTGAAAAATTCCCCAATAACTAAGAAATTAAAGAAATATGATTAAGGTTCAACACACTCAACTAGAGTCTTCGACTATTGACATGGTTAACTACTATGCTGACACAAAGGAATTAGTAGTAACTTTTAAGAACGGCACATGCTATGCCTACCATGGTGTAGAGACTGATGACTACAAAAAGTTCATCAACTCAACTAGCGCCGGCCAAGCTCTTAACCATTTCATTAAAGGCAAATATGAATTTTCTAAAATAGAACAAGATGGCGAATAAAAGCGTAACGCACAAATGGAAGACGAAAATGATTCCATTGATTAATTTAGGCAATGACACTGGAAAGATGGCCCACGCCATGATTTGCATGAATAGCAATCCAGAATTTAGTCGCTATCCAGACGCGGCTCCAGACGATGGAGTTTGTGACCAATGGGTTCACACTGGAACCGAAACTGCTTCGGTACTTTGTAGTAATTGCGTTCAGCGTTTAATGCAAAGGTCTCCGAACCGAGTAGAAACTAACGAAATTGACGACTAATGAATAAAATGATTGACGCATGGCAGATTCTCCGAATTCAAGGAGAGTTTACCAAAGCTTTTGATGAGATGGCGCACCTGGACCGACCGTGTATCGGTGTATTTGGTTCAGCCAGAACCAAACCAGAAGATCCTCACTATGTTGAAGCCGAGAAGGTTGGTAAGTTATTAGTAGAGAATGGGTTTGGTGTAATTACTGGCGGCGGTCCAGGCGCAATGGAGGCGGTTAATAAAGGAGCAAAAGATGGTTTATCAGTTGGGCTTGGTATTGAATTACCTTTCGAAGCTGGAATGAATCCATACGTTAACCATGGCATTACCTGTCGTTACTTCTTCACTCGTAAAGTTTCATTAATTAAATACTCACAAGGATTTATTGTCTTTCCTGGAGGCTTAGGAACACTAGACGAGTTGTTTGAAGCCATGACTCTTGCTCAAACCGGACATGCTCCTAAATTTCCAATCATTCTAGTTGGATCTAGTTTTTGGAGCGGTCTCTACGATTGGTTGATGAACTATGTTGCAGCTAGCGGAAAAATGAGCTATAAAGATTTTGAACTCTTTAGAATTGTCGATACTGCTGAAGAGGCCGTACAGAAAATAGTTGAACATAACGAAAAGTATCGAAAGAATAACGAAACCAATTTTTAAAATTTAATATAATTACCATGCTATTGAAAAGATTAACAGATGGGAAAGAGGTTGAAATAGCAGGTTATATCAAGCAATATTTAGAAGAAAGCGGAAGAGATGATATACAAATCTATGTTGGATGTGATAGTCAAAATAAAGCTGATGTTTCAATCTATGCAACCACAGTAGTTCTCCATATTGGAGATACTGGATGTCATGTTCTTTATTTGCGAGAAAGATTACCGAGGATTGATGTCATGTGGGATCGTTTATGGAAAGAAGTTGAAAGATCCGTTGCTCTAGCCCTTTATTTAAGAGAACATGGAGTAGAAATCCATAACATAGATTTAGACCTAAATGAAGACGACCGTTATGCCTCAAGCCGATTAGTTTCAGCCGCTAGAGGTTGGGTTGAATCCTTAGGAATCAATGCTAATATAAAACCAGACCTTTTACCAGCGGTTCATGCTGCTGATAATATCAATAAATAACAAGATAGAAAATTAATACCTTATGATGGATCATATTGATGAAAATTTAAATACTAACCCCAAAAAACAACCAAAGGGTAAAACTCCATTCATTGACCAGTTCGGTGAAGATCTAACACAAATGGCAGCCGAAGGTAAACTTGATCCGATCATTGGTCGTGAAAAAGAAGTTTATCGAGTTTGCCAAATTCTTTCTCGTAGAAAGAAAAACAATCCAATCATCTTAGGAGATCCAGGAGTTGGTAAAACCGCAATTGTTGAGGCTATTGCACAGCGTATAGTTGAAAAGAAAGTGGCTCGTACACTTTTTAATAAACGCATAATTTCATTAAACTTAACTACAATCGTTGCCGGTACTAAATACCGTGGTGAATTTGAAGAGCGTATGAAAGTTATTGTTGATGAACTTAAAGAAAATCAAGATATTATTGTTTTTATTGATGAGATCCACACTTTAATTGGCGCTGGTGGTTCTTCTGGTTCTTTAGATGCTTCAAATATTTTAAAACCAGCATTGGCAAGAGGACAAGTTCATTGTATTGGTGCAACAACAACTGACGAATATCGAGAACATATTGAAGAAGATGGTGCTCTAACTAGAAGATTTCAAGAGGTTTTTATTGACCCACCTAGTTTAGACGAAGCTATCGAAATTCTTAATAGAATCAAAGAGAAGTATGAAGATCATCATGCTGTAACATATAGTCCAGAAGCAATTGATGCATGTGTTAGACTTTCAGAGCGTTATATTACTCAGCGTGAATTACCTGATAAGGCAATTGATGTTATGGATGAAGTTGGTTCAAAAATCCATTTATCAGAAATCAAAGTTCCATCTTATATTAAAAAGATGGAAGAGGATGCTGATGAATTCGGAAAACAAAAACATTCTTCAGTTGCCAAACAAGATTACGAAGGAGCAGCACAATTTAGAGATTTAGAAATTGCTAAACGTAAAGAAATCGAGCAAAAGATTAAGGATTGGGAAAAAAGCCTTCGTGATAAAAAGAGACTTGTTACTGAAGACGACGTTGCGCATACAATTGCTGAAATAACTGGAATTCCAGTAGCAAGATTAAGCGGTGATGAAAGTAAAATGATTCTAAATATGTCAAAAGAGTTGAAGAAACTTATTATTGGACAGGATCAAGCTGTAGAATCTTTATGTAAAGTTATTAAACGTTCTAGAACCGGTGTTAGCTCGGCTAAAAAGCCAATCGGTTCATTTATGTTTATTGGACCAACTGGTGTTGGTAAAACTGAAACTGTAAAAGCTTTAACAGAATATTATTTTGGGTCTGAAGACAACCTTGTTAGAATTGACATGAGTGAATACCAAGAAAAATTCACAGTGTCTAGACTTATTGGTTCTCCTCCAGGATATGTTGGTTACGAAGAAGGCGGTCAATTGACCGAGGCCGTTAGGCGTAAACCATATTCAGTAATTCTATTTGATGAGATAGAAAAAGCACATCCAGATATTTTCAATACATTATTGCAGGTTTTAGATGATGGTCGTTTAACAGATTCTTTAGGTAGAACTATTGATTTTACAAACACTATTATCATCATGACTTCTAATGTTGGTGCCCGTAAATTCTCAGAATTTGGAGTTGGTATCGGATTCCAAACCGATATGAGCGATGCTACGTATAAAGCTAAAATGGAATCTATTATTAGAAAAGAATTAAAGAATAAATTTCCACCAGAATTCTTAAACCGATTAGATGACATGATTCTATTTGAACAATTATCAGAAGAGAGTATTTTTAAGATTGTTGAAATTGAATTGGCTGATGTGATTGAAAGATTAGAAGAGCAGAATATTTCTCTTAGATTTACAAAATCTGCTAAACAGTTTTTAGTTAAAGAAGGATACGATCCAGCATACGGTGCAAGACCTTTAAAACGAGCAATTCAATCTCATGTTGAAGATTTATTGGCTGATGCAATTATTGAAAAGTCAATTGAACCTTCTAATGAAGTGTACTACACAATCACGCATGAAAAAGATGCTGATAAACTTTCTTTTAAATAAGTGTATAATACTAAAAAATATATTAATGAGTTTTTCTAATCAATTTATACAAACAATTAAGAATATCGATACGCTTGGTTCAGAATCACAACCTAGAAGTTTAAAGGTTCGTGAATTAATTTACGGCCAAATTGCAATTGATTCAATTTCTCCAATTGCATCTTTTAAGGATCGATCATTTAATTGGAAATACTTTGCTGGCGAATTAGCATGGTATTTAAAACAAGATACTGATATTGACTATATTAATCGTTTTTCTGGTTTTTGGAAAGGTATCACAAATCCTGGGACTAATCAGATAAATTCAAATTATGGTAATTTATTATTTGGTGATCAGTTGGAATGGTGTTTAAACTCTTTAAAAGAAGACCAAAACACTAGACAAGCGATCGCATTCTTAAATCAACCAAAATTTCAATTTAAGGGTAATAAAGATTTTGTATGTACAATGTATTTAAATTTCTTTATCCGTGATAACAAGCTTTACATGAAAGTCCAAATGAGATCAAATGATATTTTCTATGGTTTAACTTTCGATGCTCCGTTTTTTGCATTCGTGCATCAACATATGCTGTTATGGTTAAAAGAAACTTACCCATCTCTAGAACTTGGTACATATTCACATTTTGCTGACAATATTCATTATTATGAAAGACACTTTGAATTAGCTAGTCAAATTCTTGATAATGGACCGACCGATAAACAATATACTATGAATCTTATTGAACCATTATTTACTGTTAATGGTGGTTTAAAATATACAGAATCTGGCCAAAAATTTATTGATACAATAGATAATATTTCAGAAGAAACTAAACAAGCCGGATATCTAGCAATTCTAAAAGATTTCCTAAATATAAAATAATGCAAGTACCGATTATTAAAATAACTTTAACTTCGTTTCAAGGAAGTCCTCGCATGGAAAAATACGTAGACGGAGAATCTGAAGACATTTTTAATAGGCAAATAATTCGGCACATCTCAGGATCTGTAAATGGAATAATTAAGCATAATATGCTGTGTCAGTTTATAGATGAATACGGATCTAAATATAATGTAAGTTTAGATAAATCAAGTTGGAAAAAATCATTAACAAAGGCAAACGAGTATTTTCTAAAAATAGAAGATTATGAAACTTGCCAAGTCATTCAAGATTTAATTAATAAAATATGAACTACTTAAACAAATCAACGGAATTCAACCGCTATGCAAAATCTGAGCATAATGTATCTTCATTAACTTTAGACTATTATCAAAAACAGATAAATGGGTCATTAACGCCTTATATTTTAGAAGAAAGAGAATTAAGAGCAGTTCAAATGGACATTTTTTCAAGATTAATGATGGACCGCTTATTATGGGTTGCTGGTGAAGTAAATGACAACATGTCTACTGTTGTCCAAGCCCAATTAATGTTTCTTGATTCTATCGGCAATGAAGACATTACAATGCATATTGATTCTCCAGGCGGATCTGTTAAATCAGGCCTTTCAATGGTGGATGTAATGGATTATATTAAAAGTGATATTAGAACAGTAAACACCGGTATGGCTGCTTCAATGGGTTCGGTTTTATTAGGAGCCGGTACAAAGGGTAAAAGATCTTCACTAAGATTCTCAACAACAATGTTACATCAATCATCGGGCGGTTTTAGTGGAAATATTCAAGATGCTGAAATTGATTGGAAAGAATGGCAAAAGGTAAACGATATTCTATTCCAACTTCTTGGAGAATATTGTGGTAAAGATGCTGAAGTTGTCAAAGCAGATGCTACTAGAGATTTTTGGTTAAATTCACAGCAGGCCTTAGATTATGGAATTATTGATAGTATTATTAAAAGAAAATAAATAAAACATGAACGTCCACTTTTACATTGAATCCAGCAGAGTTGAGTACTTCAAAAGAATACTTAATATTATTTGGTCTCTTGAACAAGATGACGAAGATTCTATTCTATATCAAAATGTTCCGGCAAAAGGATGGATTCAAGTTTCTATTTCTGCAAATGAATATATTGCCTTAATCGATCGAGGACTTTTAAATGAACTTATTGAACTATGAGCAGAGACATCCAAAAGAAATTGTTTGTTGAATTAATTAATAAACAATTAGAACCATTCGGGAAAACATATGATGATGTAGTAAATGAACCTAATTGGTACATGAACTATAAAACAACCGAAGAAGAACAAAAGATTTTTATGGATTATTGTGCAAAGAAAATAAAATCTGAACTCGGTCTATCTGATAAGTTGTCGGAAATGGAAGCAAGTTGGTTTATTTTACAATGGGGTTTAACCACAGTAGGTCATCAAATTGTCCAAAAAGAAACTGAAAAAGTAGAAATCCGCCGTAAAAACTAATTTCCATGATAAATAACACATGGAAATTCTGCAGAAAGATTGGATCTTTTCAGGTCCAATAGATTACGAATTTAAAAAGTATAAGTTACTATCGGCTGGTATGAAATATCAGTCGATGGTTCGTGAGAACAGAGTATATCCTGTATTAAGTGAAATTGAATCACATCTAGAAAGCCTATATAAGTTTAAATATACGATTGATGAAAACTCATCTAAATTACAAAAGATTAAAGGAATTGATCTAGACACTATGTCAATTGCTTACGAAAATGAGCATAATGAAGAATTAGAGGTTTTAAAAAAGATTGCAGAAGATGCAACAATTTTCCTTGAAAAAATATATAAGGATGTTAGGGGTAAATGGAGAGAACTAGAAAAATGCATGGCAATAACCCAAATTCCTAATAAAAAATTAGTTTATAGTTCTGGATATGTTATTGTATGTACTTCATTGTCTCAATATTTTTATAGTTTTAATAAACCTATCTTAAAGCAAGATCCTAAGAAGTTTAAAATCGAGTTTAATTTTGGGCCAGAAGAATTTAGTCTAGAAAAAATATCGGATTTTGTAAATAAATTTAAGGAAGATCCAAAAATCATGATAATTAGGGCGGACATTAAAAAGGATCTTCCTATTGAAGATGCGATTATTCCAATATTGTCTTATAAAATATTCAATTATCTTCAAACCGGAGGATAATCACCTATGTCTAATATAAATATATAGATTGAATAAACATAAAATCCTAAAATGGCTTATATTGCTAAAGATGACATTTTAATATATTTAGAAAATGTAGTAACGGTTGGTCAAGGCCTTTCTACCAATATTAAGCTCACTTTATACAAGGACTTTATTGGTAAACAATTAGATATTAGAAGAACCGGAACTTTAAAAGTTTCTTTATTCAATTCGGCTGGCAAAAGATTACTTGTATACAATTATCCAAATGAATATGCTGAACCTATTACAATTTCGCAATTTGATGAATCTAAAGGAGAGGCAACATTTACAATTTCTCAATTTTATTCTAGTAATTTAGATTTAGGAGATCTATATGCTGAAGTTATATTCACCGATACTAGAAATTACTTTCCTGCAACTAAAAGATACGAGTTTGCACAATTTAAAATTGCTGAAGTTGTAGCAACAGGAGTTCCAGCTTTACAGACTTCAGTTGCCGGAGATATTCTAGTTTCTACTTTTAATATTATATCAGTAAGTGGATCTAATCCAACTTCTTTTGGAAAGGCATCAGTTAATAGCACAAATCCAGAATTGACAACTAGTATTATTTTTAATAATTTAAACGAAAATAATATTAGATTGTCTTCTCTTGAAAATTTTTTAATGCAGAGATTTTCAAGCCCTGGTCAAAAAGCAACAATCACAATAATTAACACCCTTTCACCAACGCAATATGCAATATATGATATTATTTCATGGGAAAGAATTAACCTAAATTCAAATAATTCATCTACCGATTTTGCAGATGCTATTAAATTAACATTAGATTTTGAATCTGTTTCATCTAGCAATATTATTGAAGATTTAGAATGGGAAGTTGGTCAAAGAATATCGTATCAATTAGAAGCTTACACTGAAGTTGGCGATTTAGTAACAGATATTTCTGAATTAAGATCTGATTTAACAACGACTGGTAATGAAATAGATACTGTTGAAAATTCGGTTGATTCATTAGAAAATTTAGCTATCACATTAGCAAGTAAAACTTCTGTTGACACAAGAGTTTCAACAATCGAATCTAATTTAATTTCTCAAATTAATAGTTTAACGGCTAGTATTACAACATTAGCAAGTTTAGCAGCTGAAATTCCAGTTGAAAGTAATTTAGCACCAAATGTAGTGCCATATACTGAAAGAAACTTAATTCCAAATTTAGTAATTTTAAGTTCAACTATTCAAGGTACTGGGTTAGGTTTAGCACTAGATCCTGCGCCAACAACATATATCGAAGTTAACGTAAATGGAGTTATTAATGATGTTGGAAATGGAACTAAAAATGGATATGCATGCTATTTCTCAGGAGATGGCGGAACCACAGCAAAATCATACGTTGACTTGGATCAAGGCGATCAATTGTATTGGAATGCAGAAGTTTCTGGTTATTTCTTAGAAGATTCAGATCGAATCGACTTCAATTATCAAATCCACCGCTAAAATTATTATAAGGTTATTGTTATTTCGGAAGATGCGACTAAATATATAAACCATTAGAGGAATAAACTTCTAAGGCCGAAAAATAACAATTAGACATGTCGCAATTAAGGTCAAAACAAATTTCTGACTTCCTTAAAACGGTAAACTGGGCAACCGTTACTGATGTTCAGATCCCAAATGCTGCTGCAGTAGACACTAGATTTGATGGTGTTGAGGCTTCAGTAGATTCCGTTGAAGGTTTACTTTCAACAACATTAGCATCTATTGATTCGTTAGAATCTGCTGTAGGTGGTGGAACCGCTGGTTTAACTAACTCCGTTGATTCATTAGAAACGTTAATCAGTAGCGCAAACTCAACCAACACAGCCCAGGACGCATCAATCGATTCATTAGAGACTCTAGCCGGCACTCTAGCAACTAAATCATCGGTTGATACAAGAGTTACTGCAGTTGAATCTGTAAATACAGTTCAATCAACTGCTATTGCAACTGTTGCTACAACAAATACTGCTCAAGATGCTTCTATCGATTCGTTAGAAACTTTAGCTGGAACTTTAGCAACCAAAACTTCAGTTGATACAAGAGTTTCTACTGTTGAATCTGTAAATACAGTTCAATCAACTGCTTTAGTACAATTAGGTTCTTCAGTAGATTCAATCGAAACTGTGATTGCTACTTTACCCTCTTCAGTTGATTCATTAGAAACTGCGTTAGCTGCCGAAATTACTGCAACTAACACTGATGTTACTTCATTAACTACTAGAATTTCTACGGAAGAAAATACTAGAAGTACCGCAGACACTTCATTAACTACTAGAATTTCTGCTGAAGAATCTACTAGAGCCGCTGCAGTTACCCAAGATAGAGCTTCTATCGATTCATTAGAAACTGCATTATCTGGCGAAATTACAGCTAGAACATCTGGAGATACTTCATTAGCTGCTTTAGTATCTACTGAAAAAGCAAGAATTGATGCAATCTTAAATGCTGCAACTGCAAGTGCCGATACTTTTGCTGAAATCGTATCTATTATTAATGCGGTTGATACTACTAATGATTCTGCATTTGCTTCTTTCGTATTAAGAGCTGATGCATCGGTTGACTCATTAGAAACTGCATTAGGTGCTGAAATTACAGCAACCAATAATGATGTTACTTCAATCAATACTAGAATTTCAACAGTTCAAGCTACTGTAGCAAGTATCGATACGAATTATGTAAATAATGAAGATTTTGTATCTGAAAGAATTACTGCTCCTGCTGTAACTCTTCCAATTGCAGCTGGTGCACCAATTGTAATTAACGTTGCAACTGAACCAGTTAGAGCTGAAGTTTGTCACCTATATGTAAACGGTTTAAAAACTTTGGTAGCTACTACTGTTGTAGGTAGAGATATTACATTCTCTGGAGTAGCATATCAAATTGATTCAAATGATACTTTAGAAGTTACATACGTTGTAGCATAATAGTACTAATATTTTAATAATAAAAGGGAGCTGAAAAGCTCCCTTTTTTAATGTCAATAAATATCTAAATAAAGAATAGTTATGGTAATAGGTATCACATTAGGATTACAATCTGAAAATGAAAGCATTTGGGTTAATGGTATTAAGCAAAATGCTATCTTTCTAGCAAACGCATTAAAGCAAATAGGCAAACATGAAGTTTATATTTTAGACACTGGAAATAAATTAACGGATTATACAAAGGTTGTATGGGATCATACTAGGTTTCCTGTTAAATCATACTGGGAATGCTGGAAAGATATTGATATTCTTATTACTCTAGGAACTTCTTTTCCTAAAGATCACATGGATCAATTTAAAGCAGTTTCTCCACATAAGCGCGTTATTAAATACATGTGCGGTAACAATTATGTTATTGATATGGAAAGATCTCTTTTCAATGAATCTAAAGAATTGGTTTCAACGTGGGACTTAGGGTCAGATGAAATATGGTATGTTCCACAGCAAGGTTATCAAAATCATTATTATTATCAAACTATTTTTAGAACTAATGCTATTCCAGTTCCATTTGTTTGGGATCCTATGTTTTTACAAGAAGATTTAAAAACCAGAATTGATTTAAATAAAAATCTACCAATATATTATCCAGATTCTAAAAAAAGAATATCTGTTTTTGAACCTAATCTCAATGTTGTTAAATTTTCAATGATTCCAATTTTAATAGCCGAAGAATCATTTAGGAATGGAGCAAAATTTGATTTATTACAAATAGCAAGCGGTGAAAGATTATTAAAGAATAGTTATTATAAAACTATGATTAAACATTTAGATATTGTAAATGCTAAACCTCCTAAAATTAAATTTACACCAAGATACCCAGTATGTCATTACTTATCAGAGGCGACAGATATTGTTATTTCGCATCAATGGGAAAATCCATTAAACTATGCATATTTAGATGTTTTATTCTTTAATTTTCCGTTAATTCATAATGCTGACATGATTAAAGATGCTGGATATTATTATCCAGATTTTAATATTGAAATAGGTTCAAAACAATTGGACTGGGTTTTACAGAATCACGACAATAATATAGAAGAATATAATGAAAGAAACCAAAATATTTTAAAAAGATATACAATTCATAATCCAGGATTAGTTGAAGTGTATGACAAACTAATTTCTAATTTGTATAAAAAATCTAAAAAGACTAAATGGTCTTACGATTGGAAAACAAATTTAATAAAATAGGTTAGACGCTTACTAATTAAGTCTAATATATAGATTGAGATTTAAAAATAATTCAGAAAACCGTGTCGATAATTAAAATTAAGCAGGTTGAGTCTCTTGATTCAAAAATAACCTCCATAGATACCAGAATTACAGGTATTCCAGCTGGTCCAACAGGACCGCAAGGAAGTCAGGGTCGTCAAGGACCGACTGGAGCTCAAGGAAATCAAGGACCGACCGGATTTCAGGGAAACCAAGGTCCGAATGGTCCTCAAGGTTCAACTGGAGCTCAAGGAAATCAAGGACCGACCGGATTTCAGGGAAACCAAGGTCCTACTGGATTGCAAGGTTCAACTGGAGCTCAAGGTAATCAAGGTCCTACTGGATTACAAGGTTCAACTGGAGCTCAAGGTTTTCAAGGTAGACAAGGACCGACAGGTCCTCAAGGAGATTTAGGAGCACAAGGTAGACAAGGACCGACAGGTCCTCAAGGAAACCAAGGTCCTACTGGATTACAAGGTTCAACTGGAGCTCAAGGTAATCAAGGTCCTACTGGATTACAAGGTTCAACTGGAGCTCAAGGTAATCAAGGTCCAACAGGAGTACAAGGAACTATTGGAGCTCAAGGAAACCAAGGTCCTACTGGATTGCAAGGTTCAACTGGAGCTCAAGGTAATCAAGGTCCAACAGGAGTACAAGGAACTGTTGGAGCTCAAGGTTTTCAAGGTAGACAGGGACCAACTGGATCCCAGGGAACTACTGGACAAGGATTTAGAATTTATAGAATATATGATAGTACTGCACAGTTATTAGGTGATGTTGCTCCAGTTGGAGAATTTGGTTTAGTTGCTGGAACATTGCCGCAAACTGATCCAGATTATGGAGCACTTTATTTATGGAATGGTACATGGACATATATAACTGATATGTCTGTTGTTGGTGCAGCAGGTGTACAAGGACCGACAGGTCCTCAAGGAAATACTGGAGCTCAAGGAAATACTGGAGCTCAAGGAACACAAGGTAGACAGGGTCCAACCGGTCCTCAAGGAAATACTGGAGCACAAGGAAATCAAGGTCCAACTGGTATTACTGGAAATACAGGAGCTCAAGGAAATCAAGGTCCAACTGGTCCTCAAGGAAATACTGGAGCACAAGGTAATCAAGGTCCGACTGGTATTACTGGAAATACAGGAGCAACTGGTCCTCAAGGTAATCAAGGTCCAACTGGTATTACTGGAAATACAGGAGCACAAGGAAATCAAGGTCCAACTGGTATTACTGGACCTCAAGGTTTTCAAGGTAGACAGGGTCCAACTGGTCCACAAGGAAATACAGGACCTCAAGGAAATCAAGGTCCAACTGGTATTACTGGAAATACTGGAGCACAAGGAAATCAAGGTCCAACTGGTATTACTGGAAATACAGGAGCAACTGGACCTCAAGGTTCTACTGGTTCGACAGGTTCAACAGGTCCTCAAGGAAATACAGGAGCAACTGGACCAACGGGTCCTACTGAATATGAAACTGCGAATGCAAACTATGCTATAAGTGGAGGAGGTAATGTAACTTGGTCTTCTGCTAGACTAACATGGGATCAAAGAGTAATTATTATACCAGTTGATAATAGTTTAGGATCTTCTGGATATTTAGATATCGGTCCGGTATCTAACTTAAGTGTACCAGCATGGAATGGTGTTTGGTATAAAATTGGGCGAGGAATGAGCCATCCGTATGATTCTGGAAGATTAGCAGTTCATGCGTATAATGATGGTTCGGTTCAGGTTGGTGATGGATGGGTATTAATTGCAACTCATAATGGCGACACAGGCGCATTAAAATGGATGCCTGGCATGGTTACTATTCCTAATGGTGGTGTTTATTACACAAGTTCTAGTTCTCATTCATGGGCAATTGGACCTACTGGACCTACTGGTCCTACTGGTTCAACTGGTCCTCAAGGAGCAACTGGTCCGACTGGTGGAACTGGAGCAACTGGTCCTCAAGGAGCAACTGGTCCGACTGGTGGAACTGGTGGAACTGGAGCTCAAGGAGCGACTGGTCCTCAAGGAGCAACTGGTCCGACTGGTGGAACTGGTGGAACTGGAGCTCAAGGAGCAACTGGTTCGACTGGAGCACAGGGTAGACAAGGTCCTACTGGTCCAAATGGAACTAATGGTTCTAATGGAGGTCCTGGTCCGACTGGGCCGCAGGGTGCAACTGGAGCAACTGGTGGAACTGGATCGACTGGTGTACAGGGCGCAACTGGCCCTACTGGCCCTACTGGAGCAACTGGTCCACAAGGTAGACAAGGACCATCTGGTATTGATGGACTAGCCGGAGCAAACGGTGCTCAAGGAGCCGCTGGAACAAATGGTTCTAATGGAAGTCCAGGACCACAAGGTATTCAAGGTCCTACAGGCCCTACTGGAGCAACTGGAGCGGCATCTACGGTAGCCGGTCCGACTGGACCGACTGGTCCTACTGGTTCAACTGGTCCTCAAGGAGCAACTGGACCAACAGGTCCGACTGGTGGAACTGGTGGAACTGGAGCAACTGGTCCGACTGGAGCACAGGGTAGACAAGGTCCAACAGGTCCTAATGGAACTAATGGTTCTAATGGAGGTCCTGGTCCGACTGGTCCCCAAGGCGCAACTGGACCAACAGGTCCGACTGGTGGAACTGGTGGAACTGGAGCAACTGGTCCGACTGGTCCGACTGGTCCCCAAGGTGCAACTGGTAGAGATGGTTCAGCTGGAGGTCCTGGTCCTACAGGTCCTACAGGTCCTACAGGTCCAACAGGCCCAGCATCATATGATGCAAGCTCTATAAGTGGTGTAGGCATTAGTCGAATTGTATATGGTGATGGTGACAAAAAGAGTACTAATGACGGAGACTTAAATGGATTTAATAGAGCATCCGGATTCTTCTTTGCATCTAGTCCAAATGGAACACCATCTGGAGATTGGAATCAATGGATTAACTCAATGGGTAACTCATGGTCTGCTAACTATGGATTCCAACTTGTACACGACTTCCACTCTGATAATTTCTGGGTACGTAGAGTCACTAATGGTGCATACCAATCATACAGAACTATTCTAACAAATGCAAACTGGACAAGTTATATTACAAATAATGGTTATGCAAATTCGTTAAACCAGTATGTAAACACTAACTCTTCACCAACTTTTTCTGATGTTACTATTAGTTCTGACGAAAAGTTAAAAACAAATATTGAAACAATAGATAATGCTTTAGAGATTGTAGAATCTTTAAGAGGTGTTAGATATAATTTAAATTCTGATCTAGATAGACAGAGAACTGGTTTAATTGCTCAAGAAGTTGAAAAAGTTTTACCAGACAATGTAGTTGATGGATTAGATGGATATAAAACTGTAAGTTACAATGATTTAGTTGGTGTTCTTATTGAAGCAATTAAACAACTTTCAGAAAGAGTAAAACAATTAGAAAATAAGTAATATGCAAGCACGAATAGATTACGTTTTCACAAATAATTTACCACCTGCTGATATTAACAAGCAGATTAATTGTTATTTGTATGACCCTAATTTAAACATCTTATTAACCGATGTTGAATGGGAAAGATGGACAATTAATCCATTTGATATGCCAATTTATCAAGATTTGGTTACTAGATTTTCAACTAATATTGTTGGAAAGAAGGTTCTAATTGTTGGTAGTGGAATTGGTATTCTTAATCAACTTGTTAAGAATGCAAATTGTGCTGAATTGTGGATTATTGAACCAAATCAAAATCAATTAGCTAGATTAGAAAATCAAGGTTTTGTAAATGGTGGAACAACCCATATTATTGAAAATAGATGGGAAGATGCTTTATTTGAAGAAGGATTTCCTACTAATTTTGACTTTATTTATTATAATGTAGGATTTGATGCTTTTGCAGATGATTATAATGGAGTACTTGGATTTAGTAACTTTGTTAAAAACTATTTAAATACTAATGGTATATATGCATGGTGGATCGATAGACATTCTACAGCAGTTAATAGAATAGTTATTAATAATGAAATTGAATATTGTACGGTTAAACTTATATTAGAAGATCATGGTTTTACTGTACAGAATCAAGTTATTGAAATTGCTCCTCAAGTAGTTCCTGCAAGTTATGACATATGTCCACTTATTAATAATCAAAAATACGAATCTGGTTTTAAGTGGAGACATGAATGGGTTCAAAAAATAGTTAATTCATAATGGGAAGAATTTATTACGCTGGCAGTAGCGTTACGCTCAGTCAGCTTCGATCATACGTTGAATGTGGCCAAGGAGGATACACGTCAGCTTCTAGTATTAGAGGTAAATTCTTTACAAACCCTCCCAACGGAACTAGTTCAACTGGTAGTTTTTCTGGTCAGTTTAGAAACCAATGGATTAATAGTAGATGCTGGACTTTATCTTCTGATGGAGGCGGAACAGTTTCTGTAACTTCGCCATGGTATAGCGGATATTTAGATTCCCATTTTCCAGCAACTTATGCAGTAACGCAATCATATGACAGTTGGGTTACAATAGACGCATCTGCTCAGTCTGGTTATGCATTTCAATATTGGTATCGCGTGGATCCATATGAAATTTGGTCATATTCGGCAAACGTTTCATACTATATTCCAACAGATGGCTGGCAAAATACTTATAGATTAACCGCGGTTTTTAGTTATGTAGAACCACCACCGCCACAACAATGTGATACTTATTCAGGATTCGATCAGTATTATGAAGGTTTAGATTGTCTCGGGAATCAGTATGTTGGATATGCTGGATACGGAGAACAATTTTGTATGGGAACTGTTTACTATGGCGCAACTTATGTAGCAAGAGGTTGTGGAGGTGATAATTGTCTGGTAGGAGATTCTGTTATTGAAATGGCAGATGGTACAACTAAACTTTTAAAAGATATTAGACGAAAAGACATAGTAAAAAGTGTTAGTATTTCTGGATTATCAGAAGATGAAAATGCTTGGGTTAATTGGTCTGATTCTACTCTAGAGTATGAATTTAATACAGCAACGGTTAAATCGATTACACCAGTTAGTGTTGGGTCATCTTATTCTATTAATAATGGTTTATTGATAGCGTCAGGAACCCATATTCATTTTAGAAAACAAAATGGAATATGGAATTTCTGTGAAACTACAGATCTTTCAATCGGTGATACTTTCCTAAATAAAAATGGACAAGAAGTTGAAATCATCTCTATACAAGAAATCGATGAAAAAACAATAGTGTATCGATTAGATGTTGAAAATACTGATCTTTTTATTGCAAACGGTATTATTACCCACAACAGAAAAATAGGATTTGAATAATTTTAAAGCCGGATTCATTCCGGCTTTTTTGTATATATAGAATGTAGTATATTATTATAATAATATGAAATTCTGTATCGCAACATTATCACACGATGCTCAACTTAGAGCAGAATATCTAGAAAGAACTATTGTATCTTTTTTAGATGCTAATCCAAATTTTGAAGGAGATTGGTTCATATTCTTAAATTCATATAATAATGAATTATTAGAAGTTACTGAACGATTATTTAACAAATATTCTAATGTATCTTGGCACCTTGAACTTTCAAAAAAAAATCTAGGAGTTGGTGCTGGAATTAATCGACTTAATAAAATGACCGAACATTATGAATATGTTCTATTTTTAGAAGGAGATTGGACATGTTTACCTCAAAAAATCAGCGGTTTAGAACTTAATTGGATTAATTCTTTAATTAGATGTTTTGATTCTAATCTAGAACTTGATCAGATGGTTCTTAGAAGATACCAAAATGACATTGACGACCGACAATTTGGATATTCATATTGGTTAAAAGAAGAAAACCTACTTAAAAGAAATCAATTTGAATCATTAATATATTGGAATCTATCCAAAAAGGAATATACAAACAATCCGGTATTTAGAAGAAATAAAAGATTTTATGAGGTTGGAATCTTTCCTCTTCCAGAATTTTTTGATAAAAATGGAGATGCGATTGAAATTAAAGGAAATCCAAACTGGGGTAGAGCTGAAATAGAAAAAGAACCCGAAGGATTTCAACTTAACTCAGCTTTTTTAGAATTTGGTGCATTTGTGCATGATGAACACTGGCGGTTTAAATTAGATTGGGATTCTTACTATGCTTCTTTAAAACCATGCGGATATGGCGGAGAATCCTTTAAATGTAAGTATGGTTATATTACTCCAGAACAATATTTCTGTGGGTGCTGTCCTAAGAATTGGAAATTTACTGATTTAGAAAAGCATAATCATTATTTTGAACAAGTGATAGTAGAACTTGTTGATAAGGGTGCTTCAAAAGATGATATTATTAAGGGATGCTACGATATTTCGGATGAGCTCATAATAAATCCTGATACATATTTAAACTTTGATAAGAAAAGAGGAAACTAACTTAATATTAAACCTATAAACTAAAATTATGATTAATAATCATTTCACAAAATCACCAAACGTATATTGGTATTTCGATTCTATCGAGAAACAAGCTAGCGTTTTTTATAAAGTACGGGGTTGGATTACTGTCAAGGATGGTGATCAGTTTAAACCAATAACATCGATCAGTATTAATGATGTTACTATACCATTTACCGCGATTGATCGACCTGATGTACTGGAATACTACCCTGGCAACAATAGTATGGTTGGTGTTGAATTCATTATTAGATCAAGTTCGAATATTGATATTCACTTTGGTGAATTATTATACCAGTGCGGAAATATTGATAACTATATTGCATTTCATTCTGGATTTAATAATGAAAATAAAGGTTTAATCATTGTTGATAATTTCTATGATAATCCAGATTTTGTTAGAGATTTTGCCATTAATAATTTAGACTTTAGTCCATCTAATTATCATAAAGGTAAAAGAAGCAAAGAAAGATTTGTTTTAGAAGGAACCAAAGAAAAGTTTGAACAAATTATTGGTCGTGAAATTGTCAACTGGAATCTTGAAACTTACGCAAATGGTGTATTCCAATATTGCGTTGCTAACGATCCAATTGTATATCATGTTGATAGTCAAAATTACGCAGCTATGGTTTTCTTAACTAAAGAAGCTCCGTATGAAACTGGTACTGCATTCTACGCTAGTAAATTTACTGGTAGAACCAGGTTTGATGACCCATCTCAAGATGCTGAGGCATATAATAAAACATTTAAGGGTAGAAGTTCACAATTAAACTTTTATGATTCAACACAGTATGAAAAAATTGATGAGGTTGGAAATGTTTATAATAGATTAGTTCTTTTTGACTCAAAGAGAATTCACGCTGCTACTAAGTATTTTGGTGACGATATTAATAATGCTAGATTCTTCCATTTGTTCTTTTTTGATGTAAAATAATAAACATGAATACAATACATATTTTAACAAGGTGTAGTAGACCTCAAAACCTACTAAAAGTTGCTAATTCAATTCCTAAAGCAAGTGATGTTGTTTGGCACATTATATTTGATTCGACTCGATTAAAAGATATTGATGTTGAATTATTAACTCAACTACAAGAATATAGCCCAAGAGTTCATTTTGAATACTCTCAAGGTGGAGACTATTTATATCCACAAATGAGTAGAATTATAAAAGATACCATTAAATCGGGTTGGATCTATTCTCTAGATGATGATAATATTTTACATGAAAATTTCTATGATAAAATAAAAGAATCGATTGACAATTCTGTAGATGGAATTGTATTTAATCAACATGTTGCTGGAAAAGATTTTACTGGCGTAGATGTTAGGTACGCAAAGCCAGAAAATATGAAAGTTAGACATATTGATTTAGCTCAATTTGTTTTAAACAGAAGAGTATTTGATCGAATAGAATTTGAAGGTGGTTATGATGCTGATGGTAGATTTATTGAAAAGGTATATGAATCCAATCCAAATTCATTTCTTTTTATTGATGAAATTTTAGCACATTACAATTATCTACAAAAAGCACCTAGTGCCAAAGTTCCTAAAATTCTTTATATTGGAGAAGGAACACCTGATTTAAAATCATCTTACTATGCAAGTTATGAATCTCAAGATTTAGATGTTGAATATATCAAAGATGATTCAAATATTTTTGAAGATTTAGCTAGAGTAAAACCAATTGCTATTGTTAGCGCATATGAAAATCCAGAAGATTTAAAAACTCTTTGGAATGCGCCACATGAATTTAGAAAAATGTGGATTAATGTAGAACCTAATGATCCATTGACCGGTGAAAAAGCATATAATTGTGCAATGACAACGATGATGAGTTTTGATAATTCTAAATTGATTTCATATTTTACTCCAGCATATAACACTGGTGAAAAACTTTTAATGACATATAATTCACTAAGGTCGCAAACATATATTGATTGGGAGTGGGTGGTTGTTAATGATTCTAGTGATGGTGGAGCTACTCTTAAAATAGCAAATGCAATCGCATCAAAAGATCCAAGAGTTAGAGTATTTGATATTAATCCGAAAAGTGGTGGTAATATCGGTGAAGTAAAATGGAGAGCTGCGACTTTATGTCGAGGTTATATTTTAGCAGAATTGGACCATGACGATTATTTAGTACCTACATGCACTGAAGATTTATTTAATGCTTCACAAGCACATAAAGATGCCGGATTCTTTTATACAGATTCAGCAGAAATAGATCAAAATTGGAATTCACTAACATATCCAGATGGATTCGCACTAGGATATGGAAGATATGTTAAAGAAACTGTTCTAGATAAAACATTTAAAGTTGCTGTCTCTTCAAATATAAATCCAAAAACAATCAGGCATATCGTTGGAGTACCAAATCATGTTAGAGCATGGAGGCGAGAAACGTATTTTGAAATTGGTGGACATTGTAGAGATCTTGCAATTGCAGATGATTATGAACTAATTGTAAGAACATTCTTAAAAACGAAAATGGTTAGAATACCTAGACTCGGTTACTTGCAATTTATCTACAACAATGGCAATGTTATGAATTCACATGATTTGGCTAGAAAGGATATTCAAAGAAGAGTTCGTTCTATTGCATGGCATTATAATGAGCAGATTAAAAATAGATTTGAGGAATTAGGCTATAAAGATTGGGCATATGAAGAAAATCCAAATAATCCACTTAATACTCCTAGTAAATTTGGCAAAGAAGAATGCTATGTCAATGAAATATACAAAATATGATTACATTCATAATACCGACTCTATGGAAATCCGACCGTATTTTCAAAACTATTGAAAGTTTTGAAAGTTGCAAAAACATGGATGCTGAGCTTATTATTATCGACAATGCGCAGAAAGGATATGCAAGCAAGGATTATAGAGTTACAGTTATTAAACCAAAATCAAACATATTTGTCAATCCTTCTTGGTCAATAGGCGTAACACTTGCACAGAACAAATACGTTTGCCTACTTAATGATGATATATCGATTAACATTGATTTTTTGGTAAGAAAGTTCAACACGTTGATCCAAAAAGATTCTAATTTTGGAATGATTGGTCTCTACAAAGATAATCTTTTAAATTCTGAAATTAATACGTTCAATGATTTTATAGAATTGACTGAAATAAATGATAGAGGATATGGTTTTGGTTGTATGATGATTCTTAAAAAAGAGAATTATATAAAAATACCACATTGTTTTAAGATATTTTTTGGAGATGATTATCTATATTTCTATAACAAAGACCTCATGAAACGAAAAATATATTGGATCCAAGGACTTAAAACACCAGGTGAAGTTTCAGTAACCAGTAAAGAATTTGAGGATTCTCACATGCAACAAGAACATACGTTCTGGGATCAAGAGATTCAAACCCTAATTAACAAAAATAAATAATATATGAACTTTCAAAACATCTTTACAAAACCTGAGAATGATCCTCAGAATTATTACTGGTTCGATAAGGGATTTACCGAACAAGAATTAACTAAAATTTATAATGACGTGGATTTAATTCCATTTGAGCAAGCTACAATTATCGGAGGAGAATCAACTAATGTCGATAAAAAGGTACGTAGTTCTAGCATTAAATGGATTCCTCAAACACAAGAATGGGGATGGCTTTATGATAAATTAATGGCCATGGCAATTGAGGCTAATGACCATACCTGGGGATTTGATTTAATTGCAGCACCAGAAGCAATTCAATATACAGAATATTACGATGTTGCAGGTGGACATTATACATGGCATCAAGATTTAGGAACTGGAATGGCATCTAAAAGAAAAGTTTCTATAACAGTTCAGCTTTCGGATGGCGGCGAATACGAGGGCGGCGATTTAGAAATTTGGGGAGGTGGAGATTGGATTCGACAAGCCCCAAGAGGACGTGGTAATGTTGTAGTTTTTCCATCATATATGATGCATCGAGTTACTCCCGTTACTAAAGGAACTAGAAGATCTTTCGTTCTTTGGGTAGGCGGAGAACATTACAAATAATATATAGTACATGAAGTCACTATTAACATTTGAACAATTTGTATCTGAAGCCATTGTAAAAGATGAGTTTAAAAAGGTATGCATTACTAGAAGAAAAGATTTAGAAGATTCTTTTATAACTGGTGATGAATATCATACTCCTGAATATTGGTGTATTTTAACTAGAGATATAGATGTTGTTGATGTTCCAAAAGGACTTCCTGTACTTAATTATGATCGTGGTACTTTAGAGCAACTTTTAGAAAAAGGAGCTATTCGTCCCGATCAGATTTATAATAAGATCGAGGCTAGAAAAAATATATCATCAAAGTCAGCATTCTATGAAATGCATCAGGATAGTAACTATATTATACCTAGCGTTACAGATCCAAGCGAAGTAAAGGATCTTAATTTTCCTATTGTTGCTAAGCCTGATAATGAGCATAGCGGATTAGGAATCGTTGTTTTTAAAGATGAAGAAGATTTTGATTCTGCTGATTTAAGCAAATTCACTTCATTTTCTGAAAAAATAGATATTACAGAAGAACATAGATACTGGTTATGGAGAGGAGAGTTGATCCAATGGGCTCAAAGAGTTCCGTTAGATGATGAAACTGCTGATATTTCTAAAAAAGATCCAGAAAAAGAAACTAATTTTTCATATATCTGTAAAGATATTAAGAACATTAAACCAGAACATTTAAAGGTTTTAAGATATTTTTCAGATGCCCATTCAGATTTAGACTTTTATGCAATTGATTTAGCTGAAACTAAGGATGGTAAAGTTTATGTTTTTGAAATGAACTCGGAACCAGGTGCATTATTTGGTATCATGTCTATTTTATATCAAAAGATCTATGAGGATTATTATGAAACCGAATTGTCTCAAGATACTGTAGATCTTTTAAAGAAATTTAAAGAGGAAGATACAGCACAGAATACAAAACAGAATCCAGCTTGGAAAGTAGAGAAATAATGGGGTACCCTAATAACAAATGCATGGTTTTAACCATATATGTACACCATATGCTCGTCGACGAGCTTTTTGATTTTTTAAATGATAGGGTAGAAATTCCACCTCAATATTGGTTTTCAGAGACCGATGCTCCATATTCTATTTCAGGAGGTTATATAGCAATTCATTTAACATACGACCAATATGTTAAGGTTCGTCAGTCTAGAACCTGGTCAGATCCATTTGAGCAGTTGGATTAAACTTTCTTAAGATTACTCATATAATCTTAAAATCTTTCACAAAAATTTTACCGTGTCGATTTTTTTGTTTATATTTACATAAACAATTAGAAATTATGGCAAAGAAACCTAAAGAAATCCAAATCGTTAACGTTAAGAATCCCAAAGAAGGCAAGTTCTATGAATTTGTTTGGGCTAAAATGACAACATATCAAGGCGAATGTGTTGGTGTTAATGAAAATTTAACAAAAACATATGGTGTTAAGTGGTACTCATTCCATGTACCAGCAAGCGACAACGATACTAAGCGAATGGGTCGACCTTATTGGATTTACTCATGTTCTATATTTGATATAATTAAAGAGGTAGACAGTATTACTAAAACTAAATATGAATAATGTATAATCAAGAAGAAATTAAAGGAATGCTTTTTATTGATATTGAGACGACCTCTGGGTTTGAAACATATCAAGAAGCTATTACCAATATTCCATCTCTCAAAAGTTTTTGGGAAAGAAAGGCTAAATTTATCAGAGATGAGGACGTTGAATTAAAGAATCTATCTGATGATGAGATTTATTATCAAAAAGCATCTCTTTCTGCTGAATGGGGTAGAATTGTGTGTATCTCAGTTGGTCAAGTTAAATTCGATGAAGAAGGAAATCCATTCATGCAAAAGAAATCATTTTATGGTACCGATGAGAAGGATCTACTTTCAGAATTTATTGAATTCATGAAGATTGTATTTTTTAAGGCGCCTGGAATCAAATTAGTTGGACATAATATTAAAGGATTTGATATTCCATATATCATCAAAAAAAGTATTGTTCATGGGCTAGATCTACCTAAACAACTTCATTTACATAAAATGAAACCATGGGAAAACTGTTTAATTGATACATACGAGGTATGGAAAGCCGGTGGCTGGAGTAGCGCAGCTCTTGCTCATATTTGTCTTCTTTTAGGTATTAAAAATCCAAAAGATGAAATGTCGGCTGGAGAAGTCGGTGCGGCATATTGGGCTGGTAGAATTGAAGATATTAAAAATTATTGCGAAGAGGATATTGAGGCAGCCGGAAGTCTAGTTTTAAGATTTGCCAATATGTCACCAATTAGAAACTCAGATTTTTAAAAATATGACAATTTGGCATAAAAATCAAATTGGCATACTTTTTGTACATATATTAGTAATGGCATAAGCCAGAAACCAAAAATATAATAAATTATGTTTACAACAAGAGGAACTTCATTTGACAAAGTAGTAGAAAAAATGTTCGACAACATTAGCGAACCAATCTGGAAAACAACCTGGATTTCAACAGATCAATTCAAAGATTATTATGTTGAAAACAACACCCTTCATTTAGCAGTACCTGGATTTGAAACAGATGAATTGAGTATTGAAGTTGAAGGTATGGATCTTGTAATTTCTGCTGAAATCGATGAGAAAGCTTCTAACAAGTTTAAAAAATCATTTGTTAGAAAATTTACACTAGGTTCTGATGTTGATGTTGATAATTTAAAAGCGTCACATACTAATGGAATATTGAGTGTTGCATTTTCTAAAAAGACAGAAGTTAAAAAAGTAAAAATTTTTTAAAAAAGTTTTTCCGTTTGAATTTTTTTGTTTATATTTACATATCATAAAACAAATAGATATGTTTAACAACGAAGATTTAGAAAACGAGTTCACGGAAGAACATGATGAACTAGAACAAATTATGAAATCAAACGAAATTAAAGGTGTTTATCACGACGTAGTCGATCAATTAGTTCGAGCAAACTTTAAAAATATCGAAGTAAATGGTATTGACATTGAGAGAATGAAGCTAATCAACCTCAATAATACTCAACTAATCGACACTTTAGAGTTCATGTTAAGTTGGTTCGTCGAAACTGAGGAATACGAAAAATGTACGATATTACAAAAATATCTGACTGATCTTAAGGAGGCATAAGCCTCCTTTTTTATTATGATACATATTGTATAATTAATTTTAAAACTATGACAGATAAAGAACTTATTTCAGCTTTAACAGCATTAACGGCTCAGGTAAAAAGAGTTGCTGATGCAATGGAGCGTGAACAAAAGAAATCTATCGTTGAACAGCGCAAAGAAGCGTTAAAAGCAGAAAAGAATGAGTTATTATCAAACCTTAGGGGTTCAAGAAACGGCGACACCGGAAGAAATTAAGGCTGCTTATCGGCGATTGGCAAAAGATTTGCACCCTGATAGAAATCCAAATGACTCATCTGCTAAAGATAAATTTCAAAAAGTACAAGAAGCGTACGAGACGTTAGGTAACGTTGACAAAAGAAGCGTGTATGATTCTACTAGAAAATTTAGTGGATTTAATAGCTTTAATCTAAATGATTTATTCAGCCAATGGAATGGAAATTGGGGTGACAGTTTTGACCGAAATTATAAACAAAACGCAGCAGGCTCCAATGTTAGAATTAACGCAACATTCACATTAGAAGAAGCATATTACGGTTGTTCTAAGAACTTTGATTTAAATTTTGATAAAGTCAAAGTTGATTTTGCTAGAGGTTTGCAGAACGGAATGGTTTTAAAGGTATATGGCAGAGGATCTTACAACCCATATAATACAGCTGCGCCTAGAGGCGATCTAATTATTAACATATTGATTAATCCGGACGAAAGAATTGTAGTTCAAGGGTCTGACATGTGGATTGATCACTATTTACCTTTCTATGATTTAATATTAGGTATCGATGTCAATATTGAAACTCCATTTGGAAAATATAAAATAAATATACCACCTAAGACCACTAGCGGTAGAGTATTGAGAATTCCTGGAAAGGGAATGCCAATATACCGAGAAAATACCTTTGGTAATTTATTTGTTAAGGTCCATGGTGATTTTTCATCGATAACGGATGAACAAATGGAAATAATAAGAAAAATTAAAGAATTAGAATGATAGAAGATGCTGAATTTTCAATGGACGAGGATTCTCTTAGATTTTTTAATTCGGTAAGAAATCTACCCAGAGAGAAGATGATGGATCTTGTTTATAAAGCTATAATAAATAGAAAACAAGATGCATTAAATAGTACATCATCCAAAGAAGAAAAACTAGAGGCAATTACATTTATTATTAGCTGGTTTGAGGCTAGAGAAGAATATGAAAAATGTAATGAACTTAAAAAAATAATACAAGAGATAAAATGATTATAGTTGAAGTTAAAAACGGAAATATCGAACAGGCTTTAAAAAAGTATAAAACCAAAGTTGTTAAAACAAAACAAATTAATCAATTACGAGATCGTAAAGAATTTGTCAAACCATCTGTTACTAGAAGAGATGAGGTTAGAAAGGCAACTTATATTCAAAAGTTAAAAACTGACTCAGAAAAAGAATCATAAAATACTATAGTATCTCACCGTATTGCCGATATTCCGGTTAATATATACCATAAGAATGGTTATCACTGAGTACATGAGTCAAATTTCAAATCGAGAAAAGGATGATATTATGAGGTCAAGTTACTACACTTTGACCCGCAACTTTACAAAAACTGTAAATCGCTTCGTTGTGTTTCAAGAAGGTAAGGATCTTATTGAAATCCCACATGGCTTAGGTCAACGATCTAAATTTATAGATTTATTAATTGAATACTTCGAAAAGAAGGAAGAGTACGAGAAGTGCGATACTCTATTAAAGTTAAAATCACTAGTCAAAATGGCTGGAGACTAAATACAAAAACACATATGGCTACAAGAAAAGATCGAGCATCAGCACAAACAACAGAATCGGCACTTAGCAAAGTCTATCTAAAAGATACACAAGCTAAATATGTTGAAACCATTCTTAAAAATCAAATTACATTCTGTCACGGTCCGGCAGGAACTTCTAAAACTTTTTCGGCAATGTATGCCGCATTAAAACTCTACAAAGAAAAGAAAATCAAGAAAATCATCTTAACAAAACCAATACAAGAAGCTGGTGAAAAGTTAGGTTTCTTACCTGGAACAATTGATGAAAAGATAGCTCCATATATCAAATCATTTACCTCAAATATTGAAAAAATTGTTGGTTTTACAGAAGCTCACAATATTATGGGCAGAGGTGTTATTGAATTTCAACCTCTAGCTTATATGAGAGGAGATACATTTGATGATGCAATTATGATTCTTGACGAAGCTCAAAATGCCGACTACAAACAGCTAATGCTATTTATTACAAGAATGGGTAATGATAGTAAAGTTGTTATTGCGGGTGATGTTAGCCAATACGATATTGAAAAGAGTAAGGTATCGCTACCGGCATTTATCGACTTGATGAAAGACGTGAAAGGGGTTGGTGTCCATACCTTTGGTGATGAAGATATTGTACGTGCTGAAATCTTACAAGAGATTGTACGCCGATATGAGAAATGGAAGTACGACAATAACAAATAGAATTTACTAATAAACTTTTAATAAAAAGCCCATATAAGTATTAAGTTAAACTAACTAATATTTGTATGGGCTTTAAAAGGTTTTATAAGATTACTAAATTAAAGATTACTAGGGTTTTAGATTCTAATTTATCAAACGGAAGTTCTAAGATGAATTCTGAAATTTCAAAGATCTATGCAATCGTCAGGGCAATGTGTAAAAACAAAGGCACGAAATTCTTAATAGCCCCTGTAAGTGGAACATATTACTTACAGAATAAAGATCTTGATTATTATATTGTTTTAGGAGATGATGGTGTTAGAATAACTAATCACAAGTTTTTTATAACCAAGAGTCTTACTTCAAGCGAAGCCAACAAAATGGTTAATTATGTACGAAATCATATCGAAAACATTCGCAGAAACATGGAAAAAGAAATCTTTGCAAATGAAAGTACTATGATTAACGAAATTTATGAAAATCTTAAAAAATCTATATAAATGCAAATTTTATTAAAATCACAATACAATAACGATTCTGAAGTTATTGAAGTTGGTGTTGACGAAGCTGGAAGAGGAGCTTTAGCTGGTCCAGTTACTGTAGCAGCATGTATTATGCCAAAGGATTTTCAACATCCTCTTGTTAAAGATTCTAAGCTATTATCAGAATCTCAAAAGAAACAAGCACATGAAATAGTTCTCCAACATGCAATCGCATGGAGTGTTGTTAACATCGGCGTAGAAGATATTGAGAGAATGAATATTCTTAAAGCAACTCTACATGGTATGAACCAAGCACTTTCAAATGTACAGGAAGAAGTTGATTTTGATTTTATTCTAATCGATGGAGACCAATTCCATGGATATAAGGATAAAACATATACAACAGTTGTTGGTGGAGATAACAAGTACACCTCAATTGCTGCTGCCTCTATTCTTGCTAAAGTTGCTAGAGATAATTATATGAAATCTCTAAATGAGCATGATAGTAATAAGATCTATGGCTGGGCTTCTAATAAAGGATATGGGACTAAACAACATATTACAGCAATACAGGAAACTGGCCCGTCAATTGAACATAGACCTAGTTTTATTTCTCATTTGATTACAAAAACTGAATCTTTATTTTGAGGCATTTAATATTTGGAATTCTATTATTTCTATTTGGCCAATCTTTAGTTTGGTTTCAGACTAATGGCCAATTTGTCTGGCCGTGGATTAAAAAGAATCCATTCTGGGTTTCTCTTTTTGGTGGTGTTATCATATCATACACGTTTATAATGGCCACTAGAGAATTATTTACCTATTATGATGGTGCACTTTGGCCAGGTAGATTTATTGGATTTGCAACCGGTATGATTGCATTTTCATCATTAACCTATTTAATAATGGGAGAAGGCATGAATACAAAGACTCTTATCTCATTAGGTTTAGCTATCCTGCTTCTCTGCGTCCAGCTATTCTGGAAATAATTGTTAATAACTTTTTTAAAAATATTTCACCCGACATTTTTTTATGTCGGGTTTTTTGTTTATATTTACATATCAATTAAAACAAACACATTATGGCTCATTCTAGATTTAACAGACATGAAAACATGAACGAAGAAACTTTATCTGAAATTTTAGCTCTTATTAGAGAAGTTAGATTTGCTGAAGATTTTGATCGTTCATTTGAACTTGAAAATAAGTTGTATGGTCTATTTGATGGTTATTTATATACTGACCTTCAAGTTTTGGCTTTAGAAATTCTACCAACTGAATTAGCAAGTCGAGTTTGTAGAGTTTATGATATTTGCAGCCGCTATCCTCAGTTGCAATTTGAAAAATGTTAATAACTTTGTTAATAACTTTTTTGAAAAAAAGTGAAAAAAGTTTTACCGTTTAGAGAAAATTGTTTATATTTACATATCATTAATAATTAAAACAAACAATATGTTAATTCAAGTTCAAACCAAAGCAAGAAAACATTATCCATCTGTAGCAACTAAATACTCAGTAGATTTAGAGCGTAACAAATCAATTAAGATTTTCGTGAACGGAGTTCAAACCAATAGCTTTAATATTGGAGATACTGCCGAATATGACTCGTACAATTTGATTTATACTGGTAGAATTACAAAAATTACTGATAAATTGGTACAGATCACAGTATATCCTGGTACTCAAAATGAACGTAAGCATAACTTAAATCTTAATACGTTCTGCTGGAGAAACGAAAAGTTTGATGCTGAACAGGTTGCAAAACATAACCAAGAAGAGTCTTACTATATTTAAAATCATAAATCCCTAATCTATGAAATATCTACACATTATTATTGAAAAAGTAAACAACCGAATCATGGAACGCAGACGTAATAAAACTGCCGGAGAACCTGTAAATTATCCAACTCCTGGTCAACCCAGAATCATGAGAACTGTTGAATCAGAAAAAGTAGATTTCAACACTTGGGCAAATAACATCTGGGAACAAACACGTAAACAATATTAATATGAAAAATACAGTTAAAAATTACATTGAAACTATTGCTAATGATTTTCAATTTGATGAAAATCATGAAAGCTATCATGGATTTATTAATATCGATCCTTCCGACTCTGGAGAGTTCACAGAAGTTGCACTAGAATTAGCAAATAATTGGCGCAAATATGAAACATTGCTAGAAGAATATGGTCTCTATTTTGAATCAGAGCCTTGGGAAGAAGAGATGATTATCTGTAAAGTTTTGCAAAAAATGGACAAAGATTCGGCAGATGCATGTGGTACTTCTCTTCAAGGATATTTACGAGGATTTTATTATTCTCAATTGGTAGAAGCATTTGGAGAACCAACGTATAATGAAGCATCAGGTGATGACAAAGTACAGGTTGAATGGGTCTTTAATTTTAAAGGAAACACTTTCACCTTATACGATTGGAAAACATATGATAGGAATTACACTATTAATGAATTAGATACCTGGAATATTGGTGGTAAGTCATACTATGGTGAATTTCATGATGCTTTATTGAAAAAACTTCAAAAATAATTTTACCGTTTCGTAGAAATTGATTATATTTACATATCAACAAAACAAATTAAAAATGATTGACATTAAAAACGTAAAAGCAAACGGAATTTCTTTTAACCCAAACTATCCGGCAGTTCATAATTATAAATCTATTATTGAAACCGCGGTTTCAGTATTTCGTCTTCGACATACGAATGAAGAGATTTGGGATATGATTAACAAACTCGATCCTCGTTCTGATTATTATTTCGGTTCAAGATTTAATGACAATGAAAGAGTTGCGAGTCGAGCTATTTCAGCAGTATGTTCAGCTGGATTTAATGGTTTAGAGCATGTTGCTCAAACCCCAACCGCCGAAGAGATTGAACACGCAAAGAATGATATTATTGAATTCTTTGAAAAGATTGATGGAAAGACAATGGATTATCTAATTATAGATGCCTTACGAGAATGTGCAAGTGCTGATCATTGGTACAAATATGAAAAACAATGGGACTAATGTCAACCCAACAACGAATCAATCGAATTAATAAAGCAAGTCACGTCGTCTGGTTAGAAGATTCGAGTATTCATTTGGTCGCAGATCATTTAATTATGGACAATAAAGTTTGGGTTGAAACTCAAGGTGGATTACTTTTTTTAGATGAAGATATTCTAACACTTGAAGAAGCATGTGATATTGAGAGACAACTTGAAACAATTAAAAGAGAGGTTGGTATAAGTTAAAAAATTAAATATGGAAATAGTGTTAACTTTAATGGCCATTAGTTTACTTTCTTTTATTGTAATTATGGTCGGTGAAAACTACGTAGAAAAATTATCTGATAAATCTACGTTTAAAAAATGGTGGAGAAACAATATTATTTCTCCAGAACCTAAAGATAAAATATGAGTGTAAATTTTGGCTATTGCTGTATAAACATGACCCTTCAGCAAGAAAAGGGTATCACGATCGGCCGTGGTATGATTAAAAAGACTTTTGAGCAAAAAGGAATTGAATATGCTAGTGAGCTTGCAATCAAAAACGTTCGAGATCTTATTGAGATTATCAAATGGAATAATCAAAATGGAATCAAACTTTATCGCATGTCATCTGATATGTTTCCTTGGATGTCAGAGTATGAACTAAAAGATTTACCAGACTATGTAAAGATTTCTAATCTTTTGAAAGGAGCTGGTAAAATTGCAATGGATGCTGGTCAGCGGCTAACATTCCATCCGGGGCATTTTTGCGTTATTGCTAGTGAAAACCCAAATGTTGTTGTTCGTTCAATCAAAGAACTAAATCAACATGGTGAAATCATGGATCTCATTGGTCTTCCTAGAACTCCACATGCTGCTATCAATATTCATATTAACACAACTGCAGGTGGTAAAGAAGATGCAATACAAAGATTCATTAAAGCATTTGACACCTTAGATTTATCTGTAAAGACAAGGCTGACACTAGAAAACGATGATAAAAAGAATCAATATAGTATTAGTGATCTGGTTCATGGTGTCTCGGTTCACACTGGAATTCCAATAGTTTTTGATTATCACCACCATTGGTGTTATGAAGATCCTATGTTGGTTGAAGATGCTCTTAAATTAGCTGCAACAACGTGGGATATTCATGGTATACGTCAACTCACACATTATAGTTCATGTAAGAAATTATATGAGGATGCTACTGTTGTAAA